ATTCACGTGCTGGCCCATCTTCTCGGTGTAGTCCTCCTGCTTCATTATAAAATTCAATGGTACCACTTGGTAGAATTTTTTTAATAGATGCCATGCCATATCTCCTTGATCACTTTCTTTTATTAAAAATTTAATGGCATGTCAACCAAAACGTACAGTTATTTTTTTAGGGTTTCAATAACCTTAAGCTTTTCCAATAATTCATCATATTTGTCATATGCGAGCGCTGCTAATTCTGGGTATTTTTTCTCAAGCACATAGTCTCTTTTATCTTGTCGATAATTCACAGTGTTATGTGTGTGTTGGTGTAAATCTTTTCGGTTAAAATCAACAAATTTTACTTTTTCTTCGGTTGGATTGGGATGATAAATTTTAGTTTCACTCTTAATATGAACCATTCTCCCATCACCGTCACAAGTAATACAATGAACAAATTCAACTGTTTCATCATCGTCCCGGTAATTATAAGAACTCACTTTCTTTTCGTATCCAGTACCATTGCACCTAGTGCAAAGAACAATTGAGGTTTGTTTCGTGAAATTACCTTGAAGTCTATTAACAGGAGAGTGGTTTTTTATGGTCATGCAAATTTCCAATTATATGATACTAAAAATTCATCAGAATCTTTTTGTTTTGTTGAAAATGATCCACTAACAACAATGTCTTGTTTTGTTGCAGTCGATAAAAAGAAATCATGAAACGGATCGGTTCGTATTAATTCTAATCTAACATAATTTTCATCCTGATCAATGAACCAAAATTCATTTTTTGTTTTTGATGCTTTAAACGGTGAAGGAATTACTTGAATGAAATTCAACACCTTGTTTGCATCGGTACTAATACGGATTCTTTTATTTTCAATCATTTTTCGAACAGTAACATCATATTCATAAAAATACGGAAGCCTATATATTAATTTGATTGTTTGTTCTGAAACAGTTAGCTCATTATTATCATTTGGGATATTACAACTTAAGTAATCTAGAATAACCTGATGTGTCGGTGCAATTTTATTGCCTGATAATACATTTCCCACCGACCGTCGCATATAATAGTTTCTAATAGCAGACGCTACTTCTAAATCTTCAGGTATAATCAAATTAAGAATTTCGCCTGCATGAGGACCGCAAGATAATTGATAATTTGCAAAATGCACTGACGTTTTTGATGATATTTCAGTTTCAATTAGCCGTTTCAATGTTATTGATAATACCAAAATATCAGCTTTTAATATATACCTTGTGGGTCCGTAGAGATATCCCCTTGATCCAATGGAAGAAACTGAAAAATCACTATCATATAGATTGGATGTATGTTTTTCTTTTGGTGCTTCCCTTACCGGGAATATTGTATCGTCTTCCTTAAACATCGTAACCTCTTATATTGATGCATCGTCCAGACCGGCAACCCTAAGCCGGACGATATTTGAAATCTGAAAGCCTTTACTTTCAAGACCCTTTGATACCCCTAACCATCTATTGCGCAATAAAGACACTTCATTTATCAACATTTCATAATCAATTACCTCTTGCTCGCCATCGACATATTTTTCGACATCACGCGATGATAATTGCCTGGGATAATTCTCTAAATATTGTTTAAAATGTTTTCTTCTAATTTTTCGCAATTGAATGTTTAGAAATTCTAATACTGCTTCAATTTCCTGAATTTGATAAAATCTAAATTCTGTAGAACCCGGAAGTGCAGCAAGTTGTTTTTCGAGATTACCATGAATCTTTACTTCCTTGCGTGCATCATCCAATTCTTTTTCATAATATGTTATAAAATCTGGAAGAACACTTATATCCTGTGTAATTCGGCTATACCACATTAATAATCGTCATCATCTTTGTCATACCCGAAATCAAAATCTTCGAGATCCTCATCATGTGTTTCTTCTTCTGAATCCAAGTAGTAACTAATCTTCTTTTTAATTTCTCTATCAGTTCTAAACTGTTGATTAATATCTTCTGGATCGAATGCTTCATCGACCAAATAACTTACCAAATTTTCTGCTGCCTCATCGACATCACCAATTTCAATGCTGGGTTTTAGTACTTTCCAAATTTCATTAATAAGTTGTAGATTATTGCTCATATTACCTCTTTGTTCTTATTTTGTTCTTTTACTACAAGATTGTGATGTTGTCACATATTTCGGTAACTAAAATATGTGACAACTGATAAATTAATTTACGGTGTCTTCATCTTGAACCGAAAAACTTTCCTCATCAATCTCAATCGATACTTCGGGTTGAATTTCTGGCTTTTCATTCCACTCCCGCATGATTGTATCAAGACAACCATCGTCATTTTTATCCCATGCTTTGCGGAACTTTTTAATCGAGGTGTTAGTTACAGGTGAATCATATCGCAGACTGTTTCCATCCTTAACCAGAATTCCTTTCTTTTCACATAGATCAACCATACCAGAATAAAGACTCATTCCGGTAGAATATGGAATTTGAACTTCAATATCCTCAAATGGTTTATTGTATCTGGTTTTCATGATCTTACATTTTGCACGAATACCGTGAACTTGTGCGGTCTTATTGCCATCTTCATCTGTTTTTAATTTTAGCTTTTGCATTGCAATCAAAATAGATGATGCATATACGAAGCCGGCGCCGCCACTTACCTTAGGATCAGGGTCAAACATATCCTGAGAAGCATATGTGTGATTTGTTGCTACTAACCCAATACCAAGATCACCGAACATGTTCACGCAATTTCTAATTAGTGCGGCGAGTGCTCTGGGTTTTCTACCCATATCACCCTTTAGATCACCTGCATCAAATTGGTTAACATCTGTCGGTGTAAGTAACATACCAAGACTATCGACAACAAAAAGGACCTTTGGTCTTTCTTCTTCTGAGAGTGTCCTGTATTCCTTGACGAAATCACTAATGGTTTTTGCAACATCATCAATCATCGCCATGTTTAGTTTCAATAGTTTATCTTCTGCTGTGTCTACACCGAGAGCATGCAGCCATTTTTCATCCAAAGCATTTTCCGAATCAATTAGAACTACGAAAATGCCTTGATCCTGTGCGTTCTTTACTATATTACCGGATGCAATATATGATTTGCCTGCTCCGGAATCGCCTGCGAACACACTCACTTTGCCCAGTGGAATTCCTTTATGAAAATCACCAGAAACCAGATAATTTAGTGCAAAATTACCAGTTGAAATCCAATCTGTTGGATCATTAAATCCGATACTTAACCCCGGGATAGATTTGGTTAGGGCTTTACGGAATTTGCTTAAGTCGAATGGTTTACCCATTATTCTTCCTTTTCTGAAAAGAGGAGTAGAGGGGAATCCCCTCTACTCTTAAATTTTAAAAATTATTTACCTTGACGTTGGCGAATCATCGCAAGAATGTCATTAGTCTTTTTTTCACTTGAGCCTTCTGCTGCAGGAACATCAGACGTTACATTGGTCTCTTGTTGTGCCACTGCTTCTACAAAATTTGTAGTTGATTTGGTATTATTTGTTGGCGTGAATGGAATTGCAGGAAGATCATCAGTTGACTTACCTGACATAGATACCAGTGTTTTTTGAGAATTTTTTTGATCGCCGGGCTTTTCCATTCCATATGGGCGGAAATAGTTACCAAAACGTTCTAGGTCATATGCATCACCATCAACAGATGCTTCAAACATTTCAGCAATGATCTTAACTTCTGCTTCAGTTGGTTCTTTAGGAAGAAATTCAGACAGAGTGAACAGTCCGTGTTCTGCAATTGCTTCTAGTTCTGCTTCAGTCAAAGGACTTTCTTTGCGAGCCCAAGTGGATGTAGAATAATCTGCATATCCGCCCTTGGTTGTTTTCTTGATATTAAAGTCTAGTCCGCGGATATAATCAGTTGGCAGTTCATCCAATTCAGGATCCATCAGTGATGCCTTAATTAGTGTTTGAATAGATGGACTAATTACAAATCTGCGAATAGGATTCGCAGGAGATACATCATTACCAATTGGATTTGCTCTTACGAAACCTTGATAGATATATGAACGCTTCTTCCAATAAGTAGACGCAGTATCTTTCAGACTTGCATCATTGTACCACGGGCGAACTTCAGTGAGTACTGGACATTGCTTTTGATACATTTCCATGCATGGAACTTGCACAATAACTTGTCCGCGATGATCTGGATTATTTTTTACACCATTGAATGGTAGTTTAATGATTTGACGTTCTGTCCAGAAAAAAGGATTATTTGGATCATTATCTGGAAGGTAACGAACGGTTGCTGTTGTGCCATCATCCATATTCCAATGGGGATAGATTGGGCTTTCTTGTGGTGATGTGCCGCGATCTTGATTCTTGTTTTCTTGTGCTGCGATGCGACGGCGGATTTCTTCTAGGTTTGCCATTTTATTTTTCTCCTGTTAAATGTGCCTGTGTTGTGCCTAAGTTTATTTTTGTTAGTTTGTTGTGACACTTTTTGTAATATAGTTATAATCACATTAAATGTCACTAATATTTAGTACCAATTTAAAATTTTATTACGCAAAAACGTCAATTTGGATAATTATTTTTTGCTGTGTGATGACAAAGCAGATTCGTATAATCCGCCATATTGGAAATCATGGAAAGGAATTATTTTTCTAAAATCCTTAGTTTTTACAATTACACATTCATAATCTGGGTCAGCATAAACATCATACCCGTAATGGTCTAGTTTATTTTGAATAAAATGAAGATCACCGTCTACCACGGATCTATGATCCATGTCCAAATCATAATCATGTGCTTTAGTTTCTGCATAAATGAATACAAAATCTCTAATTAATGCCAAAATCTCCTGTGGAATATCTTGGTTAGATTGTTGTATTTCAGTTACTTGTTGTTTCTTGTTAGAAAAAGTGTCTTTTTGCGTTTTTTTATAGTCAGTCATTTGTTTATTTTTGTATGTATTTGCCTGTTCCACATTTTCATCTATTGTTTTATCTGCCCATGTTTCCAATTCTGAAACTTCTTTCAGTTTTGGTTTTCTGTGGAATTTTGACATGATTGGTAATGCTTCTTTAATTCTTGGATCAAGTGAAATGATGCTAAAATGTTCTTCTGAAATTTCTTCTATGTCTTCGATCAATTCAGGTTGCCAAGATTCAAAATATGAATTATAACCACGTGTAGTTGATATTTTTTTCAATGTTTCTTTTAAGGAAGAATAAAATTCCATGCCCTCATTAATCAATTCTTCTGCATTTTCAAAAACTTTGTTTTTTACTGCTCTGTTGAAACCTGACATTTTGTCATAATCTTCTACAAGTGATTTAATATGATTCCAACGCTGATCATTCGGTACTCCGCCTTCAGCAATATGCCGTGCATAAATTTTTGCCACTCCGGGGCGAGTAGTAGGGGCAAGAAAACGTTCACCATCTTGATTTTCTAAGAAAATTTTAGAAACGTGACGGAATCGTTGATCAGTTTCTTGCATGTTTTTGGAATGCTGTATTAAAACCTTGACGTTAGGAACCGAATCAGTGTAACTAGCTTTTTTATTTACTGGATGATATGCCTCATGCAATTTGGCTTTTTCCTTAAAATAGTCGCGCTGTTTCATGTCATCGTCTAACCTATCCCGATTATACAAATCAAAACTAAGTTGTCTGCGTTGTGCCCATTTTTTTAGATATTTAAGAAATCCTGTCCATGTATCATCATAATCTAATCCCGGAGTAGGAAAATTTGGACTATCATATTGTTTGTTGTCAAAATACACAGACAATATTTTTGCATCGTCAATTGTTACCCAGGCATTCCCGTAATCCTCACCATCTTTATCAAATGTAAACTGAAATACCTCTGCATTTTGTGCAGCAGGAACTCTTTGATTTTTTGTATCCAATGGGATCGGTTTGTATCTTCTAACTTTCAGAAGATCATATATTTCTTTTTTAAAATTTTCGCTATCTAATGCCATTATTGTCTCTTAAATTATTGCTGCTACATATCCACTATTTTGTGGATTTATAAAATTAGTATTTGTAAATGAAACTGCACCGGTCATTTGTTGAAGTTGTTGCAATTGAGTTGTCAAATCATTTATTGTCGTTGTTAATTGTAAAACTAATCCATCAACATATGATTTGTTCGTGACATCTGTTGGGTTAGCAGGAAGAGCAGAATTTATTATCCTGTTGTTGGACAGATTTATATTTCCACCGGAAATGATATCAGATTTAGTAGTAAGCGTTCCGGTTGAGCCAATATTTAACAATTGGATATTTCCGACACCAGAATTATAAAATGAAATGCTAGAATTTGCGTTTGCACTGATTCTAGCAGTCTGGTTCGAATAGTCTATTAACAAATTAGGACTATCTGACCCAGTATATGATCCTGAAAATATTGCACCATTGGTAGAAATTGTTGTATTTGCTGACACTACATTTGAAGTGACGTTTACTAAATTTGCAAGGGAAGCAGATATATTTGTAACAGAAAGAGTTTTTGATACCAAATTAAATTGTAATGATGTATCTCCTGCGAATGCTCCATTAACATTGAATTGGACTTGTGAATTTGATCCGCCAGGAATTCCATTGCTTCCTGTTCCTGCTTGTGCCCACGTCACATTTCCTTGGCCATCAGTCTGTAAGAAATATCCATTCGTGCCGCCAGAAATTTTTAATTTACTGGCATCTGATATATAAATCGTGTTACCTAATTGAATGTTATCAACATTTACTTTTGTATTAGGAACATCAAAAGTAAAAGATGGATCTGACCCAAAATTTCCGCCATAATTAAATTGAATGACTGAGTTAGATCCGGAAATCTTTGGAACTGCTGTGCCATTGGCATAATAATATGCTTTTGCATATACTGCATTCGCAGATACATTTGCATTTAAATTATTTAAATTGGTTACTATATTGCCGGAAGCATCTACTACAGGAACCTCTATTAAACCAGTAGAAAATCCACCCAAACTATTAAAATAAGTAGCTGTCATTAAATATACCTTTTGATATATTTATCAACTTCTAGAATCTTCATCCTCACTATCGTCATCAAAATCAATTTCGATTTCTAACTGACAATCCTCATCCATGGCACTTGCCATAACCGTATCAAGCAATTCTTCTACTGTCCATCCGGAGTCAGTTAGAATTCCAATGGATTCTTGAAATAATGTATAAACAGATGCCACAAAATCAAAATTTTGTATTTTTCCTTCTTTTTCATAAAGATCATTTAATGTATTATGCGCTTCTTCCATGCATACATCCAGATCAAAATAGTGAACTGTTCCGTCTGGTAAAATTTCGATTACTTCATTGTCTTTCATTGTTCTTTCCTCGATATGCTTTTAACGGCATCATAATTATTTAGTATATAGCCTGGATATATTTTTTGTTTTACTTTGGGTAATTTAATTGCATTTCGAAATTAATATTTCCGCAATCATGAATTCTATCATACCCGGCAACTTGCATATTCTCCCATCCGGATAACTCTTCACTAAACCCAAGATCAATCAACATGTATGGCATGTGATTATACCTATTTGATCTAAATTTATAATTTTCTACATACCAACAGTTGGGTTCACTTATTGAAATTTCTTTGAATCCTAACGTCCTGTATAAATTCCCATCACTCCAACGTCGATCGGCAGAAGTTACTATTCTGTTTGGTTGGACTTTTCTGATAAAATGCTGCAATAATTTTCCAGCACCTCCTACTATTCGATCACCATTTGTTGCATATCTAATCAATTCATGCGTTGGGTTATCTGATGTAGATTTTTTATTATACCCTGATCTTTCTAATGAAAACGTCATTACTGCAACTAACTTGTCCTTGTCATACAGACCTAATTTAGTCGATGCTTCAGCATATCCTTGAAGATGGAATGTTTCTAAAAATATCTTTGCATCTTCTCTTGATATATCATGCACTAAAAGGTTTTTTGCATATAACGGGATACTCTGGTTTTTATTGAACATATGTTTTAAACGAGAGTGTACTATATCTTGCTGATAAAGCCATTCATCTGAAAAAATAGTAACTAATTGATATCCCAATTCTTTCATTTTATTATGTTTTGTAATATGATATGACCGCTTTTTTCCAGATGATAATTCACTATGCCAATATAACCCGCAATATTCTATTGCGAGTTTTTCTTCCGGGAATACCATGTCTATTTCAAACGGATTGATTAATCTCTTGTCAGATTGATATCCTATGACGCCCAAAGATGTTACAAAATCATACACCTTTTGTTCTTCTTTACTAACCCAGCTAGGAATTCTAGGATTACATTTATAACAATTTATTCCCGCTGAATGAATAAAAGATTTTGGAATTATTTCATCACATGTATTGCATTTGAAAATGTATTCATGTGCATCTTTTTGTCTAATTCCGTAATAATTTTCAAATGGTGTCAATAACGTAAATCCATATTCTCTTTCGACAAATGAACTAAATCTATCATAGCCCATGCGCAAATGTTCGCCGTGTGTACTTCGTTTTCTTAATGCAACTGCTGATTTCTCTCTATTTTCTGGTAACACCAATACGTTATCTACTCCATACCTATTTCGAACTGTATCTATAATTTGTTCATTAACTCCTGGTATATGCCTAGCATTGGTAACTTCTGTGCCATACCTTTCCCGTAATGTTTCGATTATGTTTTGTGTGATACCTTTCGACTTTTCCAAATCATTGTATAATTCTTTATGCTTTTGTTTCGCATACACTGTTTGTCCGGTATTAGATACTCCGTACACAGCAAGATTAGTCTGTTCTCGTTTTTTATTTTCTTCATCAATTTCTTGACGTGTCCGGGAAGCTTTTTTTTCTGAAACCTTTTTACTAACTGATGCATTTGCACATTGACAAACACCTGCTTTTCCACAAAATCTATAACCCATTTTGATATCACCAAATTTCAATTCATTGCCGTTGTGGCACAAATTTGATTTTTGCGTAATAGCTGAATAAATTTTTTCAGGAAAAATCTTGTCATCTGCAACTGATGAATTTCGAATAACCCAATTATACAGTTCCGAATTATTTTTAATAATTTTTGCATAATGTTTTGGTTTTTCAGATATTAGTTTTTCAATCAATTCTTTCATATTTTTATTTTATCATTTTTTATTTTTGATTTCAATATAGGATATTAACCAAAAAAGAAGAGAGAAGATTTCTCTTCTCTCTTCTTGGTTGACTTTCGTGTCTTTTTCCAGTAAAACTTATTGGAAAGATAGATTTGAAATGCTAATTGAAGCAAGATAGTCTGCGCTGTTTCCGAATGAAGAAGCGCTGTTAGTTAGTTCTACGTAACCATAACGTGTCATGAAGTTAACTACTGGTTCGAATGTGCTAGGATCCAAGACCACGCCTGAAGACATCAGGGGAATGTATGGACAATAGAAAGCAGCAGCATCAGTTTCTGAAGAACCCTTGTAACCAACTAGTACAGGAGTAGCATCATTGGCGTAGCTGTTTACGAATACGCGCATTGCACCGTTTAGAGTACCAACAAACTTGGTGTTAGTTGGAGCTTCAAAAGTACCTTCAGTTGTACGAGCAAAAGCTGAAGTTGTAGCAGATTGCAGAACAGTTAGAGCAGCAGAAGAAACAACCGCCCAGTTACCAGCACCACGACGAGTACGTTGGGCGATCAAGTTAGCTGCGCGGTTGATTAGAACTGCTAGGGCAGCATGTTCATCACCAACGTAAGTAGCAGTACCTGAAACAGTAGCTTGGTTGTAAGCAAATTCGGTTGAAGCTAGAGTTGACAATGAAAGTAGAATTTCTTGGTCAATTTCAGCAGTGATTTCTTGTGCAAGTGCTGCCATGATTTCTGCTTCAACGTCAATGCCGTGTTGTGATTGAGCATCTTGAGCAGCTTCAAAAGTCCAACGAGCTTGTAGCTTACGTGACTTGGCTTCTACGGCTTGACGTAGAATTTGCACGGACATTTGCTTACCACCATTGCCTTCTAGAGCAGCAGTGCTTGCACCACTGTAATAGTTGGCAGTTGTGTCGCCTGAAGCTGCACGAGAGTAAGCTTGGGCGATCTTGAATGGGCTTAGAGCTTCTTCGCCTGCAGTTACTGATGTGGCAGCAGCAGAGTTGTCGGTTAGTGAGTTAGCATAACGAACACGTAGAGTATGAATTTGACCTACGGGACCAGTCATTGGCTGAACACCTACTAGTTCGTTGGCAATAACAGTAGGCATAACACGACGAATAACGGGTAGAATTACGCGGTTTAGTGTAGCAATGTTGCCAGCGGTAGTAGTACCGGCTGAACTTTCAGCAAGTAGTTGTTTACGGGTGTTTTCTAGAATGACGCCCATGTTTGTTTTCTTTGTTCCGGTTAGACCTTCTAGCAGGGCGTCTTTAGCTTCCGGCCAACGATTTTCTAGTAATACTTTAGACATTTAATATTCTCCTAATTATGTCTTTTAGAGCCCTGCCAGTCGCTTAATATCGATGACATTATCATCCATTTCATCGATGATAGGCTTAGTGGCAGTTTTATCTCCAGTAACTTCTCTTGTTTCGGCAATCATTTTTTTCTTTTGAGAACCATTATTGAGAACTGCTGGCAGATATTTGTCGAAAGCAGCCTTTAACTTTCCAGTTTGGGTGCTTTCAAGTAGAGTTTTCATTACTTCGGCTTTTTCTTTGTTCAACGGAGCTAGAAGTACTTCTAGTTCTTTATTTCGAACAGTTGATTCCTTAATAATTCTTACTTCACGTTCTTTTGATTCAAGTAATCGTTTTGCATTTGCCAATTCTTGTTTTGATTCGGCTAATTGACGATCCTTGACATTTAATGTTTTAACCAATTTACGAGTTTCAGCTTTTTCATTTACAAAACTAGTAGAAAATTCACTTGCATATGCTTCGTAAATTTTTCTTCCGAATTCGCTTTTTCTCGAAAGGGCAATATCTTCTTTAAGTTGTGAAATCTCTCTAGTAAGATGATTTGATACAGCTTTTGCAACTTTCTTGGCATTTTCAGCAACAAATTGTTTTTTCAATTTTTCAATTTCATTGCGGCCTTCAGCAACTAGTTTAACCTTTGCTTCCACTACTGCATTTCTATCAGAAGAGAATTCTTTGATTTCATTTGCAAGAGCTTTAACAATAAACTTGTTTAGTTTTTCTTGGTTTTCTAATTGTAGTTGACGATCTTTTCTTACTTCTCTAATTTCTTCAGCTAGTTTAGTAATCATAAAATCGTTAAATTTAGTTGCATTTTCTCTGAGTTTTACTTGTGCGTTAACTCGATCTTCGTGGATCTTTTGACGATCTGCATGAAATTCTCTGATTTCATTTTCCAGATTATCAGACATCATTTTATCTAGAGCTTCGACCATCACAAAACGATCATGTTCATATTTGTCAGCAAATTCAGCGCGCATTTCAGAGCGGACTTGTTCTTTAGCCTCATTAAGTTGTGATTCCCAAGCTTCATTAATTTGAAGTTTGATATTTTCGTTAATAAGACCGCTTTCAAATAGTGGATTAAGTGCATCTAGCATTTGTTAATTCCTTATAACTTAAGGTCTTTGATGAAGCGTAATACTTCTTCACCGACATATTTTTGGAACGCTACATTACTTTGTGCATCTTGTGCCATTTCAATCAGCTTGTGCCCATGTTTCATGTTTAACAATGATTCATAGAGTGGGGCTGGGCGGGCATCTGGTGCGCTCGGTTGTGCAACGATATCTACGGTAATAATTTCAAAATCACTGACTCTACCGGAGTAATCATCAACGTTACCACTTCCTCTAGAAGAAACTCCTAGATTTACTCCAGTTTCTATCATCGCTTTCGCAATATCTCCCATTGGAGTAGGAAGAATTCTTAATTTCCCGATTCCATTAGTACCATCCATCCACATTTTTTTAATATCATGTGTAACTCGATCTAAATTAATTTTTAAATCTGCGGGATGATCTAATTCTCCTAGAATAGGAATATTATTTGAAATTTGTTCATTAAGGGTATTGACTGCTTTTCTAATTTCGTGCAGAGGATAAACTCTTCCGTTATGATTTTTTAAATCAGCTTGAATAAAAATACCTTCTAAATATAGATTCTTTACTTTATTTCCAAATGGATCGGTGTCATCTTCTAATAGACAACGGGTAGATGCACCTGGGTTAAAGTATTCTTGCAGAATCATATTGTTTCCTTAATGTGTAATTATTTATGAAGTAGTCAGGTTTGATCGTGTTTAAGAGTCATTTTTTAGCTTTTTGGTTGATTGGGAGATTTTACTCTCCCAATCTATTTTCTTAGAGCCAAGCCATTAACTCTTTGGATCTAAAATTATTTGCGTTTTGGTGCCACTTTCTTTGAAGTCACTGTTGGATTACGCAATCTACGTGATTCTGCAATGGGGCTCTTGGTGTTTTGACCATCGTCACCGTGCTTTGGCTTAGGAGCAGCACTTAGGTCTTGTGATTTTTTACCTGGAGCATTCTTGAATTGTCCTGCACCCTTGAGGTCTTTTGTGCTTGGAGCTGTACGACCTTTTTCATCAGTTGAACCGAAATTTACTGGCTTTGAGCCCATTCCTGCTTTACCTGAATTTGCTGCGACTGGGCTTTTCTTTTGCACGCCGTCATCACCGTGTGTTACCGATACTTTTTGTAATTGCACAGCTTCTGCTAATTCTTCCGAATCCTCTTCTGATTCTTCTTCGAAATCGCCGTCATCATCTGAAAATTCTTCTTCTGAATGATCTTCAAAATCACCTTCATCGTCTGATCCAAAGTCATCGCCATCATCATCTTCGGCATTGCCGCCCATGATTTCTTCAAATTCTCTCATCAGTTGGTCTAGTTTGTCTTCGATGCGAATTACTGAATCTTCTAGTTCTTCTTCGCCTACTTCTTCATCACCGAAATCATTGTCTAAATCGTATTCTGCATCGGTATCAAAATCATCACCGAAATGATCTTCATCACCGAATTCTTCTTCTGAATCTTCGTATTCGTCACCTTCGTCGCCTTCATAACCTGATTCTTCGGCGTCGATTTCATCAATGAGATCGCCTACTTGGCCGCCCATTTCTTCTTCTGCCATGATAGATTCAAAAATACCACGGGATTTTTCAATAACGATTTCGTGGAAAAGTGCATTTGCAGCAGCGTGATCTTCATTGATCACTAAATTCATAAGTTTTTCGTATTTCTTAATGTCCATAAAAATTCTCCTAATAAGCTAATGGCTTTGTAGTAATACTTATAACCATCAGGAGAAATTGCTGTTTTAAGGCGTTATTTATTCAATTTTTAGTAATTAATTGGAGAGAATTAAAATACTCCTGGCGCTGCACCTGCATCGCCTTCAGGTTGTGCACCATATTGAATGCGAACTTTATCCAAATACAATTTATTTTCATATGCCCTAACATCCATCATTCGTCTTAATTTACGAATTTGCTGAAGAGTTAATTTGGTTTTTCTGGATGCCTTATACACAGGTTTACTGTTGTCATCAGACAGGTCCTGTAATCCGGAGATAGCTGGTGCAAAAAGTTCATTTAATAGCATAAATCTATTTAATACCCATTTTTAAATTTGCACTTATCAAGTATTTCGTTTGTGACATATTTGCACGGAATAACTAATTTATTTTCACTTGCTGCCTTGGCGAGCCTATGTAATCCATCCAATACTACTAATTGACTTCTATTGTCTTCTACCAACCATGTCACTAGTATAGGAATGGTAGTATCGGCATTTTCAATACGGGTAGTTTCATTATATGGATCATCGAATTCGAATATCCACACAAGTTGGTCTACCGGCACTTCATTATCTTCTATTTTGTCTACCAACCTAAACAATTTATTCAGGTTATATTTTTTACCATTGTGCGTAAAAATAGATTCAGGTTCTTCTTGGTATACTTCGAATATTTTCATGTTATATCTGCATCGGGCTTCCTGCAGCGCCTGCGGCGCCGACATCTCCTCCGGCATCAGGGGATCCAACCGGACCTGCTATTTCAGGGGCCGCTTCTGTATCAGCAGACATATCTTCAATTTCCCCTGCTGTATCCATATCAGATGCGAAATCGCCCGAAGAAATACCAATATTTCTTAAATCAGAGCCTTGCGGATCAGCAGTAACCTTATCTTTATTTTCTTCTTCCCACAGTTTTTCATTGCGTTTAATTTCTTCTTCTGACATACCCATAAATCTTTCGAGTGCAAAACGCTTTGAAATATAAGGCAGTGCTTCCATAGTAGTAAATGTTCCTACTCTGCTTGAATCAAGTTCAGCTTGTCTGTATGAGGCAAAATTCTGAGGAGGATTGAAAGTAAGGTTAAACATATTGGTGTCAATGTTGAATCCTCTCCAGCGTAAGAATAGTTTAAATTCTTGATCAAATGTCCTACCAACATAGTTTTGCAATCTAGTGCAGTATTGGTTGAACCGGAATTCCTGAATCATTGCAGTTCCCATTCTACCATCTGACATATTTACCTGACTATCTTCTGGTCCAGTGGGAAGATAGGAAGAAGGGACCATTAAACCTCTAGCAAGTTTATTGTCAAAATACAATAGATCGTTTACTTCTCCTAAATTACTACCGCCTGCCAACATCTCTACTGTTGAACCCCTGCCGTCCGCACTCACAGGGAAATAATAATCTTCGTTAGTTGATAAACTATTGTATGTTGCATCAACAGGAGATCCTTGGCCTCCATTGTACGAAGGCATTCTTCTTTGGTGAACTTCGTTTTTTATTCGTTCGATGTATGACATTGCCATATGACTAGGCATGTTACCGACATCAATTTTAAATACTCTTCGTTCAGGTGCTCTTGCAATGCGATAAATTAAAATAGCATCTTCTAACAATGACTTTTGTTTATATGTAATAAACAATGGATCCAAAACAGAAACACCAAATGGCCAATAATTATCAAGTCCTTCAGTAAGTGATACGTGTACCACGTGTTTAGCATCAATTGCTGCTTCACTTTGTCCAATAGTAAATCTTGAACCGGATGAACTATATGATGCTGAAGGGGCGGTATACATTGTATTTGTTCCGCCTCCAGTGCCTCCCATACCAGTAGCAGGATTAGTTGCTAAATCAGTCGTTGTTTTTTGTGCAGCAGATAGATTTTGTAAATTGATATTGATATCTTTGATTACGTACTGTTCTGGTTTCTTGCCTTCTGATTCATTGACAATTACTTTTATAACTTTAACCATGTCAATCCAAAACAATTTAAATGTTTCTGGATCACGAATGAATACCTGATCACCATATACCAATGTATTTCTAAAAATTTTAAATATTCTGGATTCAAATTCGTTTAATTTACACCATTGTTGCAATTGTTTTACTAATAATTCTACTTCATGTGGTGTAGGATCATCTTTAAATTCAAATTGAAATGGTGTCATATTATGTTCATTGCGTTGCGTAGAAAATTCAGATATGATATCAAGACAAGATGAAATACTTGGATCCATTTTCATGACATCCCATTGATTATATCTATCTGCTCTATTAGGATGGCCGACGTATACCTCTGGTAATCGTGCCATATAATTTCTGTATCCAAAATCATTGGTATTATAATTATTTTCCGAATTATTCCATGCACCTGAATTGGAATTGAACCCTGATATAGGACTGGATGTGCCTGATCTATTTAAAAATTTTCTAGAATGAACCATATAACTACTTATCAGTTAACTTTTCTTGCAATTTTTTTAGTATGATCATTGCCTGCACTTAACAAATCAATTACCTGATCTAATTTATATTCGAGTGTACGATTATTAGTATGTCCTACATCTACCAATGCCTTTAATAATTTATCATTGTCTGTGCCAGTCGAGGAAGACGAATTATATGTTTGTTCAGGAGTTTTTGCTAATTTCATCAACATTGAATTTTGCACTAACGGTGCAACTATTTCAGTGCCGTGCAATTCTACTGGATAACCCGACTTTGGTCCAGTAAATACACCGCCTTTTGCTGCTTTAAGTTCGAAATGTGGCAAATCATTTTTTACTGTTTGGAATAATCCATGCTTATTTAGGATGTCTATTGCACGAGAATCGCCTGCGATACCCTGTGCAATATCCACTGCAGTTCCTGCTTCATGATGACTTGTGCCTGGCCGGGCTGCCGGAAATCTTGATCGTCCACTAATATAATCATTGTATAATTGCGTTTGTTTTTGAAATGTTCTCCAGCCGCTATTTAATGTGAGTTTTTTACCAGTAGCACTGTAATAATCTTGGGCGGCACCCAATAGGGCTGATTTAACTGCAGGATTTAGATTGTCAAAATTTGATTGTTGTCCGGATTCTCCTCCGAAATTTATAAATTTTGATACATCGGTCATGTTATTAAACGCATTAGTGGTTGAATTTACTGCTCCAATCAATCCACCTGATGTGCCATTCGCCATACCGGCATTTTTTCTAATATAATTTACATAATCGTTTACCTGTTGTTGTGACACAACACTAGATTTTCCTTCAGCATTGCCGGTGAACCAGGTCTTTGCAACTGCATCTATATTTCCGCCGGATGCCTTGAGAATATCAGAAACTCTTGCATTTGCTACTTGGTCCTGGATCGATGCAGGAGCATTTGCAGCATGTTTATATTGTGTTCCTATTCCATATTTCTTTGTCAATGATTGCCAGGTAGAATCAGTGAATTGATATGCTCCGGATGCCGAACTTGTTTTGTTGTTTATTGTGTAATCGCCGCCGGATTCATGTTGTCTTATTGCTGCTAGTATGGAATCTGTACTGGCATTGCCGGTACTGGATGTATTTTGTGGATTTGATCTATCTCCTCCCAAAGCAGTATTTAATTCTTGAATAAGTCCAGTGAATACCAACAGATTTTTGTTTGCCTTATCGACAGTCAATACATATTCATTTAAATTTTTATTATGTAATTTGTTACTATCTTCCTGATCATCTGCTATTTCTTTTTGACGTTGTGAAGTTGATTGAATTTGCCGATTTAATCTATCTTGATCCTGATTATTTTTTGCCTGCTTTGATGCACCAAATGCTTGCAATTGTTTTGTGTGTTCCAATAACATTTGAGACTGCGTTGTCTGCTGTTTTGCCCTTGCAACAGGTGAAGAACCACTTGATCCTCCCCACAGGCCGCCCCAATTATCATATGCACCATATGCTCCACCCAAGATTCCGCCTGCAATGCCGCCAGCTGTTGTACCCAATATCGGAACAACTGATCCAATCGCGGCGCCCATTCCGGCGCCTTCAAGTGCATGTGAACCCAAGGATCCCCATGCACCTGCTTGTTGGTGACCATGAGCTTTGGCATAGTCAGATGCATAATCCCCTGCGACTCCTGCCAATCCAATGCCAGCGCCTGCACCTACTTTTATTAATTTTCCTGCAATACTTGTCGCTCCTGCAAGAGTCATTCCTGAACCAATTCCTCCTGCGCCTAAGCCCAACATTCTTGCGCCACCAGCAACAGATGATACCGTAGAAATCGCAGACAATCCAAATAATGCAATAGCAGCAGCTTCGGCAGCATGTGTCAATTTGTCAGTAGATTTTGCAGTGCCCTCAAACATATCTGCCATATGAGTTGCAAAATAATCCAATCCATCGGTTACCTTAGGCAACACGTTAGATTGCAAAAATGTCTCATATGTTGCTTGCAATCTCTTCTCTGCATTTACAATATCCGCAGTAGCTTGACCCAAAGGATCATTTGTTCCGGTTGAATTTGCTCTTGCGTTGAAAGCAGAATTTTCCGCTTTCTTCCTATCTTCATACGACATACCAGACAATTTATTTGCTTGCAATACAGCATCTGAATAAAGACCCAGACTGTTTAGCGTACCTTCATCTAGAAAATCGGTAGTTCTTCCTAATCCCGAAGCCATTCTACCCACAGAGTTGGTATATCCTTGAATAGTGTTAGATGCTAAATCAGCGCCTGATGCGCCATTTTGCAATTGTTTTCTAACATTGAATATTCCTGGCATACTAATGGCAAGACCGCTGGTGTATTCATCTGGAACGCCCTCTCTTGCCGCCCTTGCCGCTCTTAATCCAAAATCAACACCAAACATTCCAGTAACTTGATCCATATAAAGTTTACGTTGTTTTTCTTGTTCTTGGAGATTATTTGCTTCGCTTGTATTTCCAGATCGGCGTAATTGGTTAATATGTTCTCTGGCTCTTGCTTCTGCCAATTGTTCTTGAATTTGTAGTTTTACAGTTTCTTGTTCTTTTTGGATTTGGTCTGCTTGTTTTCCGGTTAATCCAGTGAGCTTGATCAAACTTTCCGCATACGCAAGCGATTCTTTTTGTAGCGTTTTTACACTTTTACTTTGCAATTCCATCGAATTGCCACTGACCGATTGCATTTCGATATATTTTGCTTGCATATCAGTTAATTCTTCTGATTTTAAACCTAATTTACTAAACTTTGCGCGCGTTTCATCCGAAACTGCTGCCATTTTCATGAATTTTGTGGCGCCGTCACCAGCAGATGCACCCATTGTAATCAAATTTGTTCCTAGGCCAGCAGTAATCCTGGATAATTTTTCCATATTTTGAAAATTGTATCCAGCGGCCTTTCCTAGTTCAGTAAGTTGTGTAGTTGTTATTGGCAACGCGCCTGCTGTTTTCGCCAAACCATCTCTAAAATCAATGATGTTATCTGCTAGGCCCATCGCATCATTAGCAAGTTTGCTCATTACCTGGGCTGTTGCACCAATGGCAGCACCGAGCATACCATGATCTTTTGTCAAATCTGATACAGTATCTGCTAGTTTATTAACAGCGCCCCCGTATTTGCTCATACCATTTTGTGCAGACATCATCGCTGATCCAAATGAACCAACTGTGCTTACTAGACCATCTAATGCGCCGCCCAGACGTTGCATTTGTTGCATTGCTTGTTGTTGTTGAGATGTTGCTTTTGCCTGTGCTTCGGTTAATTTATTGGTACCTGTAGTGGCATTGGCAGTGGCCCGCGCATTATCTGATTGCGCCCTAGTTTGATTCTGTGTTGAATTGACAGAATTCGTCATATTGGAACTTACTTTAGATAAAGTATCTGATAAATTCTTAAAATGTTCTTCTAATTCTCTTGCGACATCCGGATCCATAGTATTCCCAAAACAAATATAGGCATTTTAAAACGCCTTAAATATATGTATATTTAATAATGAGGAATTAATGGAAAATAACCCACTACGTCAATACTTTCGCAGACCAGCAGTTTATTTAAAACTGCCTTCAGGTGGTAAAGAATACCAATCATCAGTTCTTGTTCTCCCTGATTCAGGAGAATTTCCTGTATATCCGATGACGGCAATTGATGAAATTACTGCACGAACCCCTGATGCATTGTTTAATGGTGTCGCCGTAGTTGATCTAATCAAGAGTTGTGTGCCAGATATCAAAGATCCATGGGGAATTAATTCAAATGATTTGGATTCAATTCTTATTGCAATTCGAGCGGCTTCCGGCAGCGATGCATTCGAATTAGAATCAGAATGCAGAGAATGCAAGGAAAAAACCTCATACAACATTAATCTTGCCGGCATTTTAAGCACGTTAAGGCCTGCAGATTATTCACAAGAACTTGCAATCCGTGATCTGAAAATCAAATTTAAACCACTGACCTACAAAGAAATGAATGAAGGTGCATTAGGTCAGTTTGATATTCAAAAAACAATGTCTGCATTGTTGTCTGCTCCTATACAACAAAACTATAGTTTTGACCCTAATAATCCACAGCCCGCACAAGATGATCCTGAACTAGTTAAGCAACGTGAAAAACTAATTCATGATGCATTGGAAAAAACAACTCATTTAACTATGGAATTGCTTGCAAACACAGTTGACTACATTAAAACTCCACAAGCATTAGTATCAGAAAATGAATTCATTCTTGATTTTCTAAAAAATTGTGATAGAGAAACATATAATGCGATCAGAGAATATAACGCCAAACTAAAAAGCGAAACTGATCTAAAACCACTGGATGTAAAATGTCCACATTGCAATCATGAATACCAACAAAGCTTTACATTGAACCCAACGGATTTTTTCGGGTAAGACTTCTTATTTCGTCTCACGATGAAATTAAGAAGTTAATTGACGATTATGAAAATGAAGTAGAAGGCATTAAAAAAAATGCTATGACCATGGCAAGATACATGCGAGGCTCAATGAGTTATAATGATGTGCTGAACATGAGTGCCAAAGAACGCGCAAGCATTAATGAAGTATTCGAGGAAATAGTAGAATTGCACAAAAAAGGGATCGATATTCTTTAATCGATCCCTTAATTAAATCGTAACTTGTATTCCATTTGAATTTTTTCATCATGGAATTTTACACTATGCTTAAATTCAATATCTTCGTATTTTATGATCAAGCAATGAAGATGTTTAACGCAGAAATTAAATTCTGCTATGTCATCGAATCTACGACCAAATAGGTAATAGATTTTTCTGCCATCTGCTGCAATAATGGCAGGACCATTTGGATTATGGCGAAATCCGTCAACAAACCAAGATTGTCTTCCATTTTCTAATACCAACGCAGGCCCATCGAGGTTGTGTAATTGATTTTTATCATTTCGAAACTGTTTTTCAACAGGGGCCATCACTTCGAATACTTCTAATTTAGGTGCCATACAAAGCCTTATAAAAATCGTAAATTATATTCTGCTTGAATTTTAGGATCAGTGAAATACCAGATTGGATTTCCAAAATTAACATCATAATCAATACAATAATCTAAATGGTTGACGATGAATGCATATTCCTCTTGTTTGCGAACAGTGCAATTGTTCAAATAATAAATTTCGCGCCCCATGTGAATCGTCGCAGGGCCATTCTCTCTGTGTCGTTTTCCGTGCATAAACCAATGTTCTCCGTACGGAGTTATTACAGCCGGCAAATCATCATGAGAATGTAGATTTCCATCCTCATCTAACAAATGGTAATATCCATTACACTTATCTATATACCGATGATCCATAATTTCTATATACGATAATCATGAAAATATGTCAACAAGAAATCCGGATATAACTCCGTCCTACGTAAAGAAGAATAATATGAATTTCAACAATGAATCGAACAGGTCTAACGACCACGTTCAAAAACACTAATTTTTCGCTCGTTTCACATCGCTCAAATTATATTGTTTTTTTATTGTTTTGTAAGTTATGAATTTTAATTACTTAATTCCGGTTTCTTTTAAGCGGAGCTAATGCGTAGCGTTCTTCTGCATGATTCCGAGGAGTGCCATGGTAGTGCTTGTCACAGCACTACCAAAAACTTTTAAAGGAAACATTCCTTGTCGGCTCTATGCTATGAGTTCACCGTCAACATAGCTAATTTGTGCTTGTTGACGACACCGGTCTCGTTGTAAGCTATGACGTGGTTAGTAGTGGAAAAGAGGTTAAGTCAGGCTTCACGATCTCCGCATATCTATTTTTTCGTTCCGCAGTGCTGTTTAACTGCCGGTGCACAGAGACCCCTTAACATTTTCCGAGACGCATGTTCTGCCCTTCACTCATAGACTACGGGCAGACTCATTGAGGGATCGCAATACCAGGATCCGAGAGCCCTCTCGGTGTTCCTAGGCGTCACTATCAACAGAACCGCCCACGATCGACACTTTAACAATCATTTAACATCTCATCATAAGTGATTGCAATCAATATAAAATCAACAGATAGTATATCTCGATATGTGGTTTATGAATTCTAAAATTCGTGTTAATAGGTAATGAATATAAGATGTATACCCCTATTAAAACGATAATAGAATTAATTTCTCCTTTACTATTTCTACCCAATCCGAAATTTATTTTTATAAAAAATATTTTTTTAATTTTGGAATGGGTAAATTTAACAAAGGGTCCGATAGCTTGTTTACAGGTTTATCATACGTGGATATCCTGTAAACCGCCTAGCTTCCCTAGAATCTGATCGCATTCATCAGTGGTGCAATCTCAAAGGGGGTCGAGGAACCACGACCAAACACCGATAGCATTCAATAAAGTGGGCTACAATGCACCCTTATTACAATATTGACTGTAAAAGAGAAAAGAAATTTCCCCTAAGACGTAATTATATTTAATATAGGAAAATAATGCAATAAAATTTTGTAATAATATTGCGCAGGAATTTAGCCAAAAAAATAACCCAGAAAATTTCTGGGTTATTATAGTTGTTTGAAGCTATAAAACTATTTAGCAGATAATGTGTTGTACTTTAAACATATCTAACCTCCTTTAATTACATAATATCATTAAATTCGTCAGCAGACATCCGCAGATAGTCCAGTTCAGTATAACCTAGACGATCAATGCCATCGCCGCCGCCGACATAGTTACCATCAGAATCGAATGCGGAATATCCATAGCTGTCGAAACCTTCTGAATCATAATCCGCAAAGTGCTTGCGTTCATTATATTCTCCGGAAGTTTCACGATTGTAATCTTCAGGGATTTCCTTGTCTGCATTGTACCTAAACTCGGACCAATCACGAGCAGCGAGAGCGCGGGTGATAGATGGGCTATACTTACCTCGACTCATTATTTAATTCCTTTCGATCTCGTCTTGTTGATCTTTTTCTACTCGGAATTAAATGGCATGTCAACCAAAAAAATATTATTTTTTCTTTTTGCAATTATCAAAATGATAACGAATCATGTTTCCGCCACCGCCAGTAAAATCGCAATGAGGACATGTTCTTACTATTTTTTTCTTGCCTTTGTGACCTAAACCAATTTTTGCTGCATGATCAGCAGTTTTTGGTTTACCTTTTGTTGCTTTGCTGATGTTGTCTTTCCAGGTTTGTATTTCGTTTTCATCCATTTTATAAAAACACGGTTTTCCGTACATCCCATTTTCTTCACCGCGTTTTATTCTTCTTTCATCTGTTTTCCATTTTTCTTTTTGTTCAACGGTGTGAGTTTTTCCATAAAAACTTGCATTTTCTCCTCTTGGGGGAGGATTATTTTCAATTGCTAATCGTTGATTTTCTCTGATTTCTTTTGCACGTTCTTCCCCAAAAGATTCTTCTAATGTTTTACCTTTAAAAGGAGATTCCATTCCATAAAAAGGATTATTTTCTCCTGCTAAATTATTTTTTATAAATTCAGTTCTTTGGTCTTCTGTCATGCACCGATATAGATAATGATTTTTACCTCGATAATAATTATCGAGATAATCTTGGTGTTCTTCTTCGGTTAATAAATGTTTCCAATATGGTCCCGTTTCATAACGTTTTTTTAACGTGTCGCTACGTTTCATTCTATTTTCTTCTGACATTTCATCCGGAACAATAAATTTTACTCCAGGTATACATTTATTGTAAAATTTTTTTTCGCCGTTATCAAGTTTTATTCGTAAAACGTCTTCGGATATTTGTCTGTGTACTTCTGCATATGATAATGATGCTTTTGTTTTATGCAAGGATTCAATAATGAATTGATAATTTTCTATACCGTGTTGTTTAATCGCATCATTCAGATGGGTCGAAGATCCGGTATATGTTTTCCAATCAGATTCTAATGTTTTTTTGGACCTATTTTTTTTGCCCGCGACGACTTTCCTGCGCACAAAAAAGAATTGTTTTTTTCCTATATATTCTTTTCCGGTGTGAAGTTCTTTTATTCGATAAATAAATCCAAACCATTCCTTAATATCAAACTCTGCAAAAAATTCCCAATGACCTAAATCCATTATAATCTCCTCATCCTTATTTATCGGATGAGGAGATTATTTAGGCTTTAATGATATTTTGCGATGAAACGTTCGTATGCTGAACCTTTATTTTTTGCTGGAGATGGCATTCTTTTTCCTTTTAATTATTTAAAAGGAAAAATCTAGTCTTATTTAAATTTTAATGTCCATTCTAGTTCTAGATTTTTATTCTTGAATACTAGTTTAGGTGCTTTGCAGTTTGGATTAGGGAATTCAAATTTAACTTCTGTATAATGTTTGAAAATGTATGTCCATTCTTCAAGTGAGTCGAATTGATACCCATGAATCCAATATTCTTCTCTCCCACCCAAAGGAATTGGAACTAATAATGAATGCAAAAGACCTTTTCCGTCTCTATATGATTCAGTAAGCATTATGCGAACCTTAAATTATATTCAGTTTCTAGGTTTTGATCAAGAATTGTCATTTTTCCAGCCATACTAAAATCTAGATGTTCTATGTGTTTCACACACCATTCCCATTCATTTTTATTTGCAAAAAAAGGATATCCATGAATCCAATATTCTTCTGTCCCGTTTTCCCATGTTAGTGCAGGACCCACTAAGGAATGAAACTTGTTATTATCATCTTTCATACTAGTATGATCTGTGTTCAGCACCGTACGTGCCATATTTTCTAAAATATTTTTTCCTTGTTTGGAAATACTTTTCGTAACCATTCTATCATACAGCGGCAATTTCTTTGGCATATACGAAACCTTCATCATTCACAGTTTTATCAACTGGTACAATATCATATGCTTCATAAATTGCAATATCTAAATCTCTTCCAGATAATTCAAAAAATGGATCGACTTTCTGTGCCATTTCAGCAAAATCTATCCTGCTCAACGTGAAATATACAAACATGATGGAACTCCTTACGCATAGTTGAATATCACTTAATAGTAACTATTCGGTTAACCGAATCTAAGCATAAATTCTAATTCTGCGTTTGAATCAAGCCATAGCAATGTTGGTCTACCGAAACCCAATTGTTGAGGTCCAACAATGTCAAAAATTCGTAGTTTATCATTTTTGATTTGCTCCAAACAATATACCCATTGTTCTTCATTTGCAAATCGATAGCCGCGTAAATAAAATTTTTCTCTTCCGTCTTTTCTGATAATAGCAGGACCATCTTCTCGGTGGAATTTGTCATCGACTTTCCAAATTAAGTTTCCATCCAAAGTCTTTTTTCCTGATACGGTATATCGAGGATGTCTCGGATTATCAATAGCAATATCCATGGTTAAACCCTTTCGTCAAAAATCAGAAAGGGTTTAACACCTTGAGCAAATTTAGTCAAGACTAAATTTAATTTTTTTCTTCTTCCATTTGATATGATGTAAATCCACTTGATTTGATCACTTTCAGCACAGATGAAACTCGACTGGTTAGTTCATCTTTGTGACTAATCAACCAAATAGATTTGTTGCGATTTCTGTTCATTTCTTTGAGAACCTTCAGAGAATTTTCAACACTTGCACCATCAGTACCATTATCCAATAATTCATCAACGCACATTAAGTTGATCGGATAATACAAACTTTCCCAGACATCTCTAAATGCCCAAGACAAAGAGAGAATTACTCGTCCCATTTCACCTCGACTGAAGTTCCAATAATCCATTTCTCTGCCCAGTTCAGTGATTTCAACAGTCAAATCATTCTTAAATTCTACCTCATGAGGAAGTCCCATTTGTTCCAAATAATATGACAAACGCGAATTCAAATATGTCAGGTTTTGTTCAATGATTTTTTTCCGAATAAATGAATCTTTATTAGTTAATAAATCATGTAAAAATTTTAAATGATCACCGTGCTTAACAAGTTTATTAATGTTTTCAAAATCAATCACTTGGATTGCTTTTTCTTCCATATCAACAATTTGTTCACCGTATGGATCAATTTCTTTCGTCATTTTATCAATTTGTGAAATAATTGTGTTTAGCGTTGATCGATGTTCGATTGCTTCACTTTCAGTTGAATAATGTGTCACTGGTTTATTCATTGGTTCACGAACACTACCTAATTCAGCCATTTGATGCTCAAATGGATTAGTTTCTTTTTGTAAATTGGATAAACTATGCTGTAATTTGGTCAGTTTTTCTTTATGCGCCAAAGCTTCTATCTCAGTTTTGTAATATGGTTCTGGCATTTCATTTAGTACAAAAAGACTTTGTGTATTTTTTGCCAATTCAGAAATAGTGAGTGCTAAATCAGCTTGTGTGTGTTCATATGTTTTTTGTTTTGCTTCTAATACAGATTGTTGAGTTTCATCATGGAATTCTTGTCCACATGCATAACATTTATGATCATGTAATGTAGCGATTTCTATTGCCAATTTTTCTAATAGTTGGGTATCTCTATTTCTTGTTTTTTCTAAACGTGCAATATTTTGTTGAATCAAGTCTAATTCTTTTTTCTTTGCTTGGTAATTTGCAATCGATTTATGATTTTCAAGCTCCTGTTGAATATCTACTTCAGTAAGAGACTTAATTATTTTTTCAAGTTTAGAAATCTCATTTGAATTGTTTTCTGCCCACGATGTGTGGGATCCAAAAACTCCCAAATAAGTATTATACCTAGCTAAATCATTTTCATACACTTTCAACGAGGCATGGTTTAACAACTCTTGCTCAATATCCACTGCATTTAATTCTTCATAGAATGAAGTCAATTTCTGTAAATCTTCGTTGTGTTTATTTTGCCAAAGCTTCTGTCTTCTTTTCAATGCGTCAATTTGTTCTTTGACCCTTTTGTTGGATTCTTCAGTCGCCTTAATTCTAAATTCTTCTTGTTGCAAAGAATCTTTATTGGTGCGCATTTGTTCTTTTACTAGTTCCGCTTTTTCTGAAAGCATGGTGATACCTAGAAGTTGTTCGATGATAAGACGTTGATCATTTGATCCTAATGCAAGAAACGGTGTTGTGTAGGTGTTTAAAATAACAAGATGTTTGAACATTTCGTGTGACATACCGACAATGGATTCAATCATAGATTGAGTCTGCTTGTTTTCTCCTTGTGCAGCATCTTCTTTTGTTTCTTGTAGCGCATTGTTTACATAAAAACGTAGAAGGTTTGGCTTACGCCCTCGTTCAATTTTATAATCAATGCCTTTAACAGAAAATTCAAGACTAACCAACATATTTTTTCCATTGGTTCGGTTAATCAGATTATCTTTTCTGATATTATTGATTGGTGAACCATACAAAGCATAAGAAATTGCTTGTAAGCCCGTTGTTTTTCCTGTACCATTTCTTACTTGTGAATCCACAATGTCTGTATTTTCACCTAGAATTAAGGTGAGTGCCTCATTATTGAGGTTGATTGTTTGTGAATTTTGGCCCACGGAAAGGAAGTTTTTAATAATTACATTTTTGATGATTAATGACATATTATAGTTTTCTGTAAATCTCTAATAGTAGCTTCGGATCAAAAAAATCACTTTCGATTTTTGTTAATTGCTCAGTGATGATTTTGTCCGGATTATCGAAACTGAATTTTTGATCTTCTGGAATATCTTGGTCTAGACCATTAGTTTTAGTAGGAATCAACGACATTTCTCTAAGACCATATTGAGGAATTAATTCTTCCCTGATGAAATTCGCTTCTTCATATGAAATAGCAATATCCAAATGGATTTTTACACTAGATTTTTTCAATAATAACCCTGCAGGGTTATCAAGAACCTGGCTCAGTTTATAATTTCTAAATAATGGTTGTCCTGGCCATGCATGAAATTCAGGTTCATGTCCCCATTCCAGAATCATCATTCCTCGTTGGTCGTCTCCTGCATCTGCATAATTGTGCGGGAATGCGTTGCCTATGTACCAGATGTTTTTTCTTGCTTGGCGTTTGTGGAAATGTCCGCTGAATACGGTTCCTGTATTTGAGAAATCGTCATCTCCTATTTCTCCGTGTCCAGGCATCAATACCTGTGCATTCATGTAAAAATTTGGAAGTTCAAAATGTCCGAAAGTATAAGTTGATTTAATTTTTCGAACTTTTTTGAGTTCTTCACCGATCAACCATGGACAAATAGTGACATCATCAATGGTGATGATGTCATTTACAATTTGTACGTTTTTTAAATAATCGCCCCAAGCAAGTGAGTGAATTTCTCTGCTTTCACGATAAAATTGATCGTGATTACCAGTAATCATGAATACCTGACTGAAATTTTTATTCAGTATATCCAAACATTTCATGGAATAATTTAATGTTTGGATACTTATACTTGATCGGTGATTATGCCAGTCACCACAAATAATGGCTATATCACAATCTTCTTCTTTTGCTTTTTTACAAAACCATTCTATAAATTCAACACAATCCTCATTGTGTGTTATACTGTTTGACTTTAATCCCAAATGTAAATCTGTCGCTACAGCAGCTTTTCTAAATAATTTGCTCATAATTTAATTCTAACAGATTGTAATTTTATTACAACAGACTTGGTCAAAATGAATTATTCGAATTCCTTAAGCTGCCGTGTCATAGATGGCTTGAAACCCTGTGTTTCCAACAGATCATCACGAATGTTTTGGTTGCGTTTTTCATCATTTAAAATTTTAACAAACACGTGGTTTACTGTTGCAGTAAAAAAAGCAAATGGATTGTTTGATCGTGCTTCATTGAAGCGAAGTCCAACATAAGTCAGTTGCAAAATAGCACTTGCTACCATTTCCTCCCGATATGTATACCCCCGCCAATTATATTTCATTGAATATTTTTCACAAAGCATCATGTACATTCTACCTAGTTTATTTGTGGTTCTGCCATGATCTACTGAAAAATATCCATTATCCATTCCACCTGTCCAATGTGATTTTCCTACGCATACTGGTTTGTTGTCTATTATTTTAAAATGCTGGTACGGAGGAAAATTAACTTTTTCGTGCACCAATTCTTCTTCATTTTCGGTTATAATGGATTCATCTGTTTCATCATCACCAAAAATAAACAAATCTTTTGCTGATTTTTTTGCAAGAGTCTTTTTGACTGGTTTTGGACATAATGGAATATGATCCCATGTCATGACTCTAAAAATTAATTCTTCAGTCGAAATAGATAATGGATCTAGTTTTTCTCCTGTGTTATATGCAATTCTTGCAGCTTTCGCAGCTTTCGCCTGTTCAATAATTTCAGGATTAAGTATTTCATATGAAGATTTTTCTAATGGATCTTCGGCATTGCCGATAATTAAATCATATTGGTGATATTCATCGTCAACATACGATGAGAATGAAGTTTTGCTTTTGTGTATTTCCGCAAGCATATCCCGGTTGTTGAGATAATTTACTTTGCGAGGTTTTCTAGGTGCGACAGCCATTTAATTATATTATCCTTTTTTATATTATATATGGTTGCGTAATAAATACAACCATTTAATTCAAAACTGCACATTTTTTGACCATTAAATATTGTATATGGCTGACAATATAATCGACACATCCGCAGATCCTGCCCTTGCAAGAGGAATAACACTTGCAGACGGAACATTTCTTCCTGACGCAACGGGACCTGACATTGTGGTTACCGCAAATAATACGTCAGCCACTTCAACTACAACTTCTACTGTTTCTAATGCAGATTGGAGAGTAAGACTAGCAATTGCATCAGGAGCAAATTATTTATATAAATCCTCTTCACCGGGTATTCTTAAACCACTATTGGCCACGGATGGCGTAATATTCCCTTATACTCCTTCTATCAATGTATCCTATTCTGCTTCATATGAACCAGTAACCATTCCACACAGTAACTATAAGGTACAACAATATACTAGCAGTTCAGTAGATAGTATTTCAATTACCGGAGAATTTACTGCGCAGGATGTTTTTGAAGCGCAATATGTATTAGCAGTTATTCATTTTTTTCAAAGTGCAACCAAAATGTTTTATGGTCAAGATGTAAGTCCTAAACCCGGAACTCCTCCAGCAGTATGTTTTCTATACGGATTAGGGGCATATCAGTTTGCGGGACACCCACTCGGAGTAAGTTCATTCACTTATTCATTGCCCAATGACGTAGATTATATTCCAATTCCTGCGTCAACTGTTACATCTGCAACTCCTACTTTATCTACTCCTTCTCAACGAAGATTAGCGGGGGCAATTAATCAAGGTGGAACGTCAACTGGTGTAACATTTGCAACAAATTCTGCTGTTGGTGCAACATGGATTCCGTCAAAAATACAAATTTCTATTGGCTGTGTACCATTACAAAGTAGAAATCAAATTTCAAATAATTTCAGTTTAGAAAATTATGCAAGTGGAAATACTTCATCTAGCACAGGAGTATTTTGGTAATGACTAATTTAGCAAATTCATCACAAACAACAAACTATACATCTTCGAATCCATATTATACCACAGATATAATAAATTCAAGCTATTTAGGAGTTTTGAACTATAGACCAATAACAAAACTAAAAGATGATGTATATTATAAAATAACAGCGACCCATGAATACCGACCTGATCTGTTGGCTTTGGATTTATATGGAAATTCTGAACTATGGTGGGTATTTGCAGAAAGAAATCCAAATAAATTGGGTGAAAACCCATATATGAACTTTACTGCAGGAACCGAGATTTTCATTCCAACGTTGACAACGTTGCGTTCAGATTTGGGAATTTAATATGGATGATGATGCAACTATTAACAATTCAGTGTCATCTACCGTCGCGAATAAACCTGGGATAAGGCCCAATAATCCGTTAAGCTATTTGTCAAGTTACAATTATCAAATTAGTCTGTATATGATTTCTCCGGACGCATATAATGCATTTGCACAGTCTGGCAAAAAAAGTATTAGTTCAGTTTCATCTACCGTGGGAGGAGTATATCTTATTGCTCAGTCAGGCGGAAGTAATGTCAAAGATAAGCAAGATAATTTTACATTTGATTATGGAATAGATAATTTAAAATTATCTATTATTGGACCTACCTCTTCTGGTTCTGCAGCAGCAGCAATTGACGTACAATTTCAAATTATTGAACCATATGGTTTCTCTTTCATTGACAATTTAAAAAAAGCATCTGCTCAACTATACGGCAATACACCGACTACAACATCTAGTTCATCTGGCCCGACCAATCCAGGAAGAGGATTCTTTATTTTGGGAATAAGATTTTATGGTTATGATGCAGCCGGTAATGTGGTGTCAGGCAGTACGATACAACAGGATGGTACTGCACTTGATCCTAATTCTAGTGGAACACAACTTTTTGAACGGTATTATGATATTATGTTCAAAAAAATAAAAACCAAACTTGATGGCAAAGCAACGGTGTATTCTATTGAGGCTGCGACTGTTTCGACACAAACAGCATTTAACACTGAATATGGAACTAATAAAAATCCGATAACAATTACTGCATCTACAGTAGATGATGCGTTGACCCAACTTATGGCAGCATATTCAAAAGAATCATCCGTAAATTCTGGAAGTACCTCTGCAAATTCATCGACATATTCCATTGCATATTCAAATACTGCGTCAACTGATATTGGTGCAAAATCATTAATATCAATGTCAGATTTAGACAAATATAAATGGACTGGTTCCACAGCAACTTCAACTACAAATTCTAACCCTAGTACCGAACTAAAAAATGTATCAGCGTCGAATAGTAAAAGGAAATTGACAATTCCTAGTGGTACACCAATATTAAGTGCAATCTCACTAATAATTTCACAAAGTAGTTTTGTCGAAGATGCACTTAAAGTAGTATATACATCTGCATTAGAACCTGATACCAGTACCGGAGGATTAAAAAAAGTAACTAATAGTACATCCAATACATTGACCTGGTATATCTGTAACCCTTCATTATCAAATGCGAAATGGAATTCGGCAAAAAAATCATGGGTATATGATATCACATATACATTAGGTACCTATACCACTCCTGCGTTAGATGCTGCATATGCCAATCCTACTGCTGCATATTATGGTCCGTATAAATCATATGAATATTGGTACACTGGAAAAAATAAAGAAATTTTGCAATATTCGCAGGAATTGGACAATTTGTATTACATTTCAGTTTTGGGAACGGATTCAGATTATCAGAGTGACGGAAATACAACTGATACACCAAAAGTAGTCGGTACACGTCCTGATGCCCCAAAACAAGGAAGTGCAGGATTAAGAACAGATGCGTACAACACAGTTGCTACCTCATTGACTGATCCGTCAGGACAAGCATCAGCAAGTATTCAGATTATGGGAGATCCTGATTATCTAGGAATATTGGATATGAATTCTTCTGTTAGTACTGGATCAGAAACATCGGTTTACAATACATTTTATGGCAATGATGGATATTCAATAAATTATCTTGCAGGTCAAACATTTATTGAAATTGATTTCAAGGAAGCAGTGGATTACGACATGACCGGTACCGGGTGTTTAACAATAAATGATTCTATTCAATTCTGGGCTCCGCCTACCAATACTTCATCTAACACCTCATCTAGTTCCTCGGCATTAAGTTACTTGGTTAATAAAGTTGATTGCGTTTTTCAGAACGGCACTTTTAAACAAACACTTGATTGTAAAATCAATACATTTGCGAACAATTCATCAAATTCATCCTCAACCTCATCAGGAACTACTACTGGATCTACATTATCGTCCAGTAATACTGGCCTGATGTTGGACGGAAAAACATCTAGCACAGGAACATCTACGTCAAATGATACTACCAATATTTCCACAGGAGATGATTGATGGATAATGATATCCGTTTTAATAATCCTGATAAATCACATGATCCTGCGGCAGGAGGTGGAAATGTCTATAAATATCCTGTCATCGGCATAGTAAAAGATAACATTGATCCAAATTATTCTGGTTCACTGAGAGTTCAAATAGAGGGATCCACAAAACAAGATTCTGCATCCACAGATGATGGAAGCTGGATAACAGTACAACGCATGTCAACTTTCTTTGGTGCTACTATTGCATCCAGTAATAGTACAGGAAGTGGATCATTTAAAACAAATCCAACCTCATATGGACAATGGCAGGCGCCACCTGATATTGGTACAAAAGTATTATGCATTTTTGTCAACGGTGATCCTACCAGGGGATATTATATGGGAGCAATTGCCGATGCAGAATCATTGCATATGGTTCCTGCCATTGGAGCTTCATCGAACGTTGTCCCGAATTCGGCAGAAGCATCTGCATATGGTGATGCTGCTAGACTTCCCGTGACGAATATAAACACAAACGATAGTGCCAGTACAAATAGCAGCGATTTTAACAATCAATCACGTCCTGTTCATAGTTACTCGGCAGCAATAATGTTTCAACAAGGTATCATCAAGGATCCATTAAGAGGACCAATTTCTTCAAGTGCATCAAGAGAACCTGTTTCTAGAGTAGGATGGGGTGTTTCTACTCCAGGAAGACCAATATATCAAGGTGGGTATGATGATTCAACATTACCTAACAATTTAAATGCATCCAACAATGATTCTCAACTTCAAGTCATAGGAAGAAGGGGCGGCCACTCGTTTGTCATGGATGACGGAGATATTGTTGGTCGTGATCAATTAGTTCGAATTCGTACTTCTCTCGGACATCAAATTTTGATGAGTGATGATGGACAAACATTATCAATATTGCACTCAAATGGACAAACTTATGTCGAATTAGGCAAAGAAGGAACGGTAGATATCTATTCGACGAATTCAATTAATTTACGAACACAAGGTGATTTAAATTTCCATGCTGACCGAGATGTTAATATTCATGCAGCAAATTCATTTAACGTACATGCAAATACATACCAAATTGATGCTGACAAAGACATTAAACTAGTATCCACTGGAAATATTTTATTGGGCGCTCAAGGAAAACTGTCTGCTACCACAACCGGTGCAATGAGTTTTAAATCTACTGGAGAAGCATCATTTTTTAGTTCTGCAAAAACATTTATTAATGGATCGAAAATAAATTTAAACAGCGGAAATCCTTCTACATCTCCTGAATCATTGACCCAAAATTCACTGAACATGCACACTGATACAACATTGGATAATACAAAAGGATTTGTATCGTCACCTGCATCATTGAAATCTGTTACTTCTCGTGCACCTGCACATTATCCATGGGTTATGGCTGGAAAAGGAGTAAATGTAAATGTATCATTGTCAACTTCATCTAGTGCCGGATCCAACTCTGCATTGTCTAGCCAAATCAATACCGCTTTAGCAAATACAAATTCTTCTACGGTATCATTGTCAACTTTAGCAACAATTCCTAATGTATCTGGATTGTCATCATCAATTGATTCTACTACTACAAAAGGTATTTTGAGCGGTATTTCCAGTTCAACCTCATTGGGTTCCACAGCGAACGTTGCTTCGTTGGGAGCATCTATTGTTTCAACTGCCGGAGCAGCAGCAGGTACAGCAGTAAATGCGTTATCTAATGTAGCATCAAATACTATTGCTGTTGGAACTTTTTCTCAAACTGCATCACAGCTTGTATCCGGTGGAATATTAAAACCTGGTAGTAGCACGCTGATAAATGCATTGGTTAATAATGGGGCAAATATACAAACTGCGATTCCGTCATCATTGTTTACCGGGAAAAATGGAATTACATCAATCACTCAATTGGCAACGAATCAATCCGCACAAATCAATTCAATGCAAGCAGTGTTGCAAAAATCATTAACCAGTTTAAATTCTTCTGGTTTCTCTACTTCAAATGTATCGTTAACATCTGGTTTGATATCTGCTGCGAGCATGTCAACTCCTTCCACTATTGTCAATGCAATTAATAATCCTGCAACTTTATTGTCCAAAACAATTATTAGTCAAATTTCAACATCAACTGCAGGTTTGGCATCATTGACAGGCACATCATCATTCATAGGTACATCAGGATTGACAAAATCATTAAGTCTTTCTAACGCATCTGTAACAGGAAACATAATTCAATCATCGCTGAATGCAATTACTTCATCACTTCCGTCATTGACTGCAAATACCTCACAAAATCTGTTAGCATTATCGTCAGGAACTTCAACCTCTGCATTGGCGGGCGGCATGGCAGCATTTAAATCAGGCGGAATAAATTCATTAATATCAGCAGGTTCTGTATTACATACCTCAGGTATAATAGATCCAAGTACACTATTGTCGAGCGGGATTAATAGTTTAACAGGGGGCATAAATTCTATTGTTTCAATTGCATCCTCTTCTCTATTTTCTGGTGTATCCGGATCCGGATCTATTTCAAGTGCGGTAAATAATTTGACAAAAACTGCATCTATTGGCCTATCATCTTTGCTCGGATCTTCTGGTATAGGTCCTGCAGCAACTAAGACCCCGGTCGCCGCTTCAGGAACAACAGACCGATCTGCTTTATCAAAACAAGTTACCAATTTATTGGGCAGTAGTACTATCCCTTCGCCCGATTTATTAAATTCAAGTAGTTCCTCTTCATCGAATTCTATTCTTCCGACGGCTCCTTCCGCTGATATTGCTGCGTTGACTGCTACATTGAATGCAGCAGTTGCCAATTATTCATCAGGTGACAAAAGAATAATAGAAGCAAAAACAGCATTAAATGCGGCTATTGCAGCATCACAAAAAATTTAAGGATTATATTAATGGCAACCTATATAGGATACAATACGCAGGTACCTGCAACACAAACATCAATGAATTCTATAAACAATAGTTCGTACAAATCAAATAAAAGTACTCGAATGGTTGACGAACAATTAGTTATCCAAGACTTGATAAATGCATTTAACATACGAAAAGGTTCAATACCTGGATTACCTAGTTATGGTTGTGGAATATGGGATGATATTTTTGAGCAAAACACCACTTCATTGCAGGCATCTGTCGAAACCGAGGTTAGAAATATCATAGCGGCAGACAATAGAATAGTTTTGAATACCGTGTCAACAAATATTGTGACAAATGGAATATTTGTTACCATTGAATTTGCTATTAACAAATTTAACACACCGAGAACCATTCAAATTTATTTTGATGGTTTGTCAAATAGCGCTTATGAAGCCTAAATTTTGAACCTATAAATATAATAAACGGAATTTTTAATGGCAGATACTTCTCGATACAACTCTATATTTGGTACAGCAGATTGGAAAAGCATTTATTCTACTTATAATCAAGTGGATTTCCAAAGCTATACTTTCGAAACTCTTAGGAAAGGGTTCATTGATTATTTAAAAACCAATTATCCTGAATCATTTAATGATTACGTAGATTCGTCTGAATTAATTGGATTACTAAATGTGGTCGCATTTATGGGACAAGGTTTAGCATTTCGTTCAGATTTAAATGCCAGAGAAAATTTTATTGACACTGCTGAACGCAGGGATTCAGTTATTAAACTAGCAAACCTAGTTGGATATACCCCTAAAAGAAACACAACAGCTAGTGGCTTTTTAAAAGTGTCAAGTATTAAAACTTCACAAAATATTACAGACCTAACAGGAAATAATTTAAGCAATATAACAATTCTTTGGAATGATCCTGCTAATGCAAATTGGCTAGACCAAATGAATACTATCCTCAACAGTGCAATTGTCAATTCTCAGAGAATTGGAAAACCGGCCAATTCTCAAGATATTTTAGGTGTAATTACTTCTGAATATTCGATACAAATACCACCGACAGCATTACCAATTGTTCCTTTTAATGCAGCAATTGACGGACTGTCAACTAAATTCGAATTGGTAAGTGCAACTTCAGTTGATAAACCATATGTGTATGAAATAGCTCCTGCACTCTCAGGAAAATTTAACTTTCTTTTTAGAAATGATCAACTTGGATATGGTAGTCCAAATACAGGATATTTTTTCTATTTTAAACAAGGTGGGTTGCAATATTCTGATTTTTCTTTTGATCAAAAAATTGCAAATCAAATACAAGACATTAATATTCTAGGAATTAATAATGACGATACGTGGTTATATAAATTAAACACCGATGGTTCTAGAACACAATGGACACAAGTGGATAACATCTATGCAGAATCATATGTTAATGTAGGAGCAACAGAAAATTCCGCGAATTCAACAAAACAATTATTCTCGGTGCGATCCAGAAACAATGATCAGGTTTCGTATGTATTTGGCGATGACGTGTTTTCTGAAATACCCTTGGGTAATTTCAGGGCATATGTACGTGCAGGAAATGCATCTACGTATACCATTCAACCAAGTGAAATGAATGGATTATCAGTAACATTTACATATGTCAGTAATGTCGGTCGTAATGAAACATTGACTATTGGTTTAGAATTAACCGAAACTGTTAGTAATGCACAAGCAAGAGAAACACTTGCAGATATTAAATTACGGGCACCAAGTAGATATTATACACAAAACAGAATGGTTAATGGCGAAGATTATAATAATTTTCCATTCACTATGTATAACAGTATATTGAAATCTAAAGCTGTTAGTAGATCATCGGCAGGCGCGTCAACTAATCTGGATTTATTGGACCCGACGTTGAAATATGCCAGTAATAGTATTTTTTCTACTGACGGGGGGTTATATCTTGATGAAACCAACGGTACAATTAGTCTAAATATTTCTTCTACTAATGATATTATATCATTCTTTTCAAATACTCTCGCTGATATATTATCATTGAACAGAGTAAATCAATATTATGTACAAAATTATCCAAGTTATGCATTGTCTACCCCTATATATTGGAACAATAGCACGGTTAATTCAGATTCTGTTACCGGATATGTATACTCAACACAAGATATCATAAATTATCCCCAATCTGTAGGAATTTATACTACTTCGACGTTAAAATATTTGACATCAGGATCAATGTTAAAATTTACCGCTCCCAATGGTTATTATTTTGATACAGACAATAAATTAAAATTGGGTGTATCTTCATCAGGTAAAAATTACATTTGGGCCACTGTGTTGTCTGTCACGGGGGATGGATCAAATAATGGAAATGGAACATTTGCTAATGGTACCGGCCCAATAACACTTAACACCAAAATCCCATCAGGTTCAATTCTATCTATTATTATACCTGCATTCAGTAGTTCTATTCCGTCTGATATTATCGCCGAATGCCAATTACGTTTAGAGTTGAATCAACAATTTACACTTGTGTATGATAATTCTGCACAAATAGGAACAACGAATTGGGATATTAGTACGTTCGATGACGAAAATTATATTGTAAAATTCACGAATACAGCAAATGGTGTATATTCTATCCAATACAGATCATTGGTATATTATTTCGGTAGTGCGGGACAAAATAGATTTACATACAATAATAAATTGGTGTATGATCCACTAAGTGGAAAAATTTTACAAGATTATGTATCCGTGCTAGGTATTAACACGTCGCCGTCATCTATAAATTCTATGGGACAAAATATCAACATGAATATTTTGGGACAAACCGTAGAAACAGATGGGTTCGTAAATGATTTTCAAGTCGAGGTATCATCAACTGACATCAATAATAACCAAATAATAATGAATCCTAATTTCTTTAATGAAATTACTGGTTATCAAACAGGCCAATCCAATATCGGAATTTATACTTTTTTTGAAACTACTACTGATGCTGCCAATCTTACTATGACAGTTTTAATAGATTCATCTATTGTAAATTACCAATATGCTACTTCTGCGTTGATTAATGGTGCAAAATATGACTATCCTGTGGGTCAAATATTCTATGCATTCGAGGAAGATACTTTTTATACTACGGTACAAGATACCACGGTAATCTATCCGTCCTATTCAATTTTGGAACAAACTCAATATTCAATGAAACCCGGCAGACAAGGTCTGGCATTCAAATATAATCATTATTCAAATAATACTAATCGTATCGATCCGGTTATTTCAAATATAATTGATTTGTATTTGATTACTGCATCATATCATACATCATATATAACCTGGTTAACAGATACAACAGGGTTGATTTCCAAACCTACTGAACCAACAATGACGGAATTATCACAAAGTTATAGTAACGTGCAAGATTATAAAATGTTAACTGATTCTGTTATTTTAAATAGCGGTTCATTTAAGCCTTTGTTTGGTTCAAAAGCTGATAGTTCATTGCAGGGAACTATCAAAGTAATCAAAAATTCTTCAACAACTGCAAGTGATAGCGAAATAATTAGTGCCATTCTTTCTGCAATGAATGCTTATTTTGATATTTCTAATTGGAATTTCGGTGATACATTCTACTTCTCTGAATTAAGTGCATACTTACATTCCGTTGTTGGACAATATGTGAGTTCCGTTGTATTGGTGCCCAAAGATACATCCAAACCATTTGGCACATTGTATGAGATCGGAAGTGCTCCGTATGAAATATTTGTTAATGCTGCAACTGCGAATGATATAATGATAATTTCATCTTTATCTACTACACAGCTAGGATGATTTGAAAAACCGTAGTTTTTTGCACAATAAATAGTCTTATGGCTACTATTCGTACATTATCATTTTTACCAGAAATTTATAGAACAAAGAAAAACGCAGAAATATTGTCAGGAACACTTGATAATATTGTTAGTGAACCAACATATTCTAGAATACAGGGATATATTGGAAGTAAATTTGGAAACGGGATTGATGCGTCTGCTTCTTATATACCTGAGGTTAATAAAGAACGCACTGATTACCAATTGACACCGTCGGTAATCTCACTAGACGATGATACGAAAAATGTATCTGATTTTATTACTTATCCGGGTATGGTTAACGAACTTACCAATAGGGGAAGTATTACTAACAACAATGCAAGTTTGTTTGAAGGCAACACTTCTTCTTGGGATTCTTTTACTGATCTAGACAAACTAGTAAATTATCATCAATATTATTGGTTGCCTGATGGATTGCCATCAGTTGATATTACTGGAAATTCTGCTACATCAGTTTTAAACTACCAAGTAACATCCGATGTATCAACATACAGCATTGAAGAAATTAATGCAACCTCTACAAATTTTAATCCCAGTATTACACTGGTGAGAGGCAAAACATATACTTTTGCAGTAAATCAAAATTCGCAATTTTGGATTCAAACTGAACCGGGCCTATTAGGTAAATCCACTTTAAATCCAGCAATTTCAACTAGAGAAATTTACGGTGTTACGAATAATGGATCTGAATCCGGCACCATTACATTTACAGTTCCCTATGAAAATGCACAAGAAACATTTGAATTTTCTACAAGATATCTTGTAGATATTACGTCAGACAAATTGGCAACAAGTATTATAGGAAATCATTTGTATGATTTGGTTGACCCAGTAACTGGAAATATTATTCCGGGAGTCAACAATATCGATGGGATAACTGACCTGGACGGAAAAATAATATTTTTCCCTGATACTGAGTTACCATCTTCAGCTGGCAGTCACACCTACACTGATGGTGTTGTTGTTTATCAAATGCCGTATTTTTCCTCAACTGATTTTGGATATTTTTACAAAATTGTATACGAAGAAGATCCTAATAATACAGGAAATCCAATTCTAACACTACAGCGACTTGAAGCAATTCCCTTCAATGCAAGCATTGTTGCAAAATATGGTTTAACAAATATAAATGTTCCTTATTATCAGGTATCTAGTTTGGTATTTGCCAAGGTTCCTAATCTAACCGCAAGACTTACTAAATTGTACTACCAAGATTCCGAAGTTTCTACTAAAACAGGAATTTTTAATATCGTAGATGATACTGCGTCTGTAATAATTGATATAAATGATATTTTGGGTAAAAAAACTTACACATCTCCCAACAATATTGTATTCACTAATGGTCTTAAAATAAAATTTGACAGTTATGTACATCCGTCATCATATGCAAACATCGAATATTATGTTGATGGGGTGGGATCATCCATTAATTTAATTCCGGTATTGAATCTGGTATGTCCTGAAAGTTTTTCAGAATCTGAATACAACACATTTGATAATTTTCCTTTCGATGCTGATACATTTGATGTATCAATGTACATTCCCGTAGAACCAGATTATATTACAATTGCGAGGTCAGCAATTAATGAAAATGCTTGGTCACGCAGCAATAGGTGGTTTCACACTGATGTAATTTCCGCTGCAGGGACATACAATAATTCGGATTATTTGACAACTTACGCAACGTCCAACGCGAAAGCAAAAAGACCAATCGTTGAGTTTTATCCTAATCTAAAAATGTTCAATTCAGGCACAACTTCTGTTCCGTTTGTAGATTTCTATGATTCAACAACCACAGATGCATTTAGCAATGTGGCAGGAAAACTTAGTTATTATGCAGACATCGATGCATATGTACCAGTATCAACGATTGCAGGAACTGTCACTTCTCCGGTTAATTCATCTTCATTAGTTGCAGGACAAGCATACCAAATTTCATCTCTCGGTAACACAAATTGGAATTTAGTAGTAGGCACATCAAATATCATTTATTATGTCGGTGATACAATTGTATGCAAAAATGCAGTATCTGGTACTGGTACTGCCACATTTTTAGCAACCTCTACCACAGCAACATTGAATTCAAATAATGCTACTGGTACATTTTCTGCTGGGATGTTTGTAGCAACAGAAGATGCAACGTTATTGCCAGCTGGTTCATATATATTCTCTGCTACTACTGATGATTCAGGCATTACTACACTTGTAATTCATTGGGATGATCCGCAAAATATTTTAGGTGGAAATGCCGCCTTAATCGCAACAAATAATTCAATGGATAATTACCAATTGTTTTCTGGTGCAAGAATAATTTTCTCAAATGATGTCGATGAAACTGTACGTAATAATATCTATACTGTTAATATTACGCAAGTAGAAGAAAATGAAGCACCTGTAATTGTATTATCTTTGGCTGATCAAGGTGAACCTATATTAGGTACACAAACTGTCATCCTACGAGGAGAAAGTTTCAAAGGCAAATCAATTTATTTTGACGGTATTTCTTGGAATCTTGCCCAACAAAAAATAACAATTAATCAGCCACCGCTATTTGACGTGTTGGATAAAAACGAAAACTCATTATCAGATGCATCAATATATGCAAGTAGTTCTTTTACAGGGACAAAACTATTCAGCTATTCTATTGGTACTGGAGCACCTGATTCTGTACTAGGATTCCCGATATCATACAGTTCAACTAACAACATAGGTGATATCGCATTTACAGTTGATTTCAATTCTGATATTTTCAATTATGTAAATGGTGCAAATGTCGTTACTGAAAATATTAATACTGGATATGTGTATCAATATTCTACTCCATCTAGCTTTAATAGATTATTAGGTTGGACTGCTTCTGTTGCGCCTGTTCCACAGTATCAAATTTTTAATTTTGTGTATGATTCGTCAACTCCTGTATTAAAATGTGACATAGAAAAAAGCACAAATACTATTTGGCCATCAATAAAAGTTTTTTATAACAATGCATATGTCAATAATGACAAATATTCGGTTATAACCGATGCTAATTCAACTGAAGTAACATTGATTACTCCACCCAGTGACGGAACACCAGTTGAAGTACTGCTGTTAAGTGATCAGGTATCTGCTAATGGTTATTACGATATTCCAACCAATTTAAATAACAATCCATTGAATAATTCTTTGGAAAAAGTTAATTTAGATGAAATTAGGCTACAATTTAATGACATTTTTATTAATAATGGAACAATAACAGGTTCCATTAACGGAGCAAATTCATACCGTGACTCAGGAAATCCAATTGGTTACGGTACAAAACTAATACAAAATCAATGCCCTGTTGTCACACCTGGTCTTTTCTTGCGTGATTCTTCGTTGAATCTACAGGAAGCATTGTTGTTTAACAGTAGAGAATATGTAAAATATAAACAATTATTGACATTTACTGTTCAAAATTCAAATTATGATGTGACATATTCTCCTGCAGATATATTGGACGATGCAATCGAGCAAATTTCACTAGCAAGGACTGAATCAAATTCTTTCTATTGGACTGATATGTTACCGTCAAGAGTCCCTTATATTTCGAAAACGTATACTTTCAGGAACAATACAAATAATGTAGCACTTTCATTATCGAAAATTTACGATTTTTCTGTTGCAAGTTATGATTCTGTGCTAGTGTACCTAATTCGAGTTGTAAATGGTAAGAAAAATGTAATCCAACTACAAAAAAATGTGGACTATACCGTTAGTTCAACAGCCACAAACGTAATAATTACAAAACAACTATTGCAAAATGATATTATCACTGTTAATGAATATAATCAGACCTATGCATCTTACGTTCCTCATACACCTAGCAAATTAGGTTTGTATCCGCTATTTGTGCCTGAAATCATACTGGATAACAATCTAGTAACACCTACTTATTTCATCAAAGGACATGATGGTTCATATACGAAATTATATGGATCATATGACGCCAATACCGAATCGTTGAATGACTTTAGAGACATTGCGTTATTTGAATTTGAAAACAGAATATACAACAATACTAAATTGTCATCAACTGTTCCCGTCATTGATCTAACCGAAATTAAACCCGGTTATTTTAGAGATGTACCGACATTTAGTGATTGGTTGTCAGTATATACCGCTAATTTCATGAATTGGGCCGGACAAAATAGAATTGATTATACCTCTCATTATTTTGACAAAAATAATCCATTCACCTTTAATTACCGAAATTCATCAGAAAAACTTACAAACACTGCAAACAACATTGGTAATTGGGCGGGATTGTATCAATATTTCTATGATACATTTACCCCACATTTAACACCATGGGAAATGCTAGGATTTTCTATTAAACCATCATGGTGGGATGCACGCTATGGTGCTGCACCATACACCAGCGGTAATACAATATTATGGAATGACTTGCAACTAGGTTTTGTATGGAATGACGGTGATTCCTACACTAAAGAAAAATATGCCAGAGATCGTTTAGCTGAAATAATTCCTGTGGATGCCGCAGGCAATCTATTGGATCCTATGACAGTTCTAGTAGGAAATTATGATGCCAATATTTTTCAAGCTGATTGGATTATAGGTGATACAGGACCAGCAGAATTATCATATCGCAGAAGTTCCTCGTATCCATTTGACATTATCAACGCATATTCTTTACTGAAACCCGCCAAGTTCTACAATCTAGCGATAGATTTGGATGTGTACCAATATAATACAGAATTTGGTCAATGGTTAACAAATGGTAGAAATTCATTGACCCTCTCAGACATCAAAGTATATGGTTCTGGTATTGCTAAAACAAGTTATTTAAATTGGATAGTAGATTATCAAAAACAGCACGGCATTGATGCTAGTTCTTATATTTCCAATAAGCTATCCAACGTAGATGTTAGATTGACTTACCGTTTGGCTGGATTCAGTGATCAAACATTGTTGAATTTTTCATTGGAAAAAGTTTCACCCAATGACAACAATACTGCACTAAAAATTCCAAACGAAAACTATAACATTATTTTGTATAATAATCAACCACATGACCAATTAACAATGTCAAGTGTGATCATTCAAAAAACTGGAAATAATTGGGCCGTATACGGAAATTCACAGTCAAGTGCATATTTTGTAATTGATTCTCCTGTAATTAATGGAAAAACAATTGCAGTTGAATATGGTTCTGCAACAGTTAAAGTTGCACAAGATTATAGCCAAACAAAACAATATATCCCATATGGTACTATTTTTTATAGTACACAGGAAATTGCGCAATTTATTAAATCATATTCATCGTCATTGGAAACAAAAGGTGTAATTCTAGACCAAACATTCAATGGTTCACCAATTAATTGGGACACGATGATTCAAGAATTTTTATATTGGTCACAAACCGGATGGGAATCAGGCAGTGCAATTACGTTAAATCCTGCATCAACCACGTTAAAAATAACCCCTCCGATGGGTATTGTGCAACCATTAACAAATTCTGCTGATAATTTCATTTTAAATCAAAATTTATATCCAATCAAATCCAAAGATTTGGATGTATATCGTCAGGACAATAGTTTCACTGTATCTACATTGAATCCCGGTGATTCAATGTCATACACTCAATTGGATTATGCGTCACTTGAACACGGAATTGTGTTTGACAATACAACTATGTTCAATGATGTTATTTACGATCTAACAACAGGTCTACGTCAATACAGGATAATGTTGTCCGGAAGAAAAACTGCAGAATGGAACGGAACATTAACTACCAATGGATTCTTCCTAAGCCAAGATAATATTGTTGCCTGGTCAACAGGGACGAAATATTATGCAGGCAATATTGTGACATACAAAAACAAATATTGGGCCGCCCAACAAACTGTCGAGGCTGCGTCAAATTTTGATACTTCGGTATGGAAAATAGTAAAAACTGAATCAATTCGCTATGGCATGTTACCGAATTCAGCAAACAGGGCGTATGAAAGCACACTATTTTATGATGTAGATAGATCAAATCTAGCATCAGATAATGACCTATTGTCAATGTCATTGATTGGTTACAGACCTAGGGATTACCTAGCCCTAGCTGATTTAACAACTGCTGCACAACTCAATGTATACAAAAATTTTATCAAAAATAAAGGTACTCCCAATTCACTTGAAGTATTCAATACGGTCAATCTTGCCCAAGGAGAACTAAAATACGACATACACGAAAATTGGGCAATAAAAACAAGCCAATTCGGTGATAAAAACTCAGGTAAATACATCGAAATGCAATTGGACGAGACACAAATTACTGGAAATGCGTCTATTATTTCTGTAACAAATGGTGATGTTCCTGCAGGAACATCACAAATAGTACCAATTAACAAGCTGTATAATTACAATTTCAATGTACTATCACCTAATATATTGCCATTAATGGAAAGTCAAGATCAACAAACTGCAGGATATGTTTCATTTGATGATGTAAATGTTTTTTCTTATAACTTTAGTGGATTAGATAATGCCACTGATTCTACCGGAAACCTGTTGGATATTAATAATCTATACACGGGCGATTACATTTGGGTTGCAAATTTTAATGGTTCTTGGGGAGTGTACTCTACTGTTATCCAAGGAACCATTACATCAATCACTTATGGTTCATCATACAGCACAGTAACTTTTTCTGATCCACATGAATTGTCAGTAAATGACCCAATTGCAGTCATTCAAACAACCGATGACATTAATGGTTATTATCAGGTAAATACGGTTGTTGATAGCAAAACAATTACTATTCCTTATGCAAATGCATTAAATTCAGGAAAAACAATTGAATTATTGGGATTTGTGCTAAAACTAGAAAACAAAAGATATTCTACTATTTCATCATTACCTGATATAGTTAATGTGTTTGACAAAAATGATATTTATTGGATCGATGAAGATTCAAATGGCAGATGGGCTGTATATCAAAAAACGTCAAACAAATATTCTTTGGTGGATACTATTTCTACTTTAAGTGGCAATAACAAAGCAATTGTTTCTGAAGAATTAGGTATACTTATTACCAATGGAAATAATGTAGATCGTTATTCAATGGTTGGTACTGACTACCTGTTAACAGAAACCATTAATGGTGGCGCTGGCTTTGGATCATCTATTGCAACCTCAGATAGAACGATTTTCATTGCTAACTCAATTACTCAACAAATTAATGTGTATTATAACAATGATACCGTGTTGTCATCAAATTCTGTTCTAATCAATACAATTGATTTAGCGTGCGACAAAATTTGGATTTCCGAAGATGGAAATTATTTGTATGCATCTGACACCTCAACCAATTCTATCAATGTTATCAAAAAAATAAATTATGATATTTCTGCTGAATTCATGACTGCCGGAAGAGCATATATTATCCAAACTCTCGGAGATTCAGATTGGGTTTCTGTAGGTGCAATTGAAAATTCACCGAATGTGGTTTTTGTTGCCTCAGGTCCAATAACACCGTCGACTGGCGTTGCCAAAGAAATATCGTATGAATTAGGCTTTACTATTTCAGGAAGTGAAACTGGATTTGGTACTGATTTTGCCTCGTCATCAACTGGTCATACTATTGTTGTCGGATCACCTGACAAAATTATTAATTCATTGCAAGGAGTCGGCGGCGCCTACATTTATGTACAGGATGCACAAACCACAAAAACTTCATACCAAAACAATAACAATCCTGAACAAATCGGAATAGTATTCTCGAACAATGCCGTAATAGCTAATGCTTTTACAACTGTTACAGGTTCAAATATATATTTTAGCGTGCCTGCAGGATTAAAAATAAATGATCGTGTAGTTTTCGGTGGAGCATATATCGAAAATTATGGTTTCAACACCTCTGCGGTTTATTACGTGCAATCAGTATCTCCTACATATATCACGGTGAAATCTACAATTTCTTCAAATACTCCTGTGTTATTTGATTCAATAACTGGTATATCAGGTCAATGTTATATTCAAGATAACACGGTTGATGTATTTGTTAATGGAACGGTTGTTACCACTGACAATTATTTTATCAAAAATTCAACTCTGACATATATTGGAAATTTTTCGGCAGGCGATATTATTGCAATTGTGTTCTCAAGCTACACATTGACACAAACCTTGGCTGGTAACAATACAACTAGAATTGATTCTCATTATGGATCATCTGTTACTATTGATCGATCAGGAAATGAAATTTTTGTAAGTTCTCCGTATGAAGTTTCTACTTCTTCTGAAGGATCGGTTTATCGATACACAAATACTGCAGGCATTTCAGGAACTATCCTAGGATCCAATATTTGTAATGTAACGATTTCCGGTACTGTAACTATCAACGGTTATCCAATTGTAATTCCAATTGGTAATTCTGTTGTTGCTTCATCAGTAATCAATAATTCAAAAATACCAAACATAGTCGCGTCATCCGTTGACGGAAAAGTAATGATTTCTGTAATCAATGATAGTGAAACTATTGCACTTCAAAAAATTATTATTAATGCACCGGAATCATTGTTAACTCAACTTGGAATTTTGTTGAGAACAAACACACAAGTAATCAGGTCCTCAGATACCTATGCAAAAACCGGATTCGGCTATTCATTGGCGATAACGGATAATGAATTATTCGTGTCAAGTATTAATTCTGTTTGTGAATCACAAGTTACTTTTGACACGGTGTATAAAAATGACCACACCAATACTGTGTTTGATAATCAAACTACGTTGTTCTATGATGTGTCACCTGCAACTGGATTGGTAGAAACTTTCAATCTTATTGAGGGTCCTAATTATACAAGACAATACGTATACGGTCAGTCATTGTCAGTGGATGACGATGATATTAATTTTGGAAACAACCTTTCAATTGCCGGCAATAATTTAGTTATTTCATCTGAAAATGCCACGTTTAACGTTAACGTTTTTTACGGAACAGAAGAGAATTGGTCTGTATTGCGACAAGAATCAGTAACGGTTGATATAAATTCAATCGACGGAATTAACTTGTACAGCAAGACAAATAGCGTTTCATTGGTAAATCTAGATTACATTGATCCGTTGAATGGAAAAATTTTAGGAGTCGCTAGAGAAAACATTGAATTCATGTCAACTGTTGATCCAGCAAAATATAATTCAGTTTCTTCAGGAATCACTTCAGTATGGGGTGCTGAATTCGTTGGTATGTGTTGGTTTGATATGTCAAATACAAAATGGATTGATTATAATCAAACAGATATAACATACAATATTAAATATTTCGGTAAGGTATTCCCAGGATCAGATCCGGCGGTATATACCTGGATAAATAGTGCATATCCTCCGGCATTGTATTCCGGTACCGGAACAGTATATGATATTTCCAAATATTGCTCAAAGTCAACCTTAGACAATTCCGGGAATATTATTACTACATATTATTTCTGGGTTAGAAATACAAATACCATTACACAAAATCACACTTTAGCAGATACGGTTATTGAAAATTACATTAAGAATCCTGCTGCATCTGGTGTTGCTTATTGTGCACTACTTACACCTTCATCATATGCATTGTATAATGCTGTTCCTTATATCAATGGTACAGATACTATCATGCATTTAGGATTTTCTACCGGTTCTGATTTGGAAGGAAACATCCACACTGAGTATAGTTTAATTAGGGAAAATTATGAAGATGATTTCTTGTACGGAATTCCTGAAAACACAAATACTAACTTATTGCCAAATCATGATCTATATCCAACGAGTGGAGAAAAAACTCCATATGGATTATATCTAAAATTACTTGATAGTTTTTCAGGATCCAATACATTTGGTAATCCGGTACCGGATCCATTCTTGCCAATGCCAATACAATCAGGTATTTCAATCCGACCAAGCCAAAGCATGTTTATGGATAGATTGTCTGCTCTAGAAAATTTTGTTACATACATTAACAATATATTGGCATCATATCCTATAACAGAAACTAGAACAAATATAACTCTGTTACAAACAACTGGAACATATTTCAATACGAACGATTATTGGTCATATGAAAATTGGTGGGTAGAAGGTTTTGACAATAATACAAAACCAACCAGACAAGTTTCTGTATATGCTGATTTAAATATGCTTTCAGTAAATGCAGGAACATTGGTCAAAGTAAACGATAATGGATTTGGTAAATTTGAAATTTATCAGTATACGGGCGATGCTTGGAATAGAATAGGTTTAGAAAGCGGTACCATTCAACTTTCATCAAATCTATATGACTATATTGATTATAATATTGGGTTTGATGGAAGTTTCTTTGACACCGATAGTTTTGATTTCTGTCCTTCAGAAGAAACCAGATATGTTATCAGAGGGGTTTTTGAACAACTGTTAGTTGATGATTTGTTGTCATATAGAAATCCTGCGTTAATCATGCTTTTTGAATATATCCAAAGTGAAGAACCTGCATACGGAACAAATATTGATTGGTTGAAGAAAACATCACTTGTTGATATTTCTCATGACGTCAGGCAATTAACACAACAAAATGTATATAAATCAGATAACGAGACTTTCTTGGAAGGATTCATTAATGAAGTAAAACCATACAGAGTGCTAATCAAAGACTATTTGTTTACCTATTCAGGAATAGACGAAGCCAATATATATGCTACTGATTTTGATCTGCCTGCATCTATTATGGGGTCTGAGTTTGTTACCCCGATGTTGACAGATACACCAAACGCATCAAATGAATTTTTGCCAAGTGACAATATCTGGAATCAAAATATTTACACTGATTGGTTCAAATACAAAGGATTGTCATTAGCACAAGAAAACAATTACAGAATTGCTTACCTATCTTCGTATATAGATACCAGCACTAGAGAAATTGAGGTAGATAATTCCTACGTATTCCCTGAATCAGGCACAATTACTATCAATGGTGAAATTTTAGGATATTCTGGTGTCAACAGAGCATTAAATTTGTTGACAGGAATTATTCGCGGAGTTAATAATACTACTATTTCAACACATTTTCCTGGTGCAGAAATTTTCATGGATATTCCTGAAATTATTATGCTTAACAGTGGCAATAATTATGCATCTACTCCAAATGTTACTGCATTTATTGACACTACCATTTATCCTGAACCAGAAATTGAGATGGAACTAGAAGCAATCATGAGTAACGGATCAGTGATCAGTATCAACGTGCTAAATCCTGGACAAGGATATTTTACTGTTCCTGAAATTATGATTGATCCGTCATATATAATATACTTTGATGATAATTCAATTGATACAGCATTGTATACACTGAATTTATATGCACCTAATCTAACGACAGGTGACATAATTCAATTCTCCGGCAACAATTCGAGTGTCCCTGAAAATATTGTCAATGGCGCATGGTATTATGTAAATGTATTGGAAACCACACCCAATACAATTATTGCATTGTATAAAACATACAGGGATTCAATAAACGATAGAGCAAGAATAAAAATAGGAATTTCCGGAACAACCAACACTATGGCCCTGAACGCAGGTGCAAGAGCAGTTGCTGTTACTACTCCCAATCCAGTAAGAGACATCAAAATCAATTTGAAGTTTGATAGAACAACATACAGAAATAGAGTATTAGACTGGAATGAAGGTGTCTATTATGGTTCATATTTTGCCGGAACATTATATGATAGCAGCCGCATTTCAAGTTCTTCTTACACATTGCAAAATGTGTATCCAAACATCGATACTATTCTTGCGAGTAATCACGGTGCTACGTTTGAAATAGTAAATGTAGAGAATATTGAACAAACTGAATGGTCTACTATCGTCAGAACTGTTACTAGTGTCATCAACAATGTTATCACTATTACACCTCCATCTGTATTACAGAATTCGTTTGATAGTACAGTTGGATTTATGGTTAATTCTCCTATTAAATTCGGTTCAAATATTTCAGGATTAATCGAAAACCAAACATATTATGTTAATTCCGTATTGAATACATATCAATTTACGGTATCAGACACTGTTTCAGGTAATGTATTATCAATTCCTGACCAAACCGTAAACTCTACTGCTATTCCTGGAATAGTAGCTGACCAAGGCAGAATCACGGTCAACTATAAGGGCATTGTGACAATTACTGGTACAGAAAAAACCACAAATAAATTGTTCACTGAATTATCAGTCGCTGGCACCCAAGGAACAACAAACTTTTACAAGGGCGCACCCATCTTTTTCGTGGAAAACGTGTTTGGTAATATTGTGGAAAATCAAGTATATTATGTAAACACAATTGTTGATAATGAAACATTTACTGTAAATAAAGTCGATAATTTCATTACTACAGTGGTAACCGCAACAGATGGTTCAAACAATACTATTATAGTAGGTGATTCGACTGATTTTATCATTAACGATCCAATCATGATTGTAGGTGATCTAGCTGGAACAAATATAGTTTCAGGAAAACTGTACTATATTAACGAAATAGTTGACATAAATCATGTAAAAATTTCATTGTTAACCAACAATGAACCTGTTGTGCTGAACACAGTAGCAGATGTATTAGCTACTATGGATAATCAAAAAAATACTGTTCCATTAACAACAACCACAGGATCCATGATTGCTAACATGTCATTACCTGTAAGTCCCGGACAAATTGATGGACAGTTGTTCTCATTTTACAAAACTTCCGGATTTAAATCAGGTTTAACATCTAGCACCTATTCAAACTTATTAACTGGTACCATTTCTGCTACAAATGGTTCCACTAATAGAATTTATGTAGGAAGCATTGATACTACTACATATTATGAAAATATGCCGATAGAAGTATTTGCCACTGCAAATGGTCTATCAGTCAATACACCGTATTATATTACTAATATAGGTAAGGTATCATTGACAGTAACGTCAACTAATGGAACCATACTAACATGTAATTCCACCACCGAATTGTATTCAGGAATGAAAATAATCTTCTCTGGCAATTCATTAGGAACGTTAATTCTAGGTCAAGAATATTATGTGGTCGATGTATTAAGTCCAACAACATTTACGATTACAAACGTAAAAGGTTCTCCGGCAATCACATTGACTGCATCAACTGGTGCAATGCTTGGTGGAGGCGATAATTATTTCGAGTTGAGTCTATCTCCGGGTGGAAGCAATGTTGCATTAACTACCGGTGTCACTTCAATTCAATACACACAATATATTACTTCATATCCGACAATTGATATTTCATACAGATTGGGAGGATATACTGCATTGATTGCCAATTCTGGATCCGGATTCTCGATCAACAATACCATTGTATTTTCAGGTTCAGCAGTAGGAGGAAGTTCACCTCAAAATGATATTACATTGAAGGTAAACACAGTAGATACCTTAGGACAAATTACAAGTGTTATTGTCACTGGAACTCCTCCTGCATTATCAGAAAACTTCTACTTAAAAGTTGTTTCTGATACGGAGTTAGATATTTTTTCTGACAAAGAATTAAAATCTTCTGTTCCTGCATCTAATTTGAACTACACTGGATATACCATGACTTCCGTATCCAGATTAACTGCTCCTTATTCGTTGACATTGGGATCGACCTCAGGCTTTTATGTTGGAGATTCGGTATATATCACTGGCGACAATACCGGAACATTCGTGGCAGGAAAAGAATATTTTGTGTATTCTATAACCTCTGACACAAACATGATTCTCTCTACCCTTCCCGGAGACAACACAACAATTGTTCCCGTAACAGACAATAATGTTACATTGACCATTGCAAAACCCGGTGATTTTATATTCCTGTCAGAACCATTCTATTTCACTCAATCAATCGTAAAATACAACAACAGACTATATGAGTGTGTTGTATCAAATCATGATACCGAATTTGTGTTAGGCAAATGGAATGAAATTAATGCAAATGATATCAGATTAAATGCTTTGGATAGGACATTTGTTTATTATGATCCTACAGTAAATATGCCCGGAACTGATTTAACTCAATTGATTGATGGTCTAGTATATCCAAATCCAGTTTATATGGGTAACTATTTTGCACTTGATCAACAATATGACGTTGATACTCATGTCGTAGACAATGATCCAAATGCAAGTTATACTATACAAGGAAATGATTTTTCATATAGCTATGGTCCAGAAGAACTTATGCCCGGAAAAATTCAAGACAACATTTCTGTTATTTCTTCTACATTACCGGGAACTAACTGGGACGTAGTTACATATGGGCATACGGGTTTTGACATCACGAATCTCGAAATAACTCCTTCAGGATCAACCCAAACTATTTTTAGTTTCAAAAACGAATCACAAACAGTATCCGGAATTACAGTGCAGGAAATTGATGGCACTACTGGATTGGCTACAACTATGCCTATAAGTTCATATTCGATAGATTGGGTAAACAAAGAAATTATTTTAGCTACTCCTCTACCATATTATCCAATTATTAACAGGTTACAGATTGAATTGTTTGAAACTGGCAATGGATATCAATTAGCTAAATCTGACACTGATGATGCACCAATTATTACTAATACTAATACTGGTTTTAATGAAATCAATCTTGCGTGTAACTATAATGAAGCATTGATTTCAGGCAATGGCGTGCTAAAATATGATAGTACATTAATTACAGAAGCAGTGACAGAAACTGTTGCAGCGACCAATAGATTAATTTGCACTGATGTTTCATTGTTTACCATCGGCAAAGCCATTACATTTGAGGGAGGATTGTTCGGTGGAATAGTAGCAAATCAACCTTATTACGTAAAAACTATTAATCCTGCATCAAATACCATTACTATTTCAGATTCATTTGATTCCTCCACTGGTACGGTTGGTCCAGTACTGTCCGTAACAGATGATTCGGGATCAATGATTGCAATCATTCAAAATGGAAACGGTCTTGTATGGACAGATCCTTACGTATTGCACAATGGTACTAAATTAGTAGTAGGCGTAACAGATAAAATCTCTGCTATCAATAACAATGCATTGCAGACAATTTCCACTGAAAATATGGCGGTAGGCAATGAGATAACATTTGACACGTCTGCATTCGGGGGATTAATTCCTTTCAAGAATTACTACATAATTTCAATTAATAGTGCAACTTCATTTTCAATTTCCGAAACATTGGGTGGACCTACTGTAGTTTTAACAAATTCTTCAGGTGGTTCAACTTTTATCACAAATGATTATGCATTTGATGTGCAAACAGACGGAACAACTGCGAAAATTATTTTCGCAGAAACAGGTTTAACACAAGAAAATGATTATATATCATTTACTGTATTCGGTGAATCATTGCCCGATCAATATGGTTATTCTATTCCCGAAATTCAGAATTTTAAAGGAAATGGTTCAACTACGTACCAATTGACAAATTTCGTTGAATATGAAAACCCTGATCATGCAATAGTAGAGGTAAATGGGTTGAGAGTTATGCCAAATACATTCACAATCAATGGAGAATTGAACAATATTGTGTTTAATTCTGCAAAAACAAATGCAGATGAAATAAATGTTATGTCATTTAATGACACCAATAGGCAATATCTAACAACATCAGATGTACTAACAGGAAAGTCAGTGGTTAATATTGTCAATGTTAACACATCTGTTTCAGATTATACTGTGCGTGGATGGGTAACCTCATCAAATAGTTCAAACAATCAATTAACTGCGGTATCTCCTGGAGGTACTACAGGAATGATTTCAGGACAATCTATTTCTTTCTACGGAACAAGCTTCGGTGGAGTTAATACAACGGATAAAGTTTATTACGTAGGAACAGTAGTATCTTCTAGTAACTTTACTATTGTCGATAACACCGGAACAGTGGTTACGTTGACCACTGCTACTGGTTACATGGATTTTACTGTCGGAGGAATGGAAACCACTAGAATTACAACAGGAGCTCCTCACAATTTTACCACTAATGAGAAAGTAAGAATGTATGGTATTGAAGGATCTATAGAACTAAACAATAACATATATTATGCAAGATATATTACGCCTACAGTATTTGATATATATACAGCACCATTTACACAAACATTGAGTGGTTCAAATTCTCCCGTAACTTCTGCAAGTTCATACACGGGTTCGGGCTATGCATCATCATTGGGACAATACAGAATTATTACAACTGAATCCACTTCAATCAATTCTAACTTAATTGTATGTACTTCTGTTGACCGAATGATTCAAGGCAATCCAGTATATTTCTCTGCGGCCGGTTATCAGGATGGTGACACAATAGTCTCTGGCATTGTGCAAGGACAAAAATATTATGTTGGTACAATTGATCCAAACGCCTTTGGGTTCAGCATCAGTACAACGCAATTTGGTCCTGATATTGTATTAACTAATTCAGTTCAGAACATGAATGTTACTTTATGGAATCAGCTAAATCCTGATAGAGTTTGGGTATATTTAAATGGTAAACGTGTTCCTTCATCAAAAATTACAATTTCTGATGTAAATGAAATTTCTATTAATAATGTTATTATTTCGTCAGACCAAATAATCATTACTAGCATGATTCCTACTGCTACTCCGCATGAACAAAAATTCATGAATATCATTGATTCGTCCGGTACGCAAACAATTTTTAACATGAATTCTCCATTCAGAACATGGTTGACACATGATTTGTCAGCCACTGATACTGAATTATTTGTAAATGATGTAAGTAAGTTAACTGTAACAAAAATTCAAACAAATGTAGTAACTTTTGACACAGATGGCTATTATGTGGGATTAAATGCTGATAAGAACAAGATTACATCAATTTCTGTTTTTAACGTGACCAGTCAGCAAACAATAGATACTGAACATTATGTATCACTTATTTCAGGTATGTCGCCCGAAATAAGAATTGAACAAGGTGCGTGGATCAAACCCGGAGATACAGTAGAAATTACTATTTTGGAAGGAAATCTAATTTACGTTGCCGGAGAACAAATAATGTTTTCTGACATAAATGCTGAAACAAATTCAATTTCGGGCTTAGTAAGAGGTGTTAATGGAACCGGAACCGTTCCGATGATTAATGTGAACGAAACGGTTTATTGTCTTTTGGACGTAAATCAAATGAATGAAAATTACAATAATGTTATTTGGAATTCATATGAGTATAGTGCACTAGGTGATCCACTACAGATTAGTAATACGGTTCCTGCGCAATTTCTGAACACCGAATTCTGATATGATAAATAATCAGATGAATAATGATAAAAAACCTAATGAAAAGCTTGGTATCACGGTCGATAGTTCTTTAAAAATTATCGATCCTGATACCAAGCAGGTATTACTACACAAAAGGGCTGATTAATGATCCAAACAAAACATACGGTTGAAGGATTTCTTAAAATTTTCGATCCAAACACGGATGAAATTGTATTGGAAAAAAATAATGCCATTAACTATGAGGCATTGTCTGAAGCAATTGCATATTCGTTGAGTAATAGAGGATACGGAGAAATATACCAAATGGCATTTGGTAGTGGTGGATCCTCTATTGACCAAACTGGTGTAATTACATATTTGCCACCTAACACAACCGGTCAAAATACTACACTATATAACCAAACCTATCAAAAAATTGTGGATGACACGAGTGTTTACAATCTAGATCCTACCCGTAATTATATGACGGTGTTACATACCACAGGGAATTTATACACGGACATTTTAATTCAATGTTTGCTTGATTACGGTGAACCTTCCGGACAGGCAGCATTTGACAATAGCACCACACTAGATTCATCATACACGTTCGATGAAATCGGTATATTAGCAAATTACGGAACTGATTCTTCTGGTACACAACTATCCAGGTTATTAACGCATGTTATTTTCAGTCCGATTCAAAAATCATTAAACAGGCAGCTACAAATCAATTATACGATTAGAATTCATAGCCTAAGTAGCACAGCATCATAATAGGAATTTTAAATGGCATATTCAATCGTTAGAAGTGATGGTCGAGTTTTAACAACTATTTCAGACGGTACCATCAACACCACTAGCACCTCTCTAGGCTTACCAGGAAAAAATTATTCCTCCTGGGGAGCAATATATGACACAAATTTTGTCAAGATTACAGAAAATTTTGCATCAAATACTCCGCCTGCTAATCCATTGCGTGGACAACTTTGGTTTAACACTAATAATAATACATTGTGTGTTTGCCCATCTGATGGTCAAGCAAATGCAGCAGCATGGATTTCATTAACTTCAACTTCAAATGTAGGAAGCACTACGTTTGGCAATGTAACAGCGATTGGTAATATCTCTGCTAATAATGTAAGTGCAAACAATTCAATGACAGCAAATACTATTTCATCAGGATATCTATCTGTAACTGCAAATACATCTCTAGCAAATGCAAATATTTCTTCTGCTACAATTGCAAGCATTGTTACTCCTAATATTAGTGCAGGAGGAAATACTTCTGCTGGATCATTGACAGGTGTTTGGACTATTAATGGTTCAGTCGGCGGGGCAGGTGCATCATCATTGATACTAAACACTGGCGGCATTTCCATCAGTAATTCCTCTGGTGCAAATTTGTACGGAATTAAGTGTGACAACTATATGTATGCTAATGGTCAACCAGTACCATTAGGAATTACTTACTCTAATTCAAATGTATCTGCATATTTGCCCACATATACCGGTAGAGTAGGTAATGTTACTGCAAATGCCTCCGCGCAATTTTTCGGTAATCTTCTTTCCACTGGTTCAAATGTAAACATCGGTACAATAACAGGTAACTGGCAATTATCTGCTGGATCAACATTGCAAACAATTCATGCTGACTTAGCAGAACGTTATGAAGCAGATGATGAATATCCAGTAGGCACTGTAGTCAAAGTCGGCGGAAACAACGAAATTACTGCGGCAACTAACAATGACACGGACAGTGTTTTGGGTGTAGTTTCTACTGGTTATGCATATCTAATGAATGCCGGCGCCGGGGATGACAAAACTCATCCTGCAATTGCTTTGGTAGGTAGAGTTCCTATTAGATGCGTAGGTCCGATATCGAAGGGTGATCAATTGATTCCTGTCGGTACAGGCTGCGCAAAAACATCGGCCGATGGCACAGGATTTGGTTGGGCCCTAGAAGATAATACGGATTCAGGTGAAAAATTAGTTATGTCAGTTATAAAATAACTAAATATTTGCATAACATCTGAGTTAAAAATTTTCTACAGCCTTTGAAAATTACCTTGACTCGACATACCAGAGATGTTAATGATCCTGCATTGCGTTTGTGATGCAGGATTTTTTATTGGAGTAATTAAATGGGTATGTTTAAAATGAGCACAGGTGATAGCTGGAAACAAAATCCAACAAACCCTAACCCGAAATCATTTATAATCTTGAAAATGTATTGTTTTTCTGATATGTGGGTAGCTGAAATTAAATATCCGAATTGTACTAATTTCGAAGGTATCAAGATTCTTGTTCTACGAGAAGATCCGTCAGGGATGTCTGAAATCGATCCTCATTTTTATGAGCAAGGGCCTATTGTAGCTCGATTTGAACCCAATGATAATGGTTGGAATCAAGCAATGTGGTTTGCCGAAACATTCTCCAAAAAGGATTGAATTGGCATTCAATGTGAAATAATTTTTACAGGCATTCCGGATATTATATCCTCATGCGTATTATAGAAACTATTATTTCATTATAAACTATCTCTGCTTCATTTCATTTCGCAGAAGATCAAACTTGAGTTATTTTTTACTCACTCTCGTTCGTAAAATAACACACAGTTTATATTTTTAATTAGTTTTTCTTTTTATATAGGACTTAATTATATATAGGCCAATAGATACTCTTGTAGAAGGAGAGCCATGGTAGTGCTTCTTTCAAAGCACTACCAATGGTTAGTTTGCTAAAAGTAAATTTGAAATGTACTTGTAGAAAGTGTCACTCTAGTCGCAAGTCCCCGATTCAACTATCCATTCCTGATGTTGAAACGATACCGGTCACGTTGTAAATTATTATGGGAAGTAGTGGGTGTTAACCATGACGCATGTTCAGATTCGTCTTGCTGCATTTATGAATCTGACTCATTCCGGGATTGCTATACCAGTAGCCAAGAGCCCGGTCGGTATAATACCAGTCTATCTGTCAAATTTTATATTGAATGTTCCATATGGCGTTCAAACTCTTTGGCATTACTCTAGCGGGACATATTTTTAAAAATAGTTTCCATAGCATGAAATCTTAGGCGACCGTACGTCTTAAGCAGAGAGTCACCCGGGACAGATACCATGGACAATTAATGCCAAATACCCAAACCAAAAATAAATTTTAAAAAAATATTTTATTAATGGTTTCGGGTTTTGGCATCACGCCGCACCAAAGATAGTCTTTCATACTCCTACAAGTACTAATGACCTCAGGTTTCTTCATCGATAGCACGTATACCTAACATTCTAATATACTTCACTAACAGGCCTTTGTTTTGGTTTACTCAATAACTCATCATGTCATTGAACCTTCAACGTTCTTCTTCCCCCGGGCGTTATCATATCCTTTTAAGACTGAACACACAGATATGTTTACATTATTTTTTCGGGGCGTAATTCTCGTTGCTTGCATTTCTCGGGCTTCCTCCGAGTATTTTTGTTTGTAAATTGGTAAATATGGTCGTGTGAACATATTTGTGTTAATCCAATCCCAAGCTGTTCTGTTATGATTTTTTAAAGATGTCATCATAAAGAACGAAACCGACAGACTACTTCACATGGTTGACAGTACAATGAATTAATTCATTGTGCTGGTCTTGTCCCTAGAATCTGATCGCATTCATCAGTGGTGCAATTTCAAAGGGGATCGAGGTACCTCGATCAAGCGACGATGGCATTTTACCGCAATATGTTCAATATGAACTAGGAATCTGGATAGATGTATTGCGTCAAAATGTAAATTAATTATACATAATTAAAATATAAAAATCAACCATTAAATAAATTCATGAACATAAAAGAAATTGCCAATTTTAAATTGTCAGATGCAGTAAAATTCCACAAAACCCTAAATCCTAAACTTTGGGAAGATAATCATTTGATTCCTGAGGTTAGAGAAAAATTATTGGTTATTGCAGAAGATTTCTTGGAAGAACTTGGTATTCATCCTTTAAAGGTTGAAGATGTTCGCATCTATGGATCAAATACATCATACACTTATACCATTCATAGTGACATAGATTTACACATATTAGTTGATTATAATGATTTGCCGGACAACGATGTATATAAAGAGTTGTTCAATGCAAAGAAAACAATTTACAATGAAACGCACAAAGTAAAAATTCGTGGAATTCCAGTAGAGTTATATGTACAAGATACAAATGAAGAGAATAAATCCATCGGAACATACAGTATATTACATGATCATTGGATCAAATATCCACAGAAACAAGATGTTACTATTGATGAGGCATCTGTTAAAGCAAAATATGAAAAATTAGCAGATTATGCTGACCATGTGTTAAAAACCGAAAATCCATATAAGTTAGACACTTTTTTGAAATTGCTTAAGCGATATAGACAAGCGGGATTAGAAAAAGGGGGAGATTTGGGCCCCGAAAATCTTGTTTTTAAATTACTAAGAGCCAATAATTACATTGGAAAAATTAGAAAATTAAAACAAAAATTGCACGGACAACAATTATCACTTGAACATATAAATGAGGCATCCGGATATATACCTTCCGAAAAAGAAAAAAATGATCCCCGTTTTAAAACTGGGTTGACAGTTGATGTTAAACCAGACTCAATTCAAAAAAATGCAAAAGCATTTGGCTCAAAAGTTTCTCGTCCTGGTATCCCGCCCCAAGCAAAAACAAACGGAAAAATTTCAGAAAATTTTGAATTTAAGTCATTCCAGATTCACAATGAAGATAACACTGATTCGGACATGGAAAATTTTCTAAAATTGTTGCAAAACAATAATACTCCTCATAAATTACTAGAGGATGTTATGGATGCAATGGATAAGAAATCTACCCGAATAAATGAACAAAATGATCCTTCCGTAACCATTTCTCAACTAGAGCAATTTATCAATTCAAAAAAGATTGATTTGATAATAGGTAATAAATATATTCCGGTCATGCTTGCTCTTTTCAATGGCATATTAACTGTTTGTGACATACACAAAAATTCCTCTTTAATCACTCCTGCGGAATTTGGTGTACTGACAGAAATAAATGAATATGATGTAAATATAGAATTTTCAAGTGGATCGTATCGCTATCCACTTGGGATTTATAAAATTGCAACTGTAACAGGAACAATTTTTGTTGAAACACCTGAAAATTATGAAAAATTACGAACAGCCATCGCGTTAAAATTTGATAAAGTTTTGCCTCCCCTAAAAATTTGACATAATACCAAAAATCTATAAAAGAAGTTTTTTAAGGGAGAAACCTATGGAAATAACCGGTGCACTCCATGCAGCCGAAATTCAGGCACATAGATATCTAATGTTTTCCAAATTGCCTTATAAAATGCGAAATACCAACACAAAACTCAATTATTTCATGCGGTTACTTAGAGCAACGCTTGAGGAAATAAGTAAACAGGAAGTTGAAACAAAACGCGATAATCGACAGTTTCAACAAGACAAGTTGTTGGAAAACATACAACAATTCAAAGATGCATTGGATTTATTCGACAGAGAAATGACAATCGTACAACTCAAAATCTAAAAAAATCTGATTTGAAATTTTTTTCAGATTATCCGAAAAAAAAGTTTGACACAGGAATCAAATCACTTTAGAACGACTTCACAGACAGCGATGAAGCAGTCTTGTAAAACAATCTTTAGGAGTTAATAAAATATGGCACAAGTTTCCGATAATGCACTAACAGTTACCCCAGTACAAGCCCGCAAGGCTATTCTGAAGGCTTTCAAAGTAAAGCGTCCTATCTTTCTTCGTGGTCCCGCAGGCATCGGCAAGTCTGATATCATGGAAGATATCGCAGTAAATGAACTGAAGGGCGCAATTGTTGATATGCGTCTATCACAATGCGATCAAACTGATCTTCGCGGTATTCCTTTCTTCAATAAGGACACTGGTCTGATGGAATGGGCTCCCCCAGTTGAGCTTCCTTCGAAGGAATTTGCAGCACAATATCCGTATGTTGTTCTGTTTCTTGACGAAATCAACTCTGCTGCCCCTGCTGTACAAGCAGCAGCATATCAGCTAATCCTAAATCGTAAGGTTGGTACTTATACTCTCCCTGATAACGTTGTTATCGCAGCAGCAGGCAACCTTGATACTGATAAGGGTGTAGTGTACAAGATGCCTCTTCCCCTTGCAAATCGATTCCTGCATCTCACCCTTCGCTCGGACTTCCCCAGCTGGCAAGAATGGGCAGTTAATCACAATGTTCATAAGGATGTTGTTGGTTATCTGAGCTTTGCAAAACAGGATATGCATAATTACAATGCAAATTCTCCTGATCTTGCGTTTGCAACTCCCCGGACTTGGACTTTCGTGAGTGATCTTCTCCATGTAGAAGATACGGACAATGAAACTCTGTTTCATCTGATTGCAGGTGCAGTTGGTCAGGGTGTAGCTACCAAGTTCATGGCACATCGCAAGGTTGCAAGCAAGATGCCGAATCCTTCGGACATTCTGTCAGGAAAGGTCACTGATCTTAAGACCGAAGAAATCTCAGCAATGTATTCACTGACGATTTCACTGTGCTATGAACTGCGTGACGCAGTTGATAACAACAAGATTGATGCCAAGGAACTCGAAAAGATGGCAGATAATTATCTGGTCTATATGATGAAGAATTTCGAACACGAACTGGTAGTTATGGGCGCCCGTATCGCACTTAAGACTTATTCACTTCCGATCGAATTCTCAAATCTGCCCAGCTTTGATGAGTTCTTCAAGCGCTTCGGTAAACACATTGTTGCAGCATCGGGCGCTCGATAAATCTAGCAAAATATAAGTTTCGAGTCGGAAACTTGAAAAAGCTAATGGGACATAGTCCCATTAGCCATTTATAAAATCCGAAATTCAGATAGATAACCGGCTTCTTTGGAAATTTTTTATTGAGGCAAATGGTTATGTTTTGGTCCATAACCATTTGCTATTTCCGCAATCATAAAAGACCAAATATCCTAATTGTTTCATGATTTCAGGTTCAGACATCATTGGATCATGTCCCATTTTCACTAATCTTTTTTTAGTGAATGATGCTCTGTGATACCTAATACCATTTTTCAAATACCAATAACCCACATTATTTTCATGTGTTGTGATTTCCATGAAACCCAATGACTTGTAAAGATTCCCATTGCTCCAACATCTATCTGCATATGATACGATTTCTGTTGGGTTTAATTCTGATATAAAATGTTTGAACAATTTACTAGCACCTCCCACCACAGTGCCCGATGAACAATAGCGTACTAATTCGTATGCATTTTTTGTGAATCGTGATTTTGAAAAACTCATTGTTGCTACCAAATTATTTTCAAAAAATAAACCATATTTGAATTTTGCATTTGCATTCCCGTACAAATGATTTTCCTCACAGAACTTTTTGTAAAGCTTCGGCGTAATTTCGGATATTGAGCATTTTCTAGCATATAATTTATTAGAAACACCCAACACACTTTTAAGTCTTGCCTCAATGATGTCACGTGACCCATGCCATTCATTTTCAAAAATTTGAATCAAATGTATTCCTAGTTTTTTGCATTTTATGTATTTGTCAACGTGATAATTTGATTTTTTCTTTATATCCGAATGCCAATAAATTCCATTATGTTCTATTGCAATTTTTTTGCTAGGTATGTAAATATCTAACTCTAATCCATTTAAAATATCGGTATCATTCGTGACGATATCAAATCCCAGCCCACTAACAAAATCTCCTATCTCTATTTCGGGAATTGATCTGGTCTTTGGATAGCATTTTCTGCAAATAGGAACTGTTCCGTAGTCGATATGTGATTGGAACCTATGATCACACTGAATGCATTTCCAAGGATATTTGTTTAGGCGGTTTGATCCAATATATTCTTCTCTGGTAAATTCAGGGGTGACTTTTTCTTTAACGCGATTAATGACCTGTTCAAAACCGATAGATGTTTTGTTATAGCTAGTTTGTTTGCGTTGTTCACTGTAATCGCGCTTAGACATGGTCTGTTTGCGCTTATCTTTTATACTTTGGTGTTTAGCAGGATTATCTTCTCCGTATTTCTCTTTCCATGTTTCTTTGCGTTTTTCTAAAATATGTTCCATCATTTCAGGAGAATGTGGTTCGCGATTTTCTTTGATATATGCTTGAAAGCAAGCGCATCCCGGAACTTTATTGCAGAATCCATATCCAGAATCTGGTTTCAGGCGTTTTTTCTCGCCTGAAGGACAGAATGGATTTGGTTTTCCATTGAGGATGTAATATACTCTTTCAGTGACAGTAGTGTTTTCAGGAAAAATAGATGTTTCGGACAAAACCCATTCATACAATCCAGGATGTGACTTGCTTTTTACAACCTGACCCAAAACACGAGGATTGGATTGTTCAACTATTGTACGTAATTTTTCGATCATGTAATAGTGTATCATGTATTTAAATTTTAAGTTATTTATTTGGTCAACATACGGTTGACATTAAACATGTTTTTTGATAGAAAATCTAAGTGAATAAAGTTTCGAAAGGAAGACACAAATGAGTCAAGTTCTACCCAATACTAAGTCCAAGTCAAAGACACGAAATGATAAGATGGATAATCTTGTGGGTCCTACTGACCCTGCAATCGACGCGAAGGCACGTGATGCGCTCGTTACCTCACGTATTCGCCTGATCTTCACTAATCCATTCTTCGGTCATCTTGCAATGCAACTTCGTCTAGAAAATGCAGATGAGTGGTGCGGCACTGCTGCTACTGACGGTCGCAAGTTCTATTATAATTCAAAATTCATTATGCTTCTAAAGGAATATGAAGTTGATTTTCTAGTAGGTCATGAAATTTTGCATTGCGCATACGATCACTTTGGTCGTCGCGAATACCGTGATCCACAAATTTTTAACATTGCATGTGACTTTGCAGTCAACGCGGATCTTAAGAAGCATCGTATTGGTGATTTCATCACTTCTGTCCCTTGTCTGTATGATAAGAAGTATGAAGGTTGGACTTCAGAAGCAATCTATGATGATCTCATGCAAAATGCAACCAAGATGAAACTAGATGAACTTATGGATCAACTGCTTGACGAACATATGGATGGTGGTGATGGTGACGGAGAAGACGGAGAAGGAAACACTCCGGGTAAAGGTCGCCCTAAGATGACACAAGCTGAGCGTGACGAAATCCGTCAGGAAATGAAGCAAAACCTGATCAATGCAGCGCAGCAGGCTAATGATGCAGGCGATGTTCCCGGAAACATTCAACGCATGATCAAGGAACTAACAAATCCTGTTATGCCGTGGCGCGAACTTCTGCAGACCAATCTGACATCAGCAATTAAGAGCGATTACACGTATATTCGTCCTTCACGTCGCGGATGGCATATGGATGCAATTCTCCCGGGTCGTGCACCTGATGAGGAAATCGATGTAGTGGTTGCAATTGACATGTCAGGTTCAATTTCACAAAAGCAAGGAACACAATTCCTTTCTGAAGTTGCAGGAATGATGTCTCAATTTGCTGGGTATAAGATCAAGGTCATGACTTTTGACACTCGAATTTATAATCCTAAGACTTATACATCTGAGGACATGGAAAATATTGCTGAATATGAGCTAATGGGCGGCGGCGGAACATGCTTTAATTGCATTTTCGAACATCTTAAGGAAGCAGAACAAGCTCCTACAAGACTGATCGTTTTTACTGATTGCTATGTTTCAAATTGGGGTGATCCTGATTTCTGTCCTACTACGTTTATCATTTATGATAACCCGTCATGTGTTCCCCCATATGGCACTTGGGCACACGCAGATCAGCATAGTATCTAATCTAACATGAAGAGGGGAATATTCCCCTCTTCTAATTTTCGGATGAACGAAATGATTACATATATTCTTCCGGTAGAATTTCAAAATAAGTTGGTTAGAACAGTAAAAAGATTATCCAAATTATATGCTTCAGAAGCATTGTCACAATCTGAATATTATTCATATTGTATGAAAGAATTTGATATTGTGGGTTGTAGTATAAAAATTGAATTTGATCGTAATGCAACCACACATGGGTTCGTAACAACATTTGAATTTGAAACAGAACAAAAATTATTAGAATTTATGTTGAAAGAAATGTAATGAAATTCACTATCCATCTTCCATTGAATACCCAAGAAAAATTCAGAACTGAACTCAACACGAATGCATATCTCGCTTATTCGGATCTTGGGTATGCTTGGGTTAAAAAATTGCTAAATGTCGACCACGTATCATCTATGATTCATGATTATAATGTGAAACAGTTTAAGGTTTGGTGTGCAGTAGATAATGAAAAGAAAGCGGCAGAAATGTTGTTGAAATATGGCTAAAAAATTATTTTCTTTACGCGCAGACCATCCATTGCTAGATGAATTTAGGACTAGTACAGGATATTTTGATGTAAGATCAGTGAAATTTTGTGAATGGATGGATGCTAAATATCCTGGAAGTTACACAACAGTGCCACATTCAACGTGGACTTTCGATGGGTTTTATTTTCAATTCACGCTTATATTCAATGATGATAAACAGTTGGCAGAATTTATTTTACGCTATATTTGACACCAAAATTATTTTTAACTCCTTGTATTGACGTAAATAATATTATATACAAGGAGTTAAAATTTATAATGGCATTTTTAAGACATATTGGTCGCATCGGCGATAGAAAAGTAGCAGTGATTTTTAGAGAAGTTCCGGGCGAAACGCACATGGCATTGGTAGCCTATCCAGAACTTCTTAATCGTCATGTTCATGATCCTCTCATGCAGTGCATCGAATCTCAAGTGGGTCAACAAGCAATTGATCTTGCAGAAGCGTTGAATCGCACATACACAAAAGATGGTTCTGTGATTCTTCAAAAGCTACATGCTGAAGGACAACTCAAGAAAGTCAAAACCGAGCTAGTTGTAATGACCCCTGCTCCTGGAATTCAAATCAAACTTTCTGAACTAAATCAAATTTTAGATCAAATGGAACAAGGTGAGGCAGCCACGAAGAAATTGGCCGAAATGGATTCGCAACTTGGTCTACAGGATCCAGTAGCTATTGCAAAGCGTCTGCGTGGCGACAAGGATGCAACCTTCGCAAACCCATCAAATCTCCCCTCTGATGTTTTAGGTAATGATTCTATTGCAAACAATCTCCGCGCACAAGCAGCTAAAATGTTGAGTGAAGCAAAGGGTCTTGTTGCAGAGGCAGAACGACTTCAAGCCGAAGCAACAGCACTTGTTCCGGTTACATCTGATTTAAACCCAGGTGACAGGGTATCATCCAATTTGACCGATAAACCGGTACAAAAAAGCAGAGGCAGACAAAAGAAGGCTGCTGTATCAGAATAAAGGTATAAAATAAAAAATGATTCCTGACTCTGAATTTTACGATAAGTGGGAACAATTATTAAATGAGGTTGATAAACTGAGAATCCCTGCTCAGTTTATCAAAAAACTTATTCTTAAACTTGACGGTAGAAAACAACACACTATTAATATTGCAAAATTGCTCAAACAGGGATTGTCAATGGATGAACTTGAGGAAGCAGTAGCAAAAAAATTGTATGAATACGAAGAACAATTAGTCGATTTGGAATTCATTATAGATTTACAGGCAGTAGCAGATGAAATTCAACCTGAAACAGATAAGTTATTAAGAAAATTATGAAATTAATTGTTGCATCTGATCCCATCGGTGGAATGGGATATAGAAATACTCTTCCTTGGACAAAAATAAAAGGTGATTTACCCCGATTCAAGGCACTTACTGATAATCAAAAAATAATTATGGGAAGAAAAACATGGGATAGTCTTCCACTAAAACCGTTACCGGGAAGAGTATCATATGTTGTATCATCCGTTAAACAAGATGATGTAACAACAATATCAATCGCAGATTTAAAATTACCCATGTTTGATGATGCTTGGTTGATTGGAGGAGCAACATTGATCAAACATTGTTGGGATTATATAGACGAGATTCATTTATCTAGGATTTTCAACCTTTATGTTTGTGATACATACTTGGATCTTGCTACAATTCACGATAAGTTTGATCTAGAAAGTTTGGCTAAACTTTCTGATCATACATATGAAGTTTGGAAAAGAAAATGAAAAATTATCAAGAATTATTGCAAGATGTATTGGATAACGGTGAAGAAAGAGACGATAGGACAGGCACTGGCACGATTTCCGTATTCGGTAGACAAATTCGTTTCGATCTATCAAAGGGTTTTCCGGCAGTCACTACCAAAAAATTAGCCTGGCGTTCAGTTAAATCAGAATTGCTTTGGTTTATTTCAGGCAATACAAGTGAACGCAAGCTAAGACATTATTTGCACGGAAATCCGAATGCAGAAGCATCAACTATTTGGACTGCAAATGCAGAAGCTCCTTATTGGGTCGATAAAGCAAAATTCCCTGGTGATCTAGGACGAATTTATCAAGCACAATGGAGAGATTGGCGATCAATTAAAAAGTTTGAAGTCAATGATGATAAAGTTGATGTTCAAGTGGAAAGTGTTGATCAACTTAAAAATCTGATTGATGGATTAAAAAATGATCCATATAGTAGAAGGCATATTCTTTCTGCTTGGAATCCAGGTGAGCTAGATCAAATGGCTCTTCCTCCTTGCCACGTAATGTCACAATATTACATAAGTCAAAGCGGAAAACTAAGTTGCCATATGTATCAAAGATCGGGCGATATTTTCTTGGGTGTACCATTCAATATTGCATCGTATGCTCTATTGACTCATATGTTGGCACAAGTCACCGGTTATGCTCCCGGCGAATTGGTAATGTCATTTGGCGACCTTCATATATATAAAAATCATGTAGAACAGGTTAAAGAACAATTGTCTAGGGCACCATTAGAATTACCTACATTACAGTTAAATAGTGAAGTAAAGAACTTATTTGATTTCACTATGCAAGATTTAAATCTAATTGATTATCAATCATATGGACCAATTAAGGCAAATATGGCAGTGTGATGTGAAAATTTTTCTTTGGGAGAAACCCTACTATGCAAGATATGAAATGGGTCAAGACATTTACACGTGGATAGTAGAAGATTATTTTAAAACTCCTGCAGGACAATATGTAAAAGAACATAACATTTCATTGGAAGTTAGAATAACTGAAAATGAAGAATTTTTTGATGAAGATTCTATAGATTATTTTTATGGCGCAAGCATTAATTGTTTGCGCCATTATTATGCCAAATTGTACGGGGAATTCACTGCGCATTTATTGACAGAATTTCAACTTAGATTTTGTTAAATAACATTATGATTTCGATTATTATGAATTTTATATCCGACTGGATGATGCATATTGGTATGGCAATAGGAATTATTTTGTTCCTTGTCTCAACTCTACTGTCAAACATCCCGTTCGTAAAAACATACAGTATTCCTGGCCAGTTTGCAGGAGTAATATTAATAGGTGTGTCTGCATTTTTCTTTGGCAAAGCAGATTATAAATCAGAAGTAGATAAACAAATTTCTGATTTAAAAACGCAACTTGCAAATGCTAAAGTACAATCATCTAATGTGAATACTAACATAGAAGCAGATAATGCGGAAAAAATTCAAATAATTCATGACAAAGGCCAAACAGTAATAAAATATATTCAAGCAAATAGTGATACAATGGACAAAGATTGTAAAGTTGATCAAAGTTTCATTGATGCATATAATAATGCAGCAACGGTGTATAATAAATTACCTGGAATTACTGGCAAGGATAGTGAACAATGAAGAAGGTCTTTGTATTGATATTTGGGTTAATTCTTCTTACTGGATGTAAAACAATTCCGGTAACATGGTCATTTCCTGACGCACCACCATCACTAATGAAAGATTGTAGTGATTTATCAACACTTCAGAATAATGCGAAATTAAGTGACGTAGGAAATACTACTGTCAATAATTTTGTATCATATCATGAATGCAGATTAAAAAATAAAGAATGGCGTGATTGGTATACGCAACAAAAAACAATTTATGATAAGGCAACAAAAAAATGAGTGGGCTAGAATCAATTAATACCGGGGCACATGCAAATGATGGCACTGGCGATCCAATACGTATTGCGTATCAAAAAATTAATAATAATTTTGCTACATTATCAAATTCGACCAGTAATTTAACCACAACTGTCACATCTTCTACAACAGGACAAATTGTTTATCGGTATCCGGCAAATGTTTTTACACAAGGACAATTCTATATTAGTGCTACTGATACGATTAACACCCAAACAATACAATTGACTGCCCAGGTATCATCAGATTTTGGTAATATAAAATATACTGCATACGGAACTACTATTTTGGGTACACCACTATCCAATTATGCAATGAGTATTGCAGCTGGTAATGTACAAATTATTGCAACTCCGTTAAGCAATGCTACCATTACTCACTCTGTGTCGTCACAGATTTTTTGGGCAAATAGGACATAATTAATGCGCGCATACGAATTTATTTCTGAATCTATTAGTGATATTCCATCAGATGGGCACAAATTCTCTTCAGGTCAGATGGATGCAATAAGAAATGCTGTATCGACACCTGAATTAAGTATGAATAATTCATCAGGGAGTCAATATTTACAATGGCGTTTTGGTATAGCAATGGCAGGCGCCCCAGATTATCCTACTCCTCCTGTTGGACCAATGGCAGGTGATCCACTATTGTGCGCCTATTCAGATGTCGAATTGGAAATTATCAATAAGGCATCAAAAGCAGTTGGAGCAAATCATGTTAAAAAATTGTCAGATAACAGAAGTTCTGAATTATCAAACACGAATAAAACTTCCCCAATAAAACCTTTTAAAGGTTATCCAAAAAAATAACCAAAATTGAAAAAAAATATTTGTTGCCTGTTTTTAGGTTGTAAATATTTTAATGATTGACATTAACAAACTTTTCGACTCTTTAAAAATTCGTATGTATTATGAATACCTAATTAACCGGCATTCTTATGCGGAAACTGAAAGTCCGTACCACAAAGATATTACTGCACAGGTAGTAGAAACATATATTGATCCGCTATCATTGCCCAAAGATGCCGTGATTATTGATGTGGGCCCGGGCCCGGGGTATTTCTTTGATGAAATGGTAGAAAAACGCAAATATACAAACGTGCTTGGTATCACAATCAATGAAGAAGAAATAGAAGAAGCCAAGAAAAAAGGTTATGAATATCGTCAATATGATATGTCATTCCTTCCTCAAAAAGATGGATTCACTGATGAGTCAGTGGATTTTATTTTTGCTAGACATGTATTAGAGCATTCTCCTTTTCCCATGATTACATTATTTGAATATAATAGGCTATTGAAACAGGGATCAAAGATGTATCTTGAATTTCCTGCGCCCGATTGTGAACGAATGCATGAATACAATTTAAATCACTATAGTATTCTTGGCCACAATCAATGGGCGGCATTATTAAATAGAGCAGGATTTGAAATTGATTTTTTTAATATTCTTGATTTTGATATTAAGGATACAACAAAAACAGATGAAGAAGGAAATATAAGTAAAGAAAAATTCTATACTGTCATGGTTACAAAAACAAGACCATTAGACATTCATTGATTTTAAAGGGGGATTTTCCCCCTTTATTTTTGGATAGTCTTCTGATAAATAATCAAAAGGAAATAAAAGCCATGGCCGCATGGGGCAACTCATACATTTATACCGCAACCACAGGTAGTCAATTATCAGCACAAATGCAAACAAATAAAGTTTGCATTGCAACTTCCACTGCTATTTTAGTTAACGTAGGAAATGCTAGTGTCACTGCAAATGCAGCTTCTGGAACAGGAATAATTATTCCGGGAAATTCAGAAGAAAGAAGTTTTTATGTCGGAATAGGAAACTATGTTGCATATACAGATGTTTCGGGAACTACTCCGCAAAAATTTTCCATTACTGAGGTAGGAATCTAATGGTCTGGGGAAATTCATACGTTTATACAGCCAACACATCGGTTGCCACCTCAGTTGCTATTCAAACAAACAAGTTGAGAATATCATCTACTGTTCCTATCCTTGTCATAACAGGAGGGATGGAAGAAGCAACAAATATTAATACAAATGGAAGATTAATTCCTGCAGGAAAAACTAATAGAAGTTTTTATGTGGGACAAGGTAATTATGTATCATTTGTAGCACTTAGTGGCACCGGATATGTAAGTTTTACTGAACTGGGCGGCCCTGATTTAAGTATGCCATTTAACGAACATTTATTTTCTTCTTTAACATTTAATAATCCTGGCAATAGTGGATATGTTGCACTTATACTTTAAGGAATAATTAATGCGAATTAGTGATATTTTGAGAAATTATGCAGATATGTTAGACGCTACAGAGTACCGAGAAGAACAGGGAATTGATGTGTCAGTTGATACAACTGTTAAAAATGTATGTGAACCAGACGACTTGTATGTTCCTCCACTACAACAAAAATTGGAACCATTGAAAAAGGCAGTCGGAGTTGAAAATATGTATGATGATGGCAATGATGAATGCTATGATTCAACATCAATCGATGATTTAAAAAAGAATGCAGGCATTGTAATTACTGACGAAATGAGTTCTGACGGCTCAATAGAAAGTTAATATATGTCGCCGTCATTTATTCAAAAATTTAATACAACTAGAATTAATCATGATGGATCAAATGGAGATATTTCCACTTGGTTTACGGGTGATGAAGATAGGTTGTGGTATGATCATGATACAAATACTATTAGAGTTGGAACAGGACTAGCATTGACTAGATTACTGTTCGTATCTGCAAATAGCACAGCACCCACAGGAACAGTTATTACCGGATCAGTGGATTATATATCGGCGACATAATATGGCAGGACAATTACCAGATTTTATTAAAAAACCACATGTTTTTACAGAGTTTAAAAACAGATTAGAATTAGATGATTTTATGAAATGTGCAGACCAAAAGACAGGTTATAAACATTTTATGAATAATTTTTTCATGATTCAACATTCCACCAAAGGTTCAATTCAATTTGTTCCTAGAGAATATCAAGTTGATTACATGGATATTTGTCACAACTATAATCGTGTGATCAGCCTCCAGAGTCGTCAGATGGGCAAATCTACGGTAGCAGCTGGATATTTACTATGGTACGCAATGTTTGTTCCTGATTCTACTATTCTTGTTGCTGCTCACGTATTTAAAGGTGCTGGCGAAATTATGCAGAGAGTAAGATTTGCATATGAAAACTGTCCGATGCATATCAAAGCAGGTGTAACCGCATATAACAAAGGTTCAATTGAATTTGATAATGGGTCAAGAATTGTATCATCTGCTACAACAGAAACGACTGGACGTGGTATGTCTATTTCATTGCTATACGCAGACGAATTTGCATTCGTGCGAAAATCAATTTCATCCGCATTCCTATCATCAATTGCTCCTACTCTAGCGACTGGCGGCCGAGCAATTTTTACTTCTACCCCAAATTCAGATGAAGATGATTTTGCAAGATTGTGGAAGGATGCCAATAAAACCCTAGACGAATTCGGCAATACAACTGATATCGGTGTTAATGGTTATAAGGCATACAAAGCACTGTGGTTTAAAAATCCGGAATATGATAAAACCTGGGAAGCTAAAATGTTTGCTGAATTGGGTGAAGAAAAATTCAACCGAGAAATTAAATGCGAATTTATTTCAGTGGAAGAAACGCTAATCAACGCAAATTATTTGAAAGATTTAAAAGGAATTGAACCAGAAACAAAGCATGGACAAGTTCGTTGGTATAGGCAACCTGTAAAAGGAGGAGTATATACCATATCATTAGATCCTGCTGTGGGAACCGGCGGAGACAACGCAGCTATTCAAATATTTGAAGCAAATACCACTACCCAAATAGGCGAATGGAGTCATAATAAAACGACTATCCCTGATCAGGTAAAACTCATCCAGCAAATTGCACAGTATATTGCGGATATTACAAATGAACCAAACAATATTTATTATTCAGTGGAGAACAATGGCGTGGGTGAAGCTGCATTAGTTTCATTAAATGAATTGGGTGAACATAGCATCAAGGGCATTTTTATGAGTGAAACAGGCAGAAAAAGAAAAGGATTTACAACTGTAAACAAATCAAAAATTCAAGCCTGTACTAAATTTAAATCATTGGTTGAAAAAAATAAACTGACTATTAATAGTATTCCATTAGTAAGTGAATTGAAGAATTTCGTTGCGTCTGGAAGTGGTTATGCCGCGAAAACAGGTGAAAAAGATGATCTTGTCATGTCAACTTTATTAGCCGTGAGAATGTTTCAACAACTTGCTGATTTTGATGTTACTTTAGAAAGACAAATCAGAGATCACGCTGAAATTATCCAACCTTATCCATTTTTTGCTGTGTTTGGTTAGCCGAATTTAAGACGGTATTCTATATCCAATTTATCATTCGTAATAATGAGTGAAGTTTTCCATGGCCCATCCCGGTTTTCTGCTTTACTAATTTCTACGTGTTCTAAGTTTTTGACACACCAATTCCATTCGTCTATGTTATTGAAATAATGACCATCCAAAAAATATTGATATGTTGCATTGGTTGAATTTCCCCAAAACATCGCCGGCCCATCTTCTCGATGTATTAGTCCGGATTCTTTCATGTAGGTCCAATTATTATATTTTCCATTGATTTTAAGCAGTTCTTCGGTAGAAATAGATTTCATAATTATCCAATAATGTAATTTGCTTGAATTTATAGCAGTTAAATATCTTCATGTCAAACGCATTCTTGGAAGATTATTATACTCGCCTGCACCTTTGGTCAACATTAAAAGAAAATTTAAAAGGTAAATCAACTGAAGAAATATGTATAGAAGTGGACAAATTTTGGCAACAAGCACCGTTGCTGAATCATTATTTGCATCCTGCTGATGTTCAAGAGTGGCCTAATCCATGGCAATTGTTATCAGATAATGATTATTGTGAATATGCCCGCGGATTAGGAATGGTATATACTTTGTTGTTGTTGGACATTAATAACATTGACTTTGTTCAAGTTTTAGACGAAAATAACGAAGATAAAGTAATAGTTGTAGTTGATCAATATGTCATGAATTGGCATCCGAATTCAGTAATTTCTGCCAAAAAAGAAACATTTAAAATAGGTAGTTTTCTGGATATAACAGAACTAGAAAAGAAAATAGGAAAAGAATGATTAAAACGATTTTGAAAAGAGATGGAACCAAAGAGCCTTTTAGTTCCGAAAAGTTAAATGGTTGGGGTGAATGGGCAGCAGCAAAACTAGGCAGAGAAGTAAATTGGCCGGAAGCAGTATTGCATGTAGTGAGTACCATGCCAGAAGAATGTACTTCAGAGAATCTCCAAAATGCGCTAATTGATTTCTGTTTGGCAAAAAGTTCCTGGTCATATAATCGTATGGCAGGTAGATTATATGCAGCACTTATTAACAAGAAACTATACAATGGTGTAAAACCAACTGTAAAGAAATTGCACGAAACTCTTTTCAACAACGGAATGATGGTAAAGCTGAATTATTCTGATGCGGAATATGATCAGGTAGAAAAAATTATCAATCATAAGCTTGATTTAAATGCAACTCATTACGAATTGCATCAGATTAGATTTAAGTATGCCTTACGCAATAAAAAAACGTCAGAAGAATTCGAAACTCAACAATTTGTATATATGCGCATGGCAATGGCACTCGCCGAAAATGAACCCACTGCTGAAAGGATGACGCATCTTAAAAAATGGTATGATCATCTATCACACAAGAGAATTAATCCTCCCACTCCCAATTTCACAAACCTGGGAACCAAGCATAATGGATATGCATCTTGTTGCTTATACACAACAAATGACACTGCTCCTAGTTTAGCTGCAGGCGATCATATTGCATACATGATGACAGTTATGAGCGCAGGCATTGGCTCACATATCAAAACCAGAAGCTTGGGTGATGAAATTCGTTCTGGACTTATTCAACATCAAGGCAAACTTCCCTATTATCGATCTATGGTCGGTGCGATTGGTGCAAATCTTCAAAATGGTCGTGGTGGCGCCTCTACAGTTTATTATACCGCATACGATCCCGAAATTGATGTAATTGCAAAACTAAAAAATCCAATGACTCCTTTAGCAAAACAAATTCGAGGGTGTGACTACAATTTTGGCAGTAACAAGTTTTTTGCTAGAAAAGCTGCAAAGAATGAAGAAATTGGATTGTTTAGTTTTCTGGATGCGCCTGAAGTGTATGAAGCACAATATTCAAAAGATGATAAAGAATTTGAACGTCTTTACAATATTGCAGTGCAAGAAGGTCGAATTAACAAGTTTGTAAATGCAAGAGAAATTCTATTATCTGCTCTCAATGAAGGATATGAAACAGGTCGTCATTATCTACATTTCTCTGACACTATTAATAAGCATACACCTTTCAAAGACAAGATTTATTCTTCCAACCTCTGCTTATCAGGTGATACTGAAGTCGAAATTAAAACGGAAAATAACCAAATCGAGCGTATAACTATGGAGGAATTAGATCAACGAATTGCACAACATCAAAATATACAGGTAAAATCTTATAATATTGATGCTGGAAATGTGGAATTTAAAAATGTCACCGCATCTGCAAAAACTGGAACAAATAGAAAAGTGATGAAAATCACAGATTCAAAGACAGGCAAATCCATTGTGTGTACGCCAGAACACATGGTTTATACATCCAATAGAGGATATGTAGAAGCAAAAAATCTAGTAGAAACTGATATTTTAGTTATTAATTGAATTTCGTCGCAATAAATTTCTGTATTGAAGATAAATAAATCTATACAGAAATTTATTGCAATGAATTATAAAAAAATATACTATCAACTATGTGAATATGCTACTATATGTTCTCCTAGAGAACGGTTAATGAAAAGAAATAAGATGGATGTAAGATTGCAATCAAATGTGATATATACTGAGCGTCACCATGTAATACCAAGGCATAGTGGGGGTTCTGATAACCCCCACAATTTAGTTGAATTATTACCAGAAGAACATTTATTGGCACATTTATTGCGTTATAAAGCATATAACAGTAATAATGATTTCATTGCAGCTAGATTCATTATTAATGGATATATGAATAAAGCAAATATATTGGATGTTGATATATCGGTTTTCACAAATAAATCACTATTAAAATGTATTGGATTATACAAGAATATGATTGTTGAATATAGAAAAATACATGGATGGCAAACAGATGATGGTAGAAAAAGAATTTCTGATGCACGAAAAGGAAAATTTCCATGTGTCGATGCAAAAACAGGAGAAAGTGTTGGCAGCCATGATAGAAATCATCCCAACATATTATCTGGAATGTGGGTGCACCATTCTAAAGGAAAAGCTTCAGTAATCGATATTCATACTGGTGAAAAATTATATTTACCCGTTTCACAAATATCCCAAAATAAAACGCAGTATATATACAGCGCAAAAACAGATCAAGCTGGAACAAAAAATAACAATTTTAAACCATTAACCACTGACATGAAAAAACGAGTATTTAATTGTGTATCACATTCAATAATGGATGAACGCTATTTCTCAGTCAATCAATTCAGTGAATTAATCAAAAAAGAGTTCACTGAATTTAAAAAAATATCAGTTGCATGGATAAAAAATAGATTTGGAAGTTTCGATGCCATGTTGAACGAATATAATAGCCAGAACAACACTGATATACAATACATCCCATATTATAGATCAACGGCACAACGAGAAAAGTTGAAGAACATCTCATCACAGCAATGTTGGATAACAGATGGAACAGAATTACGTAGAATTCTCAAAAGTGATTTAGAAAATCAACTTAAATTAAATCCCGCCTTTAGGCGTGGTAAAACTATAAAGAAAGAAATTTAATGATAACAATTGAATATTTAGACGATTGTATAGATGTATATGATATCACCGTAGCTGACAATCATAATTTTTTTGCCAATGATATTTTGGTTCATAATTGCGCAGAAGTTACAATTCCTACTGCAGGTTTTAGGTCAGTTGAGGAACTATATAAACCATATGAAGAAGGTTCGGGTGAAATAGGGCTGTGTTCTCTTGCTGGTATCATTGTGGCAAACATTGAAAATGATGAACAATATGCAGAAGCCGCATATTATGCATTGAAAATGATTGATGTGTGCATTCATAAAAGTAGCTATGTATTCAAGAGCCTAGAAGAAACTGCGAAAGCGCGAATGAGTGCTGGTGTAGGTGTATTGGGACTTGCACATTTAATGGCAAAAAAGAATGTAAAATTCTCCAGTCAATCCGGCAGAGATTTCATTCATGAAACATTTGAAACCCATTATTGGCATCTGGTTAACGCTTCGCTGAAGCTCGGCAAAGAATTAGGAAATGCTCCTTGGATGCACAAAACACTTTGGCCCGAAGGATGGTTACCGATTGATACGTATGAAACAAAAATCAATGAATTGGTAACTACACCGAACAAAAGAGATTGGGAAACTCTCCGACAACAAATTATTAATAATGGGGGAATCAGAAATTCTGTCTTAGCAGCACATATGCCAGGAGAGAGTTCAACTATTGCCGCAGGAACAACAAATGGCGTTTATCCTATTCGAGATTTCGACCTAGTAAAAACGAATGACACTATGGTAATTAATTATGCTGTTCCTGAATCGGAGAAATTAAAAAACAAATATGAAGTAGTTTGGGACATTGATTCGCAGGATTTAATTAAATGTTATGCTATAATGCAAAAATGGACCGATCAAGCTATTAGTTTAGACTTGTATCGTAAGGTCCAAGGCGCAGAAAAAGTAGGTACGAAAGAAATGATTGATATTTATTTGAGTCTTGTAAAATATGGTTGCAAGACACGTTATTATATCAACAGTTTGACTGCCAAGGGAGTTGTTAATGAGCAACCTGAAGCAATTGAAGAAGATATTCTACTTGAGGTAGATGCATACTGTGAGAGTTGCGCACTTTAAGGAAATACATATGAAAGAAAAAATTTTCAATACAGGAAAATCGGATTATAATAATACCGAGCTATTGCTCGGTAGTGATCCCGGTTTATTCGATACAATACACAAAAAATATCCTAAAATTTGGTCTTTATATAAAGAAATGAAGTCATTGGATTGGTTCGAAAATAGATAAATAGGATATGACTAAAAATTTAAAAACATGTCCTTTAACTAAAACAGAGTTGTCAAATGCGTACAATGAATGCAAATATTCAACATCTGCATTACCCAAGTACATAAAAGAGCATTTTGATTTGGACTTGTCGAGAACACAAGTGGAACGTTTTTTAAAAAATTATAACTTGAATAAATCTTTCCACGAAAAAAAAATGATTGACTGTAATTATGACAGGGCAGGATTAGAACAAGCCCTGAGGGAGTGTGATTTTAATGTTGTAAAATTTGTTCAGCGAGAAAATTCACCGTCGGTTACCTGGGCAAAAGTCATGACTTGGATCAATGTTTTTAAATTGGATAAATCAAGTGTGGTTAAACGAACACTTAGGCGCCCATGTCCCATGTCTAAAAACGATTTTGTTTCATTGGTGTATGAATGTGGTTTCAATAAATTTGAAATTACTAGAAGATTTTTAAAATATTATGATTATAGACCATGCATTGTTAGGTTTTTTCATTCTTTTGAATTGGAATTTTATAAATTAAAAAAAGAATTTTTGGACATCATTGAAAATGCAGACAAAGAATTTATTGTAAAAACTCTGGAAAGTGTTGATTATGATTTATCGGAAGCAGCAAATTTATTGAATTTTCCTTCAACTGGAGTAATAAGAAATATTTTCAATGATAACAAAATCAATAGTTTTTCTTTATTGCATGAAAATAGAAAATTGTTTGATGAAATGACTTTAGGTAAAATATCAGATATTTTAGAAATTCCAGTTTGTCACGTAAAAGAATATAGAATTCTAAGTGGTATTGAACTAAATGAAAACGTATACTTGAATAGTACTGGCGAAATAGAAGTACTAGATTTTATTCGCAGTCTAGGATTTCCATCTGCATCCAAAAAAAGATATTTGGATGAAAATGATAAAAAATTTGAAATTGATATAGTAATAGAAGAAAAAGGTTGCGGATTTGAATTTAACGGGGATTATTGGCATTCTACGTTCAAACAGTTAGATAAAAATTATCACTCAGCGAAGATCAAAAATGCAAAATATCACGGAATAGAATTATTTCATATTTTTGAGCATGAATGGAATTTAAAGAAAGATATCGTAAAATCAAATATTAAACACAAATTGGGAAAAACTGGAAATAAAGTATTTGCAAGGAAATTGACTATATGTCATAATATTTCATCTTCTGAGGAAAAGGAATTCTTGACGAAAAATCATATTCAAGGATATGTAAATTCTTCGGTAAAAATTGGGTTAAGAGACAATGATAATAAATTAATGATGTTGTTAACCCTCGGGAAGCCTAGATTTGATCGAAATGTTGATTGGGAAATATACAGAGTATCGACACAGTTGAATACTGTAGTAATAGGTGGACTAAGTAAACTATTAGATGAATTTAAACGAAAATTTAATCCAAAAACCATAATGACTTATGTGGATTTGCGCTATGGATCTGGTAATAGTTATGAACTCTGCGGTTTTGTTTTAGATAAAATAACCAAACCTAGCTATTTCTATGTAAAAGGAGACGTTATATTATCTCGCTATCAAGCACAAAAACATAAAATATTAAAAATGTTTCCTGATACCGATAAAACACTGACCGAAACTGAAATAATGGCGACCAATCGCTACAATAAAATATATGATGCAGGAAATGCAAAATTAATATTTTTGAAAAATTGATTAATACGAAAGAATTTATTAATGAAAGAAAAAATTTTCAATACAGGAAAATCGGATTATAATAATACCGAGCTATTGCTCGGTAGTGATCCCGGTTTATTCGATACTATACACAAAAAATACCCTAAAATTTGGTCTTTATATAAAGAAATGAAGTCATTGGATTGGAGCGAAGATGAATTCAAATTTGGCCAATGTAATGCTGATTTCAAAACATGTCCAAAAGAAGTGGCAGATATGATGATTCGTACTCTTGTGTGGCAATGGGAAGCAGATTCGGTTGCAAGTAGATCAATTATTACTGTTCTGGCACCATTCATCTCATCTAGTGAACTATGGGCTTGTTGGCAAAGAATTTCAGATAATGAAGTCGTTCATGCAGCAACTTATTCCGAAATTGTAAGAATGTCATTTGATAATCCAAATGAAGTGCTAGGTGAAGTGCTAGAAATGAAAGAAACACTAGAACGGTTAGATTCTGTATCTACAGTTTTTGGCAATACGTATGAACTTGCACATAAATATGCACTAGGTCAAGTAGAAAATGATCAAGAACTATATAACCAAGTATATTTGATGATTTGTACTCTTTTGATGCTTGAACGAATTCAATTCATGGCATCATTTGCAGTTACATTTACTATTTGTGGTTCTGGACTTTTTCAAGCAATTGGTAAGGCAGTACAAAAGATTGCGCAAGATGAATTGGAAGTTCACTGTGAACTAGACAAAGAAGTTATTAGAACAGAACGTAAAACCTCTAGAGGAAAAATGGCACATGATCAATTGCTTCCTCAACTTAATTTGATTTTTGAAGAAATTGTTAATTCTGAATGCACTTGGGTCGACCATCTATTTTCAGATGGTAGAACATTAGTAGGCGCCAATGCAGATTTGATTAAACAATGGGTTCTATATAATGCAAAGAATGTTTCTGATTTCTTGGGATTAGAAACTCAATATAAATTTCCAAGACATAATCCAATGCCTACTATGGAAAAATGGTTAAATCTGAATAAACAGCAAGCAGCACCACAGGAAGAAACACTCGTGCAATACAAAGCAAATATTATTGTTGATGATGCAGGTGATTCTGAATTTGAAGTAGATTTCTAAAAGGATATAAAAATGGAAGAAGAAAGAGCAGAATTCTCTATAGAGAAGACAAAAAACATTATTAAACAAGTAGAAGAAGATACATTCAAACAACAAATTGGTCTTGTTCGAAATATTGCGCAAAAGTTGGGATCAATTGAAGAAAAGAATAACTGTATGAAAGTTAGGTTTTTGGATTGGTTGTCATCAAAACTTAAGGCATGGGCAGAAAAATTAGATGATTATTCATATTCTATCACCACACCATGTGCAGTAAAATTACCCGAAAAGAAAGCCGACACCAAATGGTATTCGGGTTTCACCAGAGCCAATAGAAAAGGTACCACAACCGAATCAGGTGAACAAATGCAATCAATTGTTGAACGTTTATCCAAGATGGAAAAATAAGTATCGACAATGAGAATCGACGAAATTGAAATAATTCCTAATCAAAATTTTAGTCAAACGACATTGCAAAATTATTTGAATTTGACATCGTGTGTGCACACAGGTGATATGTTTTCGTATGATAATAGGTTGCATGTCAATTACATTAATAATGGAAAAGAATTTTTATTGATTTTGTCTGATGAATATGAAAAAGCTGTCGCATATGCAGGTTTTGAAATTATTTCTGATAAAATTTTACAAGCAAAAAATGTTGCAGTATTTTCCCCGTATACTGGAGAGAATTTAGCAGCAAAAATGTACAAATTTGTAAAAGAACAAATGCATAAAAGTATTCAGAGCGATAATAGGCAAACAATTTCTGGCAAAAAACTTTGGTTAGATGGATTAGAAAAAGAAGGATTAAATCCTTGTGTATATGATACGATGACACATGATATTATAGATCGCAATGTATATCCTGAAAAATTCAATGAATTGATAAATGTGATGTATGATTCATCAGATGAACGTTCACGGAATTATATTTGGGTAATGGAAAAAAATGATAATTATCCTTCGCAAAATATATTGACGGAAACAAAATTATTGTTATCGATCAAAACATGGTGGCGTTGTGAATTTTAAATGGAGAAAAATTAATGAAAGTAGAAGTATGGTCACGCGATAATTGTGCATTTTGTGTATATGCCAAGAAATTACTAGAATCAAAAAACATTGAATACACTGAAAAAAAGATTGGCGACGGATATTCAAGAGAAGACTTGCTTGAGATTCTTCCGGAAGCAAAAACATTGCCACAAATTTTTATCGACGGAGAAGCTATTGGTGGTTATGACCAATTAGTGAAAAGAGTATGATACATAAAAAATCTAAACCAGACATGAATGCAAAAAAACAAACATCTTGGACTCTTAATCCGATGTTTAATATTAAATTTGTTACACGGTATGACTACACACTCGAAGAATTCAAAGAATATGAAAGATTGTGGAAAGAAGAAAATGGCACATCCAAACAAGGTTAGGGTAGAAAAAATTCCTTCACGCAGAAAAGTATTTTTTTGTGATATTGAAGATATGTCACCTAAAAAGGCCCTCTTAGAATTAAAGCGAATTATGAAAGAAAAAAGGAAATACAATTGAGTTATAATATAGGAACAATTTATTCGATCAAGATCAATTCAGGTGAAGAATTGATTGCAAGAGTTGCAGACGAATCAGAAACTACACTAACAATCACCAATCCAGTATCAGTTGCACCTGGCCCCCAAGGACTAGGATTAATTCCGACTTTTTTCACAAGTGAAGCAAAGTCAGTAACTTTGTACAAAACATCTATCGCTCTGGTAGCAGAATCTGAGGATTCAGTGCAAGCTAAATATATTGAAGCAACAGGTGGAATTATTGTACCATCAAAGAAACTAATCCTAGGGTAATTAAATGTCAAATAAATTGAGTAGAAAAGGGGATGCAACTGCTGCTCAAGGTAAAATTTTAAAAGGGTCTTCTACTGTTTTTGCAAACAACAAGGCAGTCGGTGTTCATAAAAGTGATATTACTCCGCATCCCGGAGGTGGCCCACACAACAAATCCAAAACAACTGAAGGTAGTCCTACTGTTTTTGCAGATGGACTACCTGTTTTGCGTGTGGGATCAGGAACAACATGCGGACACAAAATAGTTGAAGGAAGTGATGACATACAAGTTGATTAATTATGGCAGATAGTGTAATTCAAACGCCGCTGGGAATAAATTCATTGGGATACCTGCTCGCCAATTCAGGTTTTCAAATAAATTCAACTACTCAACAAAAAATTGGTACAAGTAAGAACAATAGTTCATATATTCCAGGAACATTAATAACCTCTACTGCATTGAATGCGTTGACATTTGCAATCAATGACGGATATGTTAGAGGAATCTTGAATTCTAATGCAACTTTATCAAATACAACATACAATGCGTTGATTTCTATTGGTGCAAATTCTATTCCGGCTTTAGGAAATTCAATGTCACCGGGATACATTTTTTCAGACCCAATCGGTGATTGGAGTGCGTTTGGATATCCTGCAACAACGGGATATAGTATTACTGGATCAACAGGCCAAGGACAAAATGCGGCTTGGAATCCATACAATTTGACAAATGCTGACCCAAGTATTACACAATGGGGATATTTAAGATTGCATGCCTTGCAAGGATGGAATGAATTTAATTGGAATGGATCTTCGGTGGCACAACTATCGCCTCAATACAAAGAGTTTTGTGGATCATTCTCAACTGTAGATAGTTTTATCAATGCTACAAATGCATCGATCTTAACCGCTACAAATGCGCAAACTTATATGACGGGTACATTTAGTAATATGAATGATTTAGTAACGTCTGACATAACAGGTGTTAGTTTATCAACATATGAATTCGGAACAGACTTAATAAATTCAGGAAAAGTAATAGACCTTTCAAGAATCGATGGATTTGGGTTACCGTCAGTTTTATTGAATACATTAGTAAAATACAGTGCAGTAAATGATGACCTTCCGATAGCGATGTTAATGTCAGGAATATCTCCGGACGATCTAACAGGAATTTTAACCACAACAAATCAATTGTATTCATCTGTTGTTGAAATCCAGCTATACAATTCATTCAAACTGATTACGGATGACAGTCTAAATACCATTCTATCTATTTTGGGTTGTACTACAAGAGGTTTAACTTCTCTTGCTGATGTGTTAGATGTAAAGAAACTATTTCCAAATAGTTACCAAACATTAACTGTTCCGGTGTACAATTCAGAATTAGGATTAGACACCAATAGCAAAACATATTATCTGATTTACACAAACCAAGGATTAAATCCAGCATTAACCTCATCTGCAATCAGAGATTATGTCGGAACTTTAGTGCCATCCGGCAATTCACCTGCTGTATCGGATTCAACTGTATATTCAGTTCCTGTAACGGGTTTTGATTCTTATTTGGTAGGAATATTACCTGCCGAACAGGCCAATGCAGCTGGCGCCCTGTCATTTTCTTTGCAACAAATTAATAATATAAATGAAGTAAATGTTCAAAATTTTGCACAGGCTGTCAAAGGAATAGAAACAGTTTCTGGATACAATGATATAGGTTTGACTTCGACGCCTACTGACAATACAGCTATACAAAATACGATTTCTAAATTAGCCTTGGGATCAGGCCCCTATGGAACATATACTGTGTCTGATATGTATGGGTGCATGTCTGGTCTGTCCTATGATTGGACATCATTGAACACATACTTAAACCAATTGTCTACTACAAAATTAAAAAATATTTACACTGAATTATTTCGTTCAATCGTGTGGGAACAAGCAACAGCGACAGTGCAATATACAACAAATGGGGACGGAACACATACTGTTACTGGAATTACCGTAACAGATTCTGGAGGAGGATATGGAAGAGGATCGGCCCCAGCGCCAATAGTAACTATTGCGGGCGGATCAGGAGCCACAGCAACTGCATATATAGGAACAGACTATTCTCAGATTGGGTCAAATTCATCCGGAACCTTTAGTAGAGTTACAAATATTGTTGTAACATCTCCTGGAACACCAAATACTACTATACCTACTGTAACTTTACAAGCACCTCCAATTGGAGATTTGCCTGTCAATTCTGACGGTAGTATTAATGTTTCAGGAACAAATACAGCAACAGGAACGGCAGCATGGCCGGCCCTAAATTCATCCGTCCAAGCCTATATTGTTCAGGCAAATGCAGAAATAGCAAATATATTAAATTCTAATTTGGCTATGTCTGCTGCATTAAACAATTTATGGAATAGTTTCGGATCTCAATTAATGATAGAACAGCGTTCACGTTTTTATGCCCTGTCTCCTGTTAGTATTCCCAAGGATAATACGATGTATCCAACAATGACAACTATTTCAAACTTTGTGAATGATTTGTCACAGTATGCAGTTGATACCAATCCTCATATGTCAGCACAGACATTAGATGCAATCGTTGATTTGTCAACTAGTGCCGGACAAAGCATCAGTGCCGTATTAAAACAATCTAGAAATAATTCAAGATTATCAGTAGCAGGTATAGGATTGTCAGACAATATTCCGAATTCTTTGTCTGACCAGGAAAAAAATGCATTATTAGTTAATGGTACATTGCCTAGCGCAGTTAATAACACTATTGGTGGTAATACAAATCCTTCATATTTTTCAACATTGCTAAATGGAGTTGAATTGGTGCCTTCAGTTACAGGAACCTATACGTTTGATCCAAATTCATTGCTTGGTACATTAATACCAACATCAAATACCGTAGATTCAACCACTACCTCTTCGGATGAATTGTCATCTGTTATTCCGACGACACTAAATCCTGATTATGTTTCTACGTTGCCCAATTCATCCTTGTCTATAGCGGATGCGATAAATCAAGTTACAACCTGTAACTGTGATTGTCAAATCAAAACTTAACAGATTAGGAATAAAATTTTATTGACGAATATATCTTGTTTTGATATGATGAGGCATCAATATCGCTTCAGATATAAAAGGAGATTAGACAATGTTTTTTGTACAGAATACGTTCACAAAGGCATATATCACAGATCAGGATGGTCTTGCTCTGGATAAGAAGAAGGCAAAAAAGTTTAACAATGAACACAGCGCATCAGCAGCAATTGATCGTTCACACAAAGAATTCGGAACAATGTTTCCATTTGAAATGGTTGGGTGAAATAAACCAATATAATACTAAAATGGGGGATTAATTTCCCCTATTTTTTTGGATAAAATTTTTTATAGAGTTTTTATGGCTTAAATACTGCTAGAAACTTAGCAGGAACTCATTAAATGTCATCAAAAATTCTTTTTATTTTAAAATTGAGAGAAGATTATTCTCACGCCCATTACGGAAATAAAAATTTATCAACTGGTTTATTCAATAGTGCAAATTTCATGAATGAAATGCTCAATGAACAAGGAATTGATTCAGTATTAGAAGTAGCGATTGATAATAATTGTATAGATAGATTAGTAAATCTTCATAAACCAACTCACGTAATCATCGAAGCACTTTGGGTGGTGCCCTCCAAATTTGATATTTTGCAGAAACTTCATCCAAATGTTACATGGATTGTAAGACTCCACAGTGAAATGCCTTTCATGGCAGGAGAAGGCATCGCTATGAATTGGGTAGGAGAATATTCTAGGTTTAGAAATGTGGTGGTAGCAGTTAACGCACCTAGAATGTATAGAGAAACAGGAATCTATCTGCAAACCTTGCATCAATGGGCCGATCATGAACTTCGTCAAAAATTAATCTATCTTCCAAATTTTTATCCAAAGGGATACAAAACTAAAAAGATTGATTACACCAAAGATGTAGTTGATGTAGGTTGTTTCGGGGCAGTTCGGCCACTAAAAAATCATTTGTTACAGGCAATTGCAGCAGTTGATTTTGCAAATAAAATTGGCAAAAAGCTCAGATTTCATATTAACGCAGGTAGAATTGAAATGCAAGGACAACCTGTATTGAACAATCTAGTGGGATTGTTCGGAAATCTCGCCGAACAAGGACACCATCTTGTAAATCATCATTGGGTTCCTCGAATCGAATTTCTAGACGTGTGTGCTGAAATGGATATCGGCATGCAATGTAATTTTAGCGAGACGTTCAATATTGTCGGCGCCGACCTAATAAGTCAAGGTGTTCCTCTTGTAGGAACGTCTGAAATTCCTTGGCAAGCCTTAGGAAGGGCAGAATGCACATCAAGCAAAGATATAACAAATAAGCTGTTGTGTGCATACAAATATCCTAGATTAAACACCACAGTGAACCAATGGTTCCTAAATAAATATTGCAATACTACTTCTCGGATTTGGGAAGATTATTTTAACGGAGATTATTAATGTCAAATCAACACAAAGTAAAAATCTGGCGCTGGGACAATGAGGTTCTGGTAGTAGATGAAATTACATTTTATGAATATGATCGCGCCCAAGAATTTGCCCTAGGTCGCCATCAAAGAACAGGGGAACAAATTAAAATTTATAATTTTTGGGATGAAATCATCCTGGAAATCGCCCCAAAAACAAATTGTGGTCCAGGATACGCATAATATCCAATTGACACGGTGTTGTTTCTTTTGTAAGAAAATACAAAGGAGATTGATACAATGTCAAAAAATGATGTTTTGTTATTAACAGCAGCAGATGAACAAAATTACCATGCATTGTGTCACGCAGTGCATGGTATCTCTTTGCACAAGCCAAATGATAGGAATCGTAAAGATAGATTGTCAATTACTGCAAAATTTGCATTGCTTTCAAAACAAGATTATTGCTGTGCCCATTGTGGAAAAGAATTTGAAGATTCGTTTCATACTATGAACTTGAAAAAGAAATCGCATAGGGTACTTCCAGAAGATGTAACAACTGAGCATGTTATTCCGTATAGGTATGGCTCAGCAGCAAATTCACATAATGTAATTCTGGTGCATGCTCACTGCAATAGGGACCGCGACACTAATTTTTCAATTGAATTAATAGAAGATCATTACGGAAAAATTGATATGACTATGATCAAGTTCATTCTGGTAGTAGAATTTTGATTAATTTCATTAAAAATATCCGAGACTCAACTGGTTGTCTCCATTGTGAAGATGGGCCCGCCATGATTATTGAGGAAAACGGAGACATCGAAGAATCATATTGGTTGCGAGGAAGAATTTTCAGTACAATTGAAGAATGGAAATGGTTCGTAAACAATCAACAAGCCGGCAAGGTTGAAATTAATCCATTCGAAATAACTTTTGTTGATGAAAAAGCAAAAGTAGAATACCAACTACGTTTTGGTTGACATGTCATTAAATTCTCAATAAAAGAAATTGATTAAGGAGATATGGCATGGCATCTACTAAGAAAATTCAGTCAGACGGAACCATTGAATGGCGGAATGAAGCGGGAGATTTACACCGAGAAAATGGGCCTGCAATTGAATGGGCAGATGGAGAAAAATGGTGGTGCAAACATGGAAAATTGCACAGAGAAAATGGACCTGCACGTGAATATGCAAATGGAACCAATTATTGGTATCTGAATGACATTCGTGTATCTGAGCAAGAACACGCCTGGCGTGTTAAACATGGTTGTATGGGATCAATTGATGCCATGCCGGAAAAATTAAAAATGGAATATCTATTGGTATTTGGTTAACATTTTTCTATAAGCATTATACAAAGATTAATAAGTTAATGGAGTTAAAAATGTTTACAGTAATTTATTTGATGTTAGGTGCTGTACTTGCGGCGCTGTTTCTTGTTGCAGGACAAATCAGCATTTCGATTGGATTGCTTATCGGAGCAGCTTTTATCATGTTGTTTTGTGCCTTTAAGGGATATTGGTGATGGATTATAATCTTTTCCTAGATGATGAGCGACTCCCAGGACATGTAACCTGGGTTGAATTGCCTTCAACAACTTGGCAGGTTGTTCGTGATTTTGACGAATTTGTCATGACCGTACAAGAATATGGTCTACCCGTGTATGTCACGTTTGATCACGATCTCGCGGATCAGATGTATGGGCATGGACTGAATGGAGATGCTATTCCTTATGAAACCTATACAGAAAAAACAGGTTATGATTGTGCAAAATGGCTTGTGCAGTATTGCATAGACAACAACCTAAAGTTTCCTGAATATCAAGTTCATTCGATGAACCCAATTGGTAAGGAAAATATCATCCAGTATATTAATTCGGCAAAAAGATCGGCAGGCATTTAATGAACACAGAAGAACTTATTACTCTCTTCCTAGAAAACAAAGGAACTCTTATTACCGAAGCATTGCTTTCTCTCGGATTTGTTTCTTCAAAAGGAGAAGCAAAGAAAATGATTGAACAAAATGCAATTAAACTTGGTTCAAAAAAGTTAACAAATGTGAATGCGAGAATTTTCAACATTGATAATAAACTTGTCATGGTAGAAAAAAATTCTAATGGAATTATTGACATTACTACAAAGTTTTGATATATTGATTTATTGGATGAGTGGCAGAGTGGTTTATTGCTGAAATCTACTAAATTTCCGAAGGCAGTGATCCTGCTTTCCGTGGGTTCGAATCCCACCTCATCCTCCGGAGATAAAAAATGAAGATTGGTGTAACAGGTACTAGGTCGGGAATGACGGATAAACAAAAACAGGAAACGACAGATGTTCTGGCTAATATTATTTCTATGGAAGGCGAGCATGAATTTCATCATGGTGATTGCGTAGGAGTTGATGTTGAACTTGCCGAAATTGCACAGAGTCTTGGGTTTAAGGTAGTTTGTCACCCGCCAATCAAACATGAACTTCGTGCATACCACGAATCTGATGTTATATTAGAACCACTATCATATTTTGCACGTAATCGAAAAATTGTAGATAATGTTGATTTTTTGATGGTAGTTCCATATCAAATGGAATGGCAACCATCGGGAGGCACATGGTATACCAGGGATTACGCAAAAAAGAAAGAAGTTACTTTTAACGAATTTTGGCCGGCTTAAAAAAGCCCGGCCATTCTTTTTAATTGGTCTAGTTGTCTATCGTATTTTGTTGCCCAACGAAATACCATATCTTTTAATCTCGTAAATAAAGAACTTACTTTACCAAAACTTTCAGATACTTCTCTTGGTTCTACAGTTAATGCCGGACTACGTTGAGAAGTAGTAATCATGGTTTTCTTAAGGCCCTCTTGAATCTCAATCAATTGAGGAGTCATATGTTTTTCCATTGCTGCCATAATTTCTTTGTATTTCGGCGTAATAGTTTCTTTTGGATCTTTTGTCATTGAAAAAACAAATGAAATCGTTTCCACGATTCTCGTGGATAATGCATCATCTGCATCAAATAAATCCGCAACATTTTCTTTAGTCTCTGACTTTACTTCTGCTTTTAGGGCTTTAATCTCTTTTTCCAGTTCCTCAATTTTAAGAAGTTTTTGTGCAAGTTTCGTGTATGTTTGGCTGTTATAACTTTGCAGTCTAGCAATAACCTTTCCATTCATATCCTCATAACTTACGTCAGGATTATCACCAATTCTATCTTCAAAAATATTAATTAATTCTCTGATACTTACCATTGTTTTAAATTCTTTCTAATCTTTTAGGATTTGTTTCTACCTGTGATCTAATCCATTCTTTTGCTACTGGATTTCTAGATGGTGTGTTTAACCAATTATTAATTTTTCTTGCAGCACGTTGGACATTATTTGCGCCACCTTCATTCTGAATGAGATAAAAATTGGGAGTAAATAAATGTTCTAATTCAGTAATACCGTGTTGTGTTTTTTTCCATGCATCTTCAATAAATTCAGGGTCTACTACACGACCAAAATCAGGACCAGGCGTCGTTGCTCTTGCTTCGGCACGTTTTAAACTTGTTTCGAGTGACACGTTTACAAAAACCATTGCAGTTTCATAACCCAATGATTCTAATCTGGTTTTGGTTTCTTTGATTCTAGTAGCATCTCTTGCAGTGCCATCAATTAACAATCCCAATTTACCATCTAAGAATAAATTTTCTTGTTTTTTGTATTGGCGATGGTAATAATCATAGTCGTTGTGTGGTTGTTTCTTGTTATAGAAATACCAGAATTTATCTAAATTCAATTCCTTTAAACCCGAACCACGAAATAGTTGATGGGCAACCGTTGTTTTTCCTGCACCCGGACTTCCTGCCATGAAAACCGCTTTAAAAATATGCGGATCATGAATACCTTCTGACAGGATAGGCATTTTGGGGTAATTGATTAGATCGATCATTTTCATGAAACTATTTATCGGAACCTGATACAATAAATATCATCATGACTACAACACCTGATTTTAGAAAACTCATCGATATCATTAATGAAGCCAAGGTTCAGCCGGGCGACGTAAAAAATATTCATTTTAAATTGAATAAGCTTGACAAGTTGGAAAAAGAAATACGGGCCCAACAGGTTAATTTGAGCCAAATGGGAACCATGAAACTTCCTCCAGAAATTCAGAAACAAATGGATGAGGTAAAAAATAAACTGGCTGAAAAGATTACTGAAATCCAAACTGCTAAAGAGGCAATGGAACAACAGTATAATTCTGATACTCGTCCAGTTAAGATGACCAATCTATTCAATGCATTGGCGAAACATTGCAAAGAAATAATCACTGTGTACAAAAATTTAAATAAGAATTTTGAATCTTATTCTCCTGGTACCAGACCAAGATTCTTGTTCAGAGGTATTCATGCAGATTCAGATGCGGTATATGGTAAACCATTTGAAAAACGTAGACCAATGACTTCAAATAGAGGTATTGCTGATGCAGTAAACGAATTGATGACAAAATCTGGTTTTAAAGCAAATCGTGAAAATGCTATGTTTACTTCTGGTGCATACAGTCAGGCATCCAGCTACGGTAACAAAGTTTATGTTATGTTTCCTGTCGATGGATTCGATTTTTCATATAGTAGAAAGGTAAGAGACCTTGTATTGGGTTCTGATGATTTTAGAAAAATCATCGACAAAGATGCACAAGATGAATTAATCGATGCGTATGAGAATGATCCGAATTTAAATAAAGACATTCGTTCAACTTTTCTAAAATCAGACTACAATATGAAAGAAGATGTAGATAAGGTTCAACAAGACATTAATTCCGGCAAATTAGATAAAAAATATCAAAAAGCGTTAGATAATTTTTTCTCAGTTGATAAATTAAAAGAGTTTCTAGATTTTACAGACGAAGATATATACAATGCCATCGTATTGCACCACGAAGTTAATATCAAAGGTGATTACTACGCAGTAAGACAAGATTTTATCCCGCAGTTAGTTGAATTTCTAAAAGAATTCGACTCGTCAAAGGTAAAACTACCTGAATCATTCGGTGAAGTTCCGGATATTTTGGATGAAAATACTTGGGTAAAAATTATTGAAGGAAAGAATTCAGGCAAAATAGGTGTTATTACCGGCGAAGATGGCGGAAAATATCAAGTATATACCAGCGGAAATGATAGCAATTATTATGTCAAACAACAACTTAACAAATTCGAATTCCCTGAAAATAAAAAACCCGCAGTATTAAAACCTAACTCGGTAGTAAAAATCATTGACAATGATAGTCCTTATTTTGGTCAAATGGGAATTATTCCTGATTATTCTACCAATCCATTTTATGCCCCTGTTAATATTTTGGGGAGCACCGAGTATCTTATTTCTACTCAGGTAGAACTTGTCGATACTACGGAAGCATTTAAGCCGGGCAAATTCGTAATTTTGAATTCAACCTACAACCTTCCTAGTAAATACAAAGGAAAATACGCAGAGATAATGTCGGATATCGGCGGAGATAATGCTGCCCGGCTGGATATTTTCGATATTTTTGGTAAAAAACTACAAGAAGATGTTCTAGAAACAGTAAATAACTTTCTTCCTACAGATAAACCAACATTCGTCAAGAAACTTCCTGGTTTTGAAAAAGGAGACAAGGTTGTTACTACATTCGGCAGTGACATTATATTAACCATCGTAGATGTAAACGAAACGCACGGGAATTTTTATTATACTGCGAAAGCCGATCAAGGTACAACTATCAATGATGTAGCAGAAGATCATTTAAAAGTCGCACCAGACCAAGACCACAAATCAGAGAAAATTAAAATAGGCGACAATATTAAAATATTGTCCGGTCCTAAGAAAAATTCATTTCAGGTTGTGTCTGCTATAGTTGAAGGTGGATATGCATTTGATAATAATGAGTTTGTAGCAAAAGAAGAAGATGTTAAAAAAGTTTTTGCTGCAAAAATGGGAGATTATATTAGAATTCCGATGGATGCTAATTTGGGTTCTGCACTGAAAGGAAAAGTCGGTAAGGTAATATGGGCATCCAATTCATCATACGATAATGATATTCAGGTTTCTGTGGTCACGGACAATAATCCAAATTATTCCACTTACACAAACAAATATGCAGTAGAACCTATTACAAAAGAAGAATATGATTATGAAACAACTAAACTTGGTTCAAAAGTAGAAATTACGGCTGATACTGAAAATAAAGGGAAAGTCGGAGAGGTAATTAACAAAGAAAAAAGTAATTCTTCATCCAGTATTGTTGTTACCGTAAAATTTGATGATGGTTCGACTGAAGATTATGAAATTTCTGAAGTCACACCATATGAATACACATTTAAAGTAGGTGACATTGTAACGCGTTCGGAAAGCGGAGATAAATTATATGTTGTTATAACAGATAAAGATGCAGAAGGTGATTATAGGATCACTGGGACTGGTGAAACTCATGATTATATATATGCAAACAGTTCTCAAATGGTATATACCGGTGAAACACTTAAACCAGAAAAAATATCAGAAAATGATCGGGTTGAATTAATCTTTGGTCCATACAAGGGACAAAAAGGAAAGGTGACATATGTACATGGAAAAAATGTATCGGTGAACCTAGATTCGAATAATAGTCATGATATGTGGGTAGGATGCGTAAAGAAAATAGAAGATAAACCAGTCGAATATAAAGAAGGCGATAATGTAAAAATTGTCGGTGAACCAGAAAAAGGTCAAACCGGCACTATTATTCAAGTGGATAAAGATGGTGACATCGAAGTTCAAATTACTTCTGGACCAAATGAAAATGAAAAATATTTTTATGAACCGAAAGATTTAACATTAATAACAGATGATTCGGTTGCCATAAACGGCGATTTTAAACCCGGTGATAAAGTAAAAATTGTTGATCAAGACAGCCTGAACGTAGGTGATACAGGAACGTTCATCGAATATCAAGAAAAAGATGGTAATCCAAAAGGAACAGTTAAACTTAAACTAGACAATGGATCCACTGTAAAAACCTATACTCATTGGATTGAAAAAGTTGGTTCTGGGTCAGAAAGTATGTCAGGCGAAAAACCATCACAAGACAATGTAAAGAATGGGCAAGAAGTAAAGATTATTTCAGTTGATGACGATGATAAGTCCAATGGCATTAAAGTTGGAATGGTTGGTAAAATTGTTAATGCTGGTCATTCATCGACGTTTTGCAATATAAAATTTAATGATCCTGATGTCAAACCAAATCACACTGGATATAACACCTTGTATTATAGCCAAATAGAATTTGTGGATCCTTCAGAAGAAAATTCATCTGAAAGTACATTAACCCCAGTAACAAGTTCCAATGCGCAAATAGGGGACATAGTTAAAGTTATTAAATTGGATGATATGGACGATACCAATAATATTAAAATTGGTGATACTGTAAAATTAACGAAATATGATCCTCCTATACATGCAGGAAAAGCTGTCTGGGAAACAATCGTAGTTGATGGCAATTGGCAGGACAACGATTGGCAATTTTATCCAGAGCAATTATCATTGATTTCAGAAGATGAAATTCCTGAACCCGATGATAAAGAGTTTGATTCACCTTTTGATTCCACTGAAGAATCTAATAGCAAATTTGAAGTAGGTCAACAAGTAGAAGTCATTGAAGTGGACGGGACAGATAAGGCTCAAGGTATTAAAGTAGGAATGACTGGTACCGTTGCAGAAGTAGATGATGAATTAATACACGTCAAATTCGATGACTCTTCAGTAAAAACTGGTTCGGCAGGAACCAATTCTATGTATGACTATCAGGTTAAGTTAATTGACCCTAAACACACGGAAGAATCTGGTACCGATTTTAAAGTTGGACAAAAAGTAGAAGTTACTTCAGTTGATTATACTGATACAAAAGCCGGAATTAAAGTGGGTATGATTGGTACAATTACTGAAATTGACGGAAACTTGTTTAGTATTAAGTTTGATGATCCGTCAGTTAAGAAAAACCCTGACGGAACAAATTATTTGTCTGATGACCAAGTCAAGTTAGTAACTTCTGCATCACCAACTAACCAACCAGTAACGGAGGTTACTGCTAAAACTGCAAAAATTGGTCAAACAGTTGAAGTGACGGACGTAGTTGAAGATGATATTGAAGTGGGCATAAGTTTAGGCATGATTGGACAAATATCAGAACTATATTCTGACACAGCATGTTATGTCGATTTTCCGAAAATTGGCAAACAACTTGTTTTGTATACACAAATAGAATATCCCGAACAACCTAATCAAGATTCACCTGAGGAACTAAAATTCAAGGAAGGTGACAAAGCTGTGATTGTTACAGGAATCGGAAAAGGTAAAACTGGAATCATTGGGAAATATATTGCAACCACGGACAAATATGAATTTACCAAAGATGATTCCGGTTTGAAATATGAGTTACCTCCTGAAAAATTAGAAAAAGTATCTGATACATCAACAGAACCAAGCGATACTAATTTAAATCCTAATAATGTTGCCCACGGAAACAAAGTGACTGCAATTACAGGTGAACATGCAGGAAAGTTGGGAGTAGTTATTGCAGCTTTTGATACAGGGTCGGCAATTGTTAAATTTGATGATGAAAATCATGATACAATGATGAAACTTAATAATCTTGAGAAAGTTAACAAAACTGCATCCTCATCAGAAAAACTTGAAAAAGGTGACTATGTAGAAATTCTAATTGGCGACTATAAGGGTCGCACAGGTATGGTGTTAAAGAAAGTAGGTACAGGACCATATTATAAAATTGTACTAGATGACGGAAAAACCTCACAATATTCAAAAAATGAGTTGAAACTCACATCAAAATTTAAGAATCCAAATTCGTTAGATGAGGATCAGGAAAATTCTGAATTAGATTCAATTATTAGTTCATTAGAACAAAAAGGCAAGCAACTAGGATATTTGACATACGCAATGATTGATCAAGCATTGGGTGAATATGCTGATACTATGTCACGAGAACAAATCAACAACCTTGTTAAACAATTAGAAAACAAAGGCATCACTCTAAAACCATTTTGACCCAAAATGTTTGACAAACAAATGACATAAGTGTAATCGTCTAGAAAGGAGATCGCATTTATGTCATTTGATAAGTTGTTGGGTAGTTTTTTGGGTTTAGCGATCGGAGATGCCGTCGGAACAACACTGGAATTTAAGGTTCGTGATTCATATGTCCATCTGACAGATATGGTTGGTGGAGGACCATTCAATCTTCCAGTCGGATATTGGACTGACGATACTAGTATGGCAATCTGTCTTGCTAAAAGTCTGATTCATGCTCCGAAATTGAACAAATATGATCTCCTAAACAGATTTTTTGATTGGTACGCAGATGGAGTAAACTCGTCCACTGGAAAATGTTTCGATATCGGCAATGGTACTCTAAATGCATTGTTAGATTATAACAACACACTGCAAGTAGAACACAATCACGAAAATTACGTGTCTGGTAATGGATCAATCATGCGACTTGCTCCTGCATTTATTGCCAATTCGAATAATTTACGACAAGCAATTTACATTGCACAAGAACAAAGTAAAACTACCCATTCATCTAGAATTTGCTTAGATGCATGTGATCTCCTGACAAGAATTTTATTCAATTGCCTGAAATTTAACGATAAGAACAAAATTCTTGATGACATTGATCGCACTCCATACACACATGAAATTCAACACATTTTTAATAATTTGCATGTCACTAGGCATGAAGTGGAATCTTCTGGCTATGTGGTTCATACGTTGCATGCAGCAATTTGGTGTGTTTTACAAACATATTCATTTAAAGAAGCAGTATTGCTGGCAGCAAATTTGGGAGATGATGCTGATACAGTAGCAGCCGTGACAGGACAGATTGCGGGAACTTTATACGGAGCAAATAGTTTCCCTGAAGAATGGAAAGAAAAAATTCTTGACCATGATCGTTTCATCCAACTTACGGAGGCCCTAATTGAAACTAAATAAAATCATTTTTCTAGACATCGATGGCCCTGTAATCAGCACCTCAGCGAATGCTTTTGTGTCATACTATCGCACTGATTGCGTTCCTGAAGCCATTGCAAACTTAAATTTAATTTGTGAATTATCCGGAGCAAAAATAGTTGCAAATTCAACCCACAATTATAGTTTGTCACCGACCGGATCACTTAAAACTGACCTGATCAGGTTTGGAATTAAGCCGGAATACATCCACAAAAATTGGAGAACCGTATTCCCCAGAATCGATTATACTAAATTCAATTGTTCATTGCGTGGCATCGGACGACAAATTGCGATTGACCGATGGCTAAGTGATTTTGGATATGCAGAATGGGTTTGTTTTGATGATAGAAAATTTACATTTTCTAAAAATTTAATTCATATTGCTGCTGGCCAAGGAATTACTGATAATCATGCATTAGATGCACTCGATATTTTAATGGAAGATGAATATTGGGAAAATTAATGGTTATTAATTTTCTTGACTAAAAATTTATAGGTATTAATATTAGTTAAATTTTAAGGATATTTTACATGGTATGGGGTGACGAAGTTGAAACAATGATCGGAAAAGTATTCACATCTGTTTCTCGAAATGGAAACGATGAAATTATTTTCGAGAATGCCAAAGAACAATATAAATTATACCATGCCCAGGATTGTTGTGAATCTGTTTTCATCGATTCTGTGTACGGCGATCTATCTGATTTGGAGAATACTCCGATTATTCTAGCAGATGAATCATATATTCAAGATCGTCCTGCAGGAGATCAAGAATATGAACCCGAATCATATACATGGTCTTTTTACAGGTTTGGTACCGAGAAAGGTTATGTTGATATTAAATTTTACGGAACATCAAACGGGTATTATAATGAAACGGCCCGATTAGAAAAGCGAGAAAAACAATGAGTGTATATGATGAATACACTGTTAAGGTAGTAACTCATGGCAGAAATAAAGGACATCAGGTCTGGTATTTAAATGGAAAACTTCATTGCAGTAATGGTCCTGCCATTATATACGCAGATGGATCCACTCAATATTATATTGATGGTCAACTACACAGAGAAGATGGCCCGGCAATTGAATGGGCTTCAGGTATAAAACGTTGGTTTTTACAGGATGTTGAATATTCGGAAGAAGATTTCAACAACCATACAAACCCTGCGCAGGAATTAACTCTCGGTGAAATCGAGAAATTGTTAGGACATCCTGTAAAAATTATAAAGGAATATAATTAATGAACTATGAGCAACTAAAAAAAGATTTCAATTCTATTCGCAGGACGCAAGATGATACCGTTTGTGACATTATTGATGAAGCTGAAAATTATATTGACCATCTAGAAAAAACACTTGACGAACAAGCTCCCTTCCTAGACAAGTATAATCAGTTTCTGGCATATTTTGATCAACTGGAAGCATCACAAGATCCACTTACAAAACAAGATATGTTGGATCAAATTGACAAAATTCTCGGAGTAAAATAATCAATGAAATTTGGTAAAATTTTTTGCGCTGTTGCACTTGTGGCATCGCTGGCAAATCCTGTATATGCAGGACGGTACGGAGGAAGTTCATATAGTAGTTCGTCATCCGGTTACAGAAGTTCATCCAGCTATGGGTCATCCGGATATCGATCTTCTCCAGTAACATCTAGTTACCGAAGTTCAAATTATGGGTATGGATCATCTTCGACCAATACTTCGGGATCACGATCAGCCAATTATGGCTATCAGCCACAAAAATCAAATTATACTCCAAAATCAACTTACACCTCTCCAAAACGTGATAATAATTATGGTTATAATTATCAACGTTCGCAAGGATCCAATTTGACCCGAAATACCAATAATTATGGATCATCCAATTCAGGATACAGACAAACCGAAGTTTATCATCATTATGTGCAAAGTCCATTCGGTGGAACTTTTAGTAATCCTTGGTTCTGGATGTGGGCAATGGATAGAAATCATACCCAAACTGTAGTTCAGCAACCGGTGGTTGTGTCAGCACCGCAACAAAATTCTGGTCAAATTATCCCGCAACAAGATCAAACATTTCAACAAGCGCCTGCGCAACAATATCAGGTGCAGGATAATGGTCCGGGATTCTTTGGATATATTTGGTATTTCGTGTTGATCATTGTGCAACTTATTGCATTAGCAGCATTTTTCTACGCATGCTGGTGGCTAGTAAAACGGTTCATTGTTCCCGTTTTTCGTCGTTGATTTCATATAAAAATTAAAGGTTGACAATGAGTGGTTTAAGATGTATATCGATTGCAACGTTCACTGATGACATTTATCCCGGTGATTGGATAACATATGACGAAAAATTTGGGGTAGTTGAGTATGATCCCGAATTTGAAGATTCGTTAAAATGTAACCAAAGGTCCGTACGAGAAATCATCACACGTTCATTAGGACCTGTTAATATCATCGAAAGGTAAACGAATGGAACTTCCTGAATTGAATACTATGCTTACTTTTTTCTGTGACAAGGTACATACATCAGAACAAAAAGAGCGACTTGGCACGGGGCTTACATATCTACACCATCTGGATTCTGGCATTTGGGACAAAGGAATTATTTATAAGTATGCTGCCCCTGCGTTGACACGTTTCATACAGAATAATTTCCACAACGAAGTTCCAGTAGAAGATATGGTGGATTTTCTGATTGAAGAAATCACGTATGAACTGGATCCCTCATCGACCACTATCCAAACTATTTTAGAATCCGGTCGAAAATTGGTATATAATCCGCTTTTTGGTATCGATGAAGAGGCCAATTTCCTGACAGAAGTGTTGCTTTCAGCGGCAATGAGATCAAACTCATTTTTTGAAAAAATTACTGCCGAATAAGTAGGTCATAAATATTGCATATATTAAGGAAAATGTATGCAATATTATTATCTAGCAAAAACCGGTCAACGATTTAGTCAAGCAGAATGGATGGAACTTCAACGCACGGGTGAATCTGTTTCATTGCTTGCGAAATATGGTCCGGCTTATACACAGGAAGCATGGATTAAACACCACGGAACAGTGGGCGTCCATCCCTCAGCATCTCGTTCAAAATCAAATAAAAAGAAGGTAAAGTAGGTTGACAATCATGTCCAAAATCTTTACTAGAAAAAACTCAAATAAAAAGGAATTGGACATGAATCACAAAATGTATTGCATTTATGCTATGGAATCAGTTAAAAAGATGAATGGTAATAGGGGAAAATTGGCTAGCCAAGCCGGTCATGCATACCTTCATTCATTTTGGGACGCGCTCGGATATAAATGGAAAGGCGATGAAACTATTCATATTTTTCATCAGGCTGTAAACTACCAAAATTCTGACCATGCGTATAAGATCACGTTAGTTGTTGATACTGTAGAACAACTCAAAGAAATCCAAGAAAAATATGTCGGTGTATGTGGCAACAGTCTCGTAACTGATGCGGCGTTCACCGTGTTCAATGAACCAACTACGGTTTGTTTAGGCATTGGTCCGATTTCAGAAGAAAACATCGGTGAAGACCTAAAATCCCTTAAACTTTTCCTTTAAGGAATACTGCATGTTTGCTGAAATTGTGCGTCCGTTTTCGGAAAAAATTAAAAATGGTAGGACTCTTCGTGATATTACAGATCATATGGTGTCCGAAGTCAATGAACTATATGAAGAAATTGACAAGATTGATGCCGGTGAAGAACCCGGAAAAGATGGCGTTGTAGGCGAGGCAATTGACGTGATTGCATGCGCCCTTGATGCTATTTTCGTTCATTCACCTAATATTGACATTAAAACTCTTGAAGATATCCTTCAATCAAAATGCGAAAAATGGGCTCGCAGGTATGCGGAAAATGTCCATGGAGATCGCACAATTGATTAAGGAGATATGGCATGGCATC